GTTAGGCAAAGGCAAGGCAAATTGGTTAGGCAAAGGCAAGGCAAATTGGTTAGGCAAAGGCAAGGCAAATTGGTTAGGCAAAGGCAAGGCAAAGTCGGAGTGGATCGGATCGGCTGATTCGTATATCTTACGATACATGATGAAAACTTTGCGATTTTTTGAATCTGATATCGTAATACTCAAGATAGGATCGGCTCGCGCAATGATGAAAAAAAATTGAACTCAGAGTTCAAGTCTGAATTCAATCTCGAATTTTCTTTGTAGTTTCATGTAGAATAACTCTGAGTATTCAATTACTTCTGACATTTCTCTGTTGATACTTTTTAGTTCACTGAGATAGTTCATTGTTTGTTTAACTATTGATTCGTTTTCTTTGTTTATCATTTTTATCAACTCACAGTGTTCACAAAAAAAAGAAGAGATTGTTGTGTTTTCAGTTGTTTTCTTATGATGCACTTTGAGTGCGCACTTTTATGAATATGTAGCGTTGTTTTCGCGCTTGTCTTCTGTAGTAGTCTATTTTGACTAATAGCTTGTTCTCTTTTGTGAGCTTACTGAGAAGTTCACTTGTGATGTACTTCTCAAGTAGCTTCGCAGTGTACTCTTCGAATGTTTCGCACGTTTCAGCGAGAGTTGAATCGTAGAGTTCAACTGATAGTGCGTATAGCTTGTTTCTAATTTTGTCACAATACGCACTGCCACACGTACGATACATTTTCTGTATCACTTGCGCTGTCATCTGAGAGTTCAACTGCATTGTGTTCACGTAGAGTTCAACTTTTTCGTTTGCAATTTTCTGTGAGAAGTCTAGCTTGTTCTCTGCGTTGACATCTTCAGTTTCATAGTAGTATGCACTTGAAGTTGCACTGTCAAATGTCTTGTCGTCTAACTGCACGTTGACATAGCTTCTGAAACTTTTGTTGTCAATAGCGCGTGTACTCTTAGCGAGTTCATCAGAAGTTTTCTTTTGAGATAACACTTTTACGTCACGCACTTTTACATCAGCAGTTGCACTTTTCGTATTATTTTCTGTTGTTTTTGTTTCTGTTTTAATTGCATCTTTAGTTGCACTATCGAGTACAACTTTCGATGCACTAGAGTGCAACTCAGCAATTAACTGCTTAGTTGCACTTTTTGTTGCTTTTTTGCTTGTCATGTTTTCACGCGAGAAGCTCTATGTAAAAAGTCGCTTATAAAGATTATGGGACGCTTCGAAGAATTTCGAACTATGTTGATTTCATGTATATTTGTTCGAAGAGATTCGAATCTTGAGTTGTACGATACATATTGCACGTTGTTTTTCAATATGCAGTATAGATTTTGATGTATATATAAAGTTTATATAGTTTTAATGTAAATGATGTAATGCGCGCTATTGCAGAGATTGTTGAATTTATATTGTTCATGCAATATAGATAACATTGTGAGTTGAACTTCGAACATGATATATTAATACATGATACATGAGTCGTAAGAGTTAAGATGCATGTCGCAAGACTTAAGATAGACGATAGAGACAGAGTCTTGAATCGCAAGACTCAAGATACGAGGTGGCCGTATCTCTGATATCTTAAGAAACAAGATACGGTACGAAAAATCTTGGTTATAGAAAAAATACAAAATCCTACACTCATATCTTATAATCTGAACCAAAAACTTTATATACAAGCAATTATATATATGTATATAAGGTGATTCCACTTGCCTATTTGCATCTACTGTGGAGAATCCTTCACTCCAAGACATAATCCAACCCGCACAATTTGTTATAACCCAGAATGTAAAAAAAGACAGCTTCAATTAATAAATAAAAGATATTATGAAAAAAATAAAGAACATTATCATAAATATAGCAAAGAATATTGGAGAAATAATTATGATATTATCAAGAAAAAAATTAGAAATTATCGTATTAATCTTCGGCACGAAGTCTTTCAACATTATTCTCCAGAATTAAAATGTCAATGTTGCGGTGAATCTCATTTTGAATTTCTTACACTAGACCACATTCATGGAAACGGACATTTGGAACAGAAAGAACATAAAAAAGATATGATTCTATGGGTTAAACAACATAATTATCCAGAAGGTTATCAAGTTTTATGTATGAACTGTAATTTTTCAAAGCGAACATATGATAAGCAATTCTGCCCCGTTCATCATCCCGAACTTTATGCATCCTGAGATGAAATTCATCATAACATCTTTTATGGTACCAAAAACTTTATAAGCTCCTCTGATACGTATCTACGTAGGTACGCACAATGTTATTAATACCCACAATAATATTCGGAATAACCGACTTCTTCATGCTACTCTGTCTCTATAAAGCTTTCACCCAGAAAAAATTGCCCCAAAGCTTCAAATTTGCCTGGCTCAGTGCAACCCTGTTCAGTTTAGTTCTCACCGCGGCGGTGGCTACATTATGAACTGTCCACATTGTCATCATACACATGTCGTGAAAGTGGGCTTCAAAAAATTGGCATCTGGTAGCACGAAACAACGTTGGCAATGTATGAACTGCGGAAAATACTTCATGTCTTCTTTACAGCCCGAAACCATTGTAAAAACTTCTACAAACCCAAACTTGAATGATTTATAATCCAAAAGCTTTATATACTTCGTTTCACTATTATATTATTGCTATTTTTAAATGGTAACTGATAATTGGGAAGATAAATGTTGCCGATGTGAAGGCGACTCCCAAATAAATTTGTATCCTGGCAAACGAGCATGTCACCTTACTTGCGGCCCTTGTTCTTACCCCGATAGCTGGGAGCGATGCCAATCCTGCGAACTTGTTGGTCACTGTCAATATGCAGTGAATTTTTTGAAAAAACTTAAAGTTAAAAAAGGCTGCTATTTCATTCAACAGCTTACGGGCGAAGAATCATTATATCATATTCTAAATTTTGTAAATAATCAATATATCAAAAATGAAGAGGCTTATCTTAAAAATCTGAAAAAAATAAATCAGAAAAGTTCTTGTTTTCATAAATAGGTCAAGGTCTTTAAAGTGGTGATTAAGTGACTCTATTAGAATTGTTCTTATTTTCAACTTTTATTATTTCAACCTTAATTATAATAATTCTTTTCCTTCTTATTAGAATTTTACATATGCTTCACAAGCTTAATAAAAATTTATACCGTATATGGGCGTTGTTAAAGAAGATAGTCGTGACAGTGGCGGTCGTTTCTGTCAAGATTGATGCAGCAAGTTATGACCACGAAGATACCGTAAATATTTCTGGTAACGTAAGTATTGATGGAACACCTCAATCTGGCGAAGCAGTCGGACTCGTTGTGACGGATTCGGCTGGAACCCCTTTCCCGTTGTCTGACGCCACAACGGATGCAGACGGAAATTTCATGGCTGCGTGGATTATTCCGCCTGAAGTTGCTCCTGGCGTTTGTACCGTAACTGCAACCGCTCTTGGCATGACTGCTACCACGACCTTCACATTTCACGTCCATATATGCAGACATCATATTCATAAACATTAAATGGTCAACTCTCAGGTTTTGACAAAGCTTTCGAAGCTTTGTTGCGAAAATTGCATTCATTCTGAAGAGTGCAATGCAAATGTCTCATTTTTAAATTGTGAAATATATAATTTGATAAACCAAATTTTAACGGGTAGCATATAAAATGAATTTTAAATTTTTACCAAGTTTCCATGATATCGGAATTAGTTAAGTGAAAAATAATGCCTGCAGCCAAACTCTATGATTCTAACATGGTTCTTATCCAAAACATTATTATACAAGATGTGACAAAAAAAACAGTTTCTCGAAATATAGTCCATGACCTTGCAACGATAAATCAGGATATAGTTCAAAATATGGGAAGAAAGTTACCGGTTTATGTTTTTAAAGGAATAAATTATAATGCTACAAGTGATGTTTTACGAAGTTTACCTGGTTCAACTGGATATTTTGAGTTTCAATCAGAAGCCTTTAATGTTCCTTTGACTCAAATTTATTTTGAGAAAATTGATTTTAAAGACAAAGGAGAAAGACCTGTAGAGAGAGAATTTATATTAAACGCCATAAGTTTTGAAACTGAAGCCACACTTACAGGTATAGTTTATGTAATTGATGGAATCAGAGCTATTGTTGGAAGATTTGCTCCTATAAATGAACAGTATGCAACTGGCTACGTTTTTGTAGATGGTGCAAACGTTGGTACATTCACATTCCCAACAAACAGCGGAAGTGTTTTTTGCAATTCAACAAATGTGGGTAACTATTATAATTTGAACTTTTAGGTGAAATAAAAATGAGCATAGACATAAGCAGGGCAAAAATGCAATATGAAATGTTGACTTCAGCTAATGTTTGGGGCTCAGGCTCCGATATGTTTTCAACAACAGATATTTGGGGTGGTCCCCCACCTATCTGGTCCAGCCAAGTAATCCGCAATGTTTCACGCAACTTGACAGGATCAAGTGAAGCATTATTTGCGGCTGCGCTGCTTTTAGATAATGGTCCAAATATGGGCAGTGGCGATGCTGTTGATTTATATTTGCAATCACAAAATAGTCCCACTTCTCATACCTTTTCTTTTAATCCTTTGGTTAATAAAAATTATCATCGAGCTGTGCATGTTGCCGAGTTTGACCTTAATAATAATTGCGGCGTAGATGACCCTCCATATGGTGATGCACAAAGCTCTGTAAGTGTTGATATTGAAGCCGGTATGAGCAATTATTCTAATTGGTGTGCTTTATTTATTGGTCAAGGATTAGGATATCTTGGTAAAAAACCATTTAGACAAGCAATAACTATATTGGATAGTTTTGACACCATAGGACTATTAATGCGCAGTGCCACCAGCGCTCCAGACTCTTACATAGATATGATTGCCCATGATAATGCTGCGGGATCATCAGCATCAATGCTAAGAGTTTTGAGTTCTGGTTCAGCTAGTGAAAATTTTGCAATAAGAAAAAATGGCCAAACAGAGATTAGGGGTGCTGGAGTATTAAAAGTTCTTACAACTTCAAGCGACATTGCTATTGCAACAACTGTTACACCTGGAACCACCGCTGGAGCTTTTGCAATATATAATGCGGGTGTAGCATATGGAAGATTCATAATATCTTATGATGGTACATTTGGTTGGAGTTCTGGAACTACCAACTTTGATACGCATCTTTGGAGAGGATCCAGTGGAAGTTTAGCAACAGATAGTGATGTTATTTCAGCTGGAGACATAGGATTTAAAGGTCATCATCGTTCATATAGTAATTCCCAAGGAATAACTACAAGCACTTACGTTTTTACGGGCGCATCATCAGGAGAATGGTTGACCTTTCAAGATGGACTTCTAATAAGTATTTCATATTAATAAAAGGTGAAACTAGATTAAGCACAGCACGCGCTCTTGATAAGCTTCGCCAAGCAGGTTTAAGCGCCGGCAATTCTCGCAGAGTCGGCCAACTTTGCGTTAATATGTGGTGGCTGAATCGAGATGGTTGAGCGATGCCTGAGTAAACGGGTGCGTCTAGAAGTTTCACTACCTTAGAGAAACAGAGTAAGGCAACATGGATATGTTGAGCCTGAACGAATTCAGCGCATCATATCCGGCTGAAAGAGGCTCTGCTCTAGAAAGGTGATGAAATGACCATAAAATCACCGATTGAATGGTACTTTGAAAAGTATTGTTCACGGTGTAAAAACAGACCATGTGAAAAGAAAACTACCGGAGGAATCTATACTACATCTGTAGATTATTCTGGTAAAGTTTTCTGCGCTCTAGCAGCGCTGATGCTCCTAGAGCTTGATAGACCTGCGTTGAAGGAGTTTGCTAAGAAATGAGTGCTACAATAAATTTACCGAAAATCTACTATACACGAGTTCCGACCAGACAGTATAATCCACAACTGGAAGCAAGCTACATTGTTGGTAGACGAATCATCATTCCAGGATCATCAGGATTTACATATGATACATATACATTGACCTTTGATGCAAGTTTGATAAAATTCGGAATTCATATGAGTTCATTTAATGATGGTGATTTTTGGAACTTAAGTGGTTCAGATTTTGTAACATGCGAAAATATTTATACAAAAACTGTCCCCGAAAGTTTCGTGCTTGAAATCGGTAAATTTATTGCATCCGGAAGCAATTTGATTTTTACTTTCTTTAACACTGGAAGCAACGCAAAAACAGTTTGGGCAGATTATTATTTTATAAGATAAAGGAGGCAAGAAAAATGAACAAAATATTGATTGCAATATTTATTGCATCTTGGTTATTACTATCAGTAGCTTTTGTTACTGCTGTTGTTAATAAACCAAATTATTCAATATATGATGTTAATCATGATGGAATTGTCAATGTGTTTGACCTGCGCACAGTTGCAGCATATTTTAATCAAACATGTCCGCCTGCTCCTGTAGAATACGATTTCAACAGTAACAATGAAATTGATATTGGTGATTTATCAATTTTATCTTTTCATTTTAGTTGAGTTTGGAGAAATGAAATGACAATATTAAGGGTGCAAGGCAACGCAAATGGGCATGGTCTTACTACTCCAGTAAGCGTAACTATGTCTTCACCACCTCAAAATGGGAATTTTTTGGTTGCAACTATAGGAATCGCATCTGCAGTGACCATGAGAACTGTAAGTAGTGTTACTCAAACTAATGTACTATGGACTAAACAAAATTCTAAAATACTTGACGTTTCAGAAAGAGTGGATGTTGAAATATGGGCTGGAATAGTTTCTGCAAATGCTTCTAACAGCATTAGTGTTGCCTATACAGGCAATCCTGATTTGGGCGGAGTAATTAATGTTTGTGAATATTCAGGAATAGCGACATCCAGTTTTCTTGACAAAGTTGCCAGTGGCAGCGGAGCAGGACCAACATTATTAAGCGGAACTACAAGTGTTACTTCTAAAGCAGATGAGCTTTGGATAGGTACCATAGTACAAGGAACTACAATTTTGTCAACTGCTCAAAGTAATCCAACAAACGGGTTTACTTTGCTTGACGGTACCATAACTGATGGAAAAATGTCAAATGGTTATTGCGAAAAAATAGTGTCAACAACTGGAACGGCATCTGTTGGAACCACTGGTCAATCATTCCTAAATTATGTCGGCTGTATTGCAACTTTTCTTCCTCCAATTTATATACCATTAGACATTAATGGTCTGGGAACCATAAAGTTTTAAATATATAATTTGATGTGAAAATATGTCAGAAAGTTATGTTCAAGTACCAACTGATGCAGCGGGAAAAAGATTAAGAACATGGCTCAGCGGCAGCACAGCTCATGCTGAAGCCGTGGTTTTAACTATTGCTGATGCTTCTGGGTCATATATCGATCCCAGAGCAGTTGGTATCACCGGTTCAACTCTGTTGAGTGCGCAACTGCAGATAACTGGTTCAACAATTAATCTTCCTATAACTCTTGATACTGGCAGCGCCTCATTGTTGCGTTGGGGTGTTTATAAAGAGCCTAGATGGATAGAAGGTTCGGGTTCATCTGTAACACCTATTACTACAACGGGTACACAAGTTTGGACTGGAAGTGTTACTGCAGGCAAGACTGGTTCAATATATGGCTATTATTGTATATCTCCTGTTTATTGCGCATTCAATTTAATGTCTGGATCTGCCATTCATAAAAGAATATTTTCTGAGTCATCAACCACAATAATTCCATTTACCTTTGAATCTAGAGTACCAATACATACTTTTGTAGGTCCTCTTTCTCTTCGTGTAATGGTAACTGGCGCCGCTTCTTCTCAATGGGTAAGTGTGGCTGTTCTTTACGGAGAAACTCCTTAAGGAGTGATATAAAATGAGTGAAGAAAATGCGATAAGCAAAATACTTTATTTAGCAGGTGGAAATGTCAATACCAGCAACTTGCTGAAAAACGGAGGATTTGAAGCTGGAAGTTTAAGTGGATGGGAATCAAATGGAGCATCAATTATTACTTCACCCGTTCTTGTAGATAGGTACTCTGCAAATTTGGATCCGGGAGTATATATATATCAATATACTGAGCCATTAAAAGCATCGGAAGTTATTCTTAGTTTTTGGGCTCAATCAATATCTGAAAGTGGAAGTCAAACTCTTATTGGCGCAGGATTCAAATTAAGCGATGAAACCACAGATACTTTAAATGATATTACTGTTTCGGGTTCAGCATGGACATTTTATGAATATAGAGGAACCAGTTCGTTAGATATTAAATTTATAATGATTTATGCCAGTATAGCCAATACTGCTCCAATTTATATTGATGAAGTACACTGTACACGAGTTGTTCAACAGGTTACATTAGTACCGGAATCAACATTTAAATCTGTACCTATTGCAGTTACAAGCACTGCGAATTCATTATCATCAGTAATTACAGGTGTTGCTAATAAACATTTAAAAATTTATAGTATTGTTTATAACAGCAGTGGTTCCGGCACTCAATGGATGGCTTGGTACAGTTCTGGAAGCGGACTTGATTATTCAATGTTGAGTGGAGAAATGCCTTTTGATAGAAACGAAGGTTACACAATAAGTGTAAACCCACCATCAATTCTGTTTAAAACTGCAGTTACCGGAAGCACGCTTTACTTAAGTTCTTCAGCAGCAGCTAAACATGGTGGTTTTATAAGTTACTGGGATGATGATTCAACTTAAGCAGGATGAAATATGGCTATTTTGATTTTTAGACCCTCTGCTGATACTGCAACAAAAAAATTGCGCCCATTTTATAATATTGCCCATTATATGATAATGAGTGATGCTGATGATACCACTTGGTGTGATGCTTTCTTTGGAGTAAATGGAACTTACACAGATATTTATGAATGTGAAGACTCAGTAAATACAAGGTTTCCAGTAAACAGTGTTACTATAAAAATAAGGGCAAAAAAAGTATTGTATTATGGAAGTCTGAAAAGTAATACTATAAAATATGGTATAATAACTTGGGGAAATTGGTATTTTACCAGTCAAACTTTAACAACAAGCATACAAGAATTTAGTTCTATTTATGTAGTAAATCCAACTACGGGACAACCTTGGACATGGAATGAAATAAATTCACTACAATTAAGAATTGAACTCGTTGATTCAACAGATGGAGAAACATATGAAACTTATGGATGGGCTTCTGATATATGGATTGAAGTTGATTGTATCACTCATAGGCGCACAAAAATGAAATTAGGTAGATAATATGCCTGGAGCAATTGCAAAACAATTTTGGATGAGCGGAGTTTGGGGCGGAGCCGCTGAAACAATAACTCAGCAGGATCAAATATTAAAATTAACTCCAAGACTACAAAGGTTCGCCGATGAAAATTTAAAGATACTTCCACGCTTCACAAAATATGATGAAAAATTAATTAAAATTTACCCGAAATTTTTATCTTTCAAAGATTTGAATTCAAAGGTGTTGCCTAAATATTTGAGTCAGATGGATCAAATTGTAAAAATTTTAGGTAGGTATATGCAATATAAAGATGAATTGATTAAAATTAATCCGCAATTTTTGTCTCAAATGGATAAAGTTGTAAAAACTTTACCAAAGTTCACGCAATCTGTTGATATCAATGTAAAAGTATTGCCTAAACTGTTGTTAAATTTGGATGAATTAATAAAGATGTTGCCAAGATTTAAAGAAAATAAAGATGAAATTTTCAAGGTTTTGCCCGCATTCATAATTATTGCAGATAATATTATAAAAATGATGCCAAAATTTATGAAATCTTCAGATATTCAAATTAAAAATTTACCAAGATTTTCAAATCAGATGGATCGCCTAATAACATGTATAGCACGAATGGGAGCTTTCTATGATTATAAAGAGGAAATCATTAAAGTTTCGCCCAGATTTTTACAAAGTTTTGACCAATTAATTTCCATGAAAGTCCTGTTTCAAAATTATCGAGATGTGGCTATTAAAGTAACTCCAAAATTTGTAGGATATAAAGATTTAAACATTAAAAGCGTTCCAAGACTTCTTGATTTTGTTGATTATAATGTTAAAGTTGCGCCCAGATTAAGCGCATATACTGATGAGCTTTTTAAACTTTTGGTTTTGTTTTCAACTCAAAAAGAAGAAATAATCAAGGTTTTGCCCAAATTTGCTTCTTATCAACATCAAATATTGAAAATTCTTCCCAAACTTCAGGTCAACAGCGATTTCTTATTTAAAGTTTACCCTAAAATATCATCATATTATGATAAATTGCTAATTTTGATGCCTTTATTTCAAAAATATTCCGAAGAAATAATAAGAACATATCCAAGGTTGACCTCATATTTGGATTTGGCCTTTACAACTTTGGGAAGGTTTTCAAATCTTAAAGATGAAACAATCAGATTTTTGCCGCAGTTTACAGCAACTTTTGAAAAATTCATAGATGTTTTACCAAGAATGCTGGTAAACAAAGATTTAGTAATAAAATCCATGCCAAAGCTGATGAAATATTCGGATCAATTTATAACAATAACACCCAAATTAAGTATTTATATAAATTATACGGAACAATTATTCCAAGTATTTTCAAAAACAACGGGACTTCTTGCAGCAATGTTTTACTCTATAAATCTTGGTTCAAATGAAAGCTTCATGCTTGACCAAGGAGGGATTGCTTTATAGAAGCATTAGATAAGGATCTCTTATTGACTTTATTGGATCCCGTCAATTTTGTAGAATCCTTCATTAAACTTGAATCTCCCGATGGAATGATTCCATGGATTATGGATCCTTACCAGAAGCATCTCATTCGGGATACTTCAAGAAACAGAGCAATCAACAAATCAAAGAAAACTGGAATCAGCACAACCATTGCCGGCGAAGCAATCTATAAATCGTTTACAAATCCCGGTCGACAAATTATATTGGTATCTACGGGACAGCGCATTGCCGAAGAACTTCTTGGAAAATGGTATGATATGCTTGCCACGTTTCCATTAACTTTACAGCCGCATTTAAAAGAACACAACCGTCAGGCCGCTACGCTACCGAATGGCGCACGTATTATGTCATTGCCATCGAGCGAGCCTGGAAACATTCGAGGCTTCGGAATGAGAGGTCCAGAAACGGATGTTTATGTTGATGAGTACGCGCATGTTGCCAATGATAGAGAATTGTGGATTGTTGTGCGAGACTTCCAGATAATTGGCGGCCACATTACGTTAAACAGCACTCCAAAGGGGAAGCGTGGACGATATTACGAAATTACGGAACCTCTACAGGTTGTTTACAGAGGGTTGGGCCAAAAATTCGACACAACATGGAGTTATCATGAAATTATTTATTGGCAATGTCCGCGTCTAGCTAATCAGGAAAAGTTCCTCAGAGAAGGAATGACGGATATTGATTTTAAACAAGAATACTGCGCCGAATTCATTGATGAATCATTATCATTCTTTCCTTATGAATTGATATGGAATAATCAAAAAATCAAAGAATTTATATCAAGCGGATATAAAACGAAGAATCCGATTTATTTTGGAATTGATTTTGGTAAAACTACGTCCGAAACAATAGTTTATGTAGTTGAAGAAACGGCTCCTGAAACTTTTAAAACATTATATATTGAAGAAATGGCGGGAGTAAACTATGATGAGCAGGCTGATATTATCAGAATGCTTTATCTTGAATTTAATCCAATTGCTGTGAAAATAGACGCCAGTGGACCAGGAGGTCAAACCATGCAGGATATCTTAAGCAATGAAAAATACTGTGGAAGCTATGTTATTCAGGGGTTTGACCTCACTTCCACAGTAAAGGAGAATATCATCATTAGATTAAGAATGCTCATGCAGAGAACTAAAGTGGGCTTGCCCCATAAGGATATGGGCTCTATAGCTGAGAAACTTGAGCTGCAACTGCATGGCATTCAGAGAACTTCAACTAAAATGGGTTTGCACACGCGCTACAGTGGGAAAGAAGAGGCTGGGATGGATGATATGGTCTGGGCGCTTGCGCTTGCAGTTTATAAAGAATTTACGTTTGAATTTGATCCTATGATAGTTCAGGTTTCTGACCCAACTTTAGATAAACTTGCAAGTGATAAACAAAAACAGGAGATTGAAATGAGCGTGGTAACATGGTAGACAACGTGGATTTTAGCATTCAATGCAATATGTGTTGGGACAGCAGCGGCAGTTCGATATATATTGATACGCATATTGGAGAACTTGTCTGCAAAAAATGTGGACTTGTGCTTGAGAATTTTATTTGGTTGGATGACGAAATTTATGCAAGGTAAACCGGGAAGACCGCAGAAATATCCTAATGGTTCTATAAAATTCTTAGTTCCAGCTCCGCCCAGATGTATATGCGGTTCGGATGAATACACGTTTACATATCTTGAAAATCAGGGAATTGTGCGTGCAAGATGCATGAAATGCCGCTATGATAGGTATTTTAATCCGGTTTCGCAGAGATGGGGCCCCAAAAAGTAATTGGTCAAGTTTTGGTGACAAATATGGCGCATTTAACGGGTTCAGGGGAGCTTCCTGCAATATTATTCGTGGATGGAATTCAAGCTTCAAAAACTTATGGAGTTCCAATTAGAAAAAGCGATGGAGGATGCCCACATTGTCATGGTCCTGTGGATACAGTGTTAGCATTTAATCCAACAGATTCATATTGGTATTTGGCACCGTGTCCAATATGTATGAATTTCATCAGGTATTATGATAATAGTGGAAATTTAGCGGATTTTGCAATTGTGAAAACTACAAAAACAACTCCGCTTGATGTTGATGAAGATATTCCTGGACAATATGGGCCAGGATATTAAAAATTATGGAGGATGATGAAAAATGGTTACATGCCAAAGATGCGGAAGGACTTCTATAGAAACATATGATACAAAATATTCGACAAAGGTTATACCATATCCCGGAGCGACTTATGTTACGTGGTGCTGTGATTGTTTATTGAAAAGTCCTTGTTATTCAAATGAGCGTTGATAAATGAATTATAATTTAGAGAAATCACCTGAAACAACAATCATTATTGAATTTGCTAAAGAACTTCATCCTAAAAATATCTTTGAAGCGGGATGCAACTACGGGCGAGAGCTTTGGTATCTTCAAGGGCTTGCGCCTCTTTATGGTATCGACAGCGATGAAGATAAAATCAACTTTGCTAAAACATATGTTGATGGAACATTTAAAGTTGCAGATGCTACGTCAATACCATATAAAGATAATAAATTTGAATTGGTATATTCATCGGGAGTGCTTGCACATAGTCCACCTGAAAAAGCCAAAGATATCATGTATGAACTCTACAGCGTTTCAAGTAAATATATATTGCTGGTGGAATACATAGGATCGCATTTAAGCCGCACAAGTGTTGGTAACTGTAAACAGAATACATGGATTCATGATTATAATAAATTGGTGTCAACATTGGATGTTGTAGTTAAATATAATGAAAAAGTCTTTTTTGGTTCAGATTGTTTTCAAGTTATGCTTTTAAAAAAGGAAATTCCAAAAGTTGAAAAATTTATTCAAATTGAAAAAATTCCGCAGGAGCGGAAATTTGAAATTAAAATAGGAAAATTTAGGGTTGGTTTTTAAAAATGCCATATAATAGAGGAACTCTCGATGCCTACAGAGAGATTAGATGTAGAAATTTAAAAGTTGTAACAGGTTCTTCAAGTTCTGGAAGTGCAACTGTAACAGGCACTTTAACTGTTATCGGAACTATAAGTGGTTCCAACTATCAAGGAATCAGCGCAACAGGTTTAGGTGACATGCTTAAATCCGATTATGCTACCAGCGGCAGCAAAGTTGTTGACCATGCTGTTGATACAGATTATTTCTCGGGATTAAATTTAACGACTGTTAGAACTCACAGCCCAGCTTCTCATGGTCCCACACATACTTCTGGAAGCACTGATGCAGTTTCAATTTATAAAAATCAAATTATAGATATCAACAATGCTTTAAGCATAACTGGTTCGGGAACTTCAAGCATAAGCGGCAGCTTGATTGTGACTGGAAGCATCAGCGGCAGTTCATTGTTAGGAACTATTTCTAAAAGTCAAATAACAGATTTCTCAAATTACAGTCTCACAATTCCTCAGCTTGTTGTAACTGGTTCTGCAGTTTCATATATAACTGGCGCAGGATTAGTTGTAACAGGATACATTACAGGCGCTGATTATTATGGTCCTGCAATGCATATTCAAACTGGCAGCGCCACCACATTTGCTCGAAGGATTGTGAATATTACAAATGCCGGTGGCATGATAATTCAAATGACAGATGACGGTGCAAATGATAGAATTAATCTATCATTACAGTCAACTGGAAGTGGTGGAGGCGGTGGAAGTTTTGCAAATTATGTATCATCTTCATATGTTTATGGTCAAACGGCTCTTGTTGGGGACGACAACACAATGCTTGCAAGAGCAGACCATGTTCACGGCACTCCAGGTTTATATGAATTGGTTCCAACAGACGTTTCTGGTTCTTCGGCAGCTGGAACTTCAACATCTGGAAGTCATGGAGACCATTATCACAGAGGAGTTCTGAGTTTAGCAAATTCAGGTTCATCGGCACTTTACAGCAGAATATATCTAACTGGTAGTCCACCAAACATAGTGGTTACACAATCTGGACAGGTAATACAAACTGCATTATCATCGGCATTGTCTGGTCTAACAAATATTTATGCGACAAACGTTTCGGGAAGCATGATTTCTGGAAGCACTTTCAGCGGCTCAACTGCCGTAATAACCAATGCGTATGTTACGAATTTGAGCGGTAGCGGAACTGTAAGCGGAAGCACACTTCGTGGCAGCAATGCTTTTGTAACGACTTTAACAGCTACAAATATCACAGGTAGCCTATTTTCAGGTTCAAATGCTGCAATTACAAATATAAATTCATCTTACATAACTGGTAGTACAATTTCTGGTAGCACTTATATAGGTAACAGTGCTATATTTACAACTCTTACAGCAACAACTTATTCAGGATTACCTTCAACAACAATTGTAACTCCAGCTTCTTTCATAGTTTATAGTGGATCAGATGGTCTTTACTATACTACAAGCGGAAGTACAGGACAGGTGGCTTACAGTGGTTCAAGCGCAACAATTGCTATACAAACTGCTTTGAGTAAATTAGTATCTAATGGTGGATTAGCATTTCTCAAAAATGGAATTTATTACACAAATGCTACATTATCTATTTCTGGTTCAAAAATACACTTATGTGGAGAAGGTATCGGAAGCGAAATATATCTATTAAATAATTCTAATTGTAATGTGATTAATATAACTGGTTCTGGAGTAATACAATGCAAATTAAACAATTTCCAAATTTATGGAAACAAATCCAACCAAAGTGGAACAAGCTATGCTATTTATATTAATACTCCTTATGTAGCTTATGATAGTATGCATGTAATAGAAGATATAGATATAAATGAACCACTAACTGATGGAATACATATTAGTGGAGATACAAGAGCATCTTTGCTTTCAAGAATTCATGTTAATGCTTCAGGACAACATTCTTTCAGTTTGGGTGGAAGTGATGATATTATTATTGGATGTATTGCTGAAGCTGCTATATATAATGGATTTAATGTATTTAATAGTGATGGACATTATATAGGATGTAAAGCGTTTGGTTGCGGAATAGGTGGTGGTACATATTCCGGTTTTTATATAGGACAGGCTACGGGTGTTAGATATACAGATTGCGAAGCTCAAGATAATAAACAAGCTGGGTGGTTATGTGAAAATAGTCTTGCCACAACACAAACACTTGTAAATTGTGTAGCAGAAAATAATGGTAGAACTGGAAGTGGTATTCAAGATGGTGTTAGTTTATGGACAGGATCAAAAATTAGTATTATAGGCGGATTATATTATGATACTGGAGTTGCTACACAAACAAGAGGAATACGAATTTGGGGTGGTACAGATTCAGCTTTGGTAACAGGTGTTCAAGTTTATGGTAATATCACAGCTCAAATAACAAATACATCAACTGCTGCTGCTACAAACAAAATTTTTAATAATATTGGATATAAAACAGAAAATTCTGGGACAACAACCATAACAGCAGGTCAAACCAGCAGTGCTATTACACATGGTCTTGCAGCAGTACCAAATTATGTTAATGTAAATCCAATGGCTGACACCCGATGGTGGGTCAGTAACACTGGCAGTGCAACTTTCCAGATTAACATCCCAGTTACACTCGCAAGTGATTTAATATGTATGTGGAAGGCGGAGGTTTAATGAAATATGTCATCGTGGAGTAAATTTACACCAGCTTTAGTATCTGCGCCGTACATAAGTGGTAGTATGAATATATCAGGCGCGGCCTACCAAGGAAGTCTTGTGACTTCAGTTGCTAAAAGCGGCAGCGCTGCTGTAGTTGGTGATATTACATTAGAACAGGGTAGTGCTATAACTCTTACTCAAACTGGTAAAAATATTAAAATTGATGGTTTAACTGCAGCAAGTCCATATGCAGGTCCAATGACTGAAGAAACAACTTATGGATTAAGTTCTAACGTTGGAATGTCAACTTACTATAGCAAAGGCGACCACACTCATGGCTCACCAAGTTTAAGTAATAACAATCCTCAAGACATTGGATCAACGGCGTATTCTGGAAGTGGAGACACTCCAAGCCATGACGACCACGTTCACGTTGGTGTCCACAGCAACTCTGTTCTCGGTAGCACAAATCTTTTCGGAGATGTCGATTTCACAGGTAGTGGTGGTACTACAGTAAGTCAAACTGGACAGATTCTTACAATTTCAAGCTCTGCTGTGCCCATATCAATGGATGTACTTTATAATCAACTTCCTTCAAATATTATAATTTATAGTAGTTCAGCCAATGGTGGTCCATATTTTGCAGAAAGCACTTCAGGAAGCATAATTTATAGCGGTAGCAGCGCAACATATGTTATTAATGCTGCATTGAATAGTTTAACATCAGGTCGTACTTGGCAAGAGAAAGCTTTTCTTAAAGGCAACTTTATTGTAACAGGATCAATTTTAATTCCGAGTTATACACTTATGGAAATTGATGGAAAAATTGTTGCCGATTCGGGCTTAAATGCTCCTGTAATTATGAATCCAAATCTAGGATCTAATGATCCATATATAACTATAAAAGGTGGATTTATAGATGGAAATGCAAGTGGACAAGCTTCTGGTATTCCGGCTGGAATATATCTTGCAGGAGCTACTGATGCATTAGTTCAGGATGTTAATATTACAAATACATATGATTTTGGTCTTGTTTTATCTTATTTGAATAAAAGAACACAAGTGATAAGTTGTAATTTTACATCGTGTGGTTCAACTATTACAAAAGGATGCATTTATATTGGCGTATCTTCATACGGATATGGTTCAACTAAAGACATTTTAATTGATAAATGTTATATGAGTGGCTCTGCTCAGCATGGAGTTTATCTAAGTTCAGGTTCACCCCATGTAACAATTTCAAATTGTACAATTGAAAAATATGGCAGAGTAAATAATGATTGTTATGGAATTTCAGTAAGGTCAGACCATTGCATTTGTTCAAATAACAAAATTTTAAATCCAATTGGAACTCAGGCTTGTGGAATTGGAGATTTAGCAGATTTTCATGCTGACAATGTTTTACTTACAAATAATATTATATATAATACTCTATACTATGGAATACAGATTTATGGAAAACAATGGGTAGTAGAAGGAAATATTGTTTCAGGTTCAAATATAGGAATATTTTTACGAAGTGGGTCCAACAATGACTTGAATTCAAACAAAATATTAAACAATGCCACTGGAATAGGTATTACTGATGGTGCCAATTACACAATAGTAAATAATAACTATTTCTCAGGAAGCACGGTGGGACTTTCGGGTTGGGATACAGGAACTGGCTCAATGTATGTAAATTGTATAGGAAATATATTTGTTTCAAATACTTACGGTATTACTCAAAATAATCTTGCTGACTATTGGACTATAAACGATAATATATTCCAAAATAATGGAACAGTGATGAATTTAGTTGGTACCAATAACATGATAAAACATAACAGAGGATATATTACTGATAATTATGGATATAATTCTATATCAAATGGTGGAACTATAGCTCATGGCTGCGTTGCAATACCTAAAACAATTTCATTAACTGCGAGTGGAAGCATTCCAGCTTACTTTAGCTATACAGCAGATGCAACGAACATTACTGTGTATCATACTGTAGGTGGTTCGTTGGGAGTATTTTGGAGAGCGGAGGTTTAATAAATGTCAACAACTCAATATCTTAATTCAGATTGGATAATTTATTTGGGTACAGACAGTTATTATTATGGAAAATCTGGATCATCTGGAAAGGTTCTTATTAGCGGACTTGTTTATAATACTGTTAAAAACTCAATTACGGGTTCTTTAAGTGGGACAGTTTTTGATGACACATTAAATAGATTTGAAGGATATACAACTGGAGTCATACAATCATATATTGATTATGATAATGCGATTTATTCGGGAAGTAGCATAATAGCTGCAAACTTGACTGGAAGCACTGCTGTAATTACAAATGTTTATGTTACAAACTTGACAGGCAGCGGAACTATAAGTGGAAGCACTGTTGCAGCAAGTACACTTTCAGTGGGAACATTCAATCCCGCAAACATTGTTGCAACAACAATTACTGGAAGCTCAAGAATATCTGGAAGTACAATTAATGCAACAACAATCAGCGGTAGTAATATTATAATAATTGGAAATATTTCAGGAAGTTCGATTACTGCAAGTTACATACCTATGAAAGGTTACACAAATGAAGGTTCGCCATATACTGGATCTGCGATAAATCTTCATGCCGGAACAAACATGACAATAACTGGCACAAATGACTATGGTTATGTGACTTATTATTTAACTGCAAACACTGGTTCGGGAGAGATGCCAGCATCATATGTGCTTTACAGCGGTTCTAACGGTTATACTGCTCAAAACGGTCACACTGGTGTGATAACTTCAAGCGCAAGCGCTTCTACGCTTTTAACTTACGTATTAGGCACGATGCCAAATGGTGGCACTGTTGTTATTAAAGATGGAATATTTACTGCTGGAAACACTGTCAACATACCTTATAACAATATTGGATTGATTTTTGAAAATGCAACTTGGAAGATTTTAAATGGTTCTGGCAGCGGCAATGGATTAAGCATGTTTACTGCGTTTAGTAAAAATTATATTTATATAAATTGTATAAATTCAATATTCGATGCCAATATTGCAAACCAAAGTCCTACTCAAAGTCCTCCTGGAAATGCTTGGATTACAGCGTTTTGGATTACTGGCAGTAATTACATTACAGTTCCTAACTTTAAAGCAACTGGCCTAGGTTCTAACAAATGTTACGGGGCAGGATTCCTTCTCGACTGCTGTAAATATGTTAATATAGGATATGCCGAAGGCTATGATATTGGCAACGCTCTAGTATCTCTTGAAGGATCTAATTATGTATTTATAGACAGATTATATACAGAAAAAATATCTCAAAGCGATGTTGGTGCAGCAACGCTTGAAATATGGACTTGGACTGGAAGTGGAACTGGAGGACCTTATTATAATGCAACAGGCTCCTACATTACAGCAAACAGTGTTATAACATCTGGCAGCGGCGGTTATGGGGTAAGAATAGCTGGCGATTATGGTTCAACACATCATGTTTCTATAGGTCAAATCATTACTTATAATGCGGTTGCAGGTGGCTTAAGCATTGACAGCAATGTTGTAAATTCGGGATCGGTATATGCAGTTTCAATAGGAAGCGTTGTATCAGATTATATAACTGGTTCAAATGGTAGAGGAGTCAATATTAGTGCTGCTACCCAAGATAATATACATCATATTAATATAGATTCAATATATGCTAAAAATATAAGTGGATCAGCTGGATTATACATTTATAGAGCAAAAAATGTTCATGTTGGTTCAATTTACGCAGAAAACTCTTGGTATGACGGAGTTAATGTTGAAAATTGTAATTATTGCACAATAGATAATATAAGAACATATAATTGTGCGACAAGCGGACTTTATGATTCTTCGGGAGTGAAACTCTACCAATCTCAATATTGCAACATAAGTGCGAAGCAAATCATAGATGATAGAACTCCTGCCAAATCAAATTATGCAATAAATGAGTATGCAATTTCTCCTATATCCGATTATAATACTTATGTAATAAATTATGCCAGTGGAGCTGCTTCAGGGACTCTGTTTCGCTTAAGCGGCAGCCACAGTTCTTTACAAGGTTGGGAAAGCACAGGCTATGCATCAGTCGCCAATGGTGGCACTATTGCTCATAATTTGCCTCAGACTCCAAGATGGGTTTCATTAAATGCTTCAGGCAGTAATCCATTACAATTCAGTTATACTGTAAACGCCACAAATATCACAGTCTATCATACAGCGGGTGGAGCTGCAGGAGTATTTTGGAAGGCTGCGCTTTAATAGTTGATGAAATATGAGTATGAAATGTGATATTCCATTTTCATATTTAATTTGGTCGGGATCAGACAGTAAATACTATGCAAAAAACGGGTTAACTGGAAAGATAGATTTTTCTGGCTCAGTTTTAACTACTATTTTACAAAGCACTAACAATGTCCTTACAAACACTGGAGGATCAATTTATCTAAAAGAACTTCAATGGGACGTAAGCATTTCTACTGGTGCTAATGTTTTTATATGGCAAATATATAAGGGCACATTAACTTTTTATGGAAATGTAATATGGGGAGGAGTTGCATCCGCGGTTAACTTGGCTTTAATTCCCGCAAACATGAATTTAACATACAACAATGGATGGGAAGTTTACTGGCAATATGGTTATTTTGCTCATGGAGTTGACCCACAAATCACTTTCTTAGATTACAATACTGTTCGAACCGTTGGAAATCCAAGTATGCGCATTGAAACACATACACCAGCTGATAGTAATACTGAAAGAGAAGTTAATACAATAAATTTTGCTGTTACTCCAGGAAAGCATGTTGTTGGTAAAGCTTGGATGAAAGTCCAAACTGATTCTTCATGGCCAGGTTATCCTGAATGTGGTGCTCGTATAGGTATAGATTTTTACAGTGGAGCTTTACTTCCAGCAACAGCATTTTGGTATAACTACTTCAGCGGTGGCCACTATGAATATGCATATGTTCAGGATGCCAATGGTGGAATTTGGCAGCAAAGAACTTTAGATTTCATTGTTCCTGCTTATGTAAGTAGTTCTAATGGAACTCCTACAGTTCCTACTGGAATTATTTTCTGGGCACAGGGCAGATTAACAGGTTCACCTACGTGTTGGATTGCAGATGCAGAATTATATATAACGTGAGTGATTTAAATGAGCAAAGAAAATGAAATAAAAAGACCGCCAATGTGGCGGCCAATGGCAAGAGCCAGATACGATGCTGCAATGCAAACAGCGATGCTGACTCTTGGAGAGCTGAAAGCAAGAGTTTTGCCTAAAGAAATTGCCGAAGAATTCGACTTTGATGTGCCGCCGCAGTGGACTGAACAGCCTGCATTATATCTTTTAAGAGGACTAGGCTACGGATCCCGAGGTTTACCCGAAGGTTCTGGGTTTGGTCTTGTTCAGAGTCCTTATGCAGATGTTTACACTAAAGTTTACGGTGTTAACCCAATCTCGGATTTGCCGAAATACCGCAAAATGTACAGGTCACAACCTGATATTCAGCAAGCTGTGCAAATGCAGGTAAATTTGGCAGTTGGAAAGGGGTTTACTATCAGCCATGAAAGTGAAGAAGTTATAGATTATCTGAATGACATGATTCAAAGATTGGATTTAATGCAGCATATGCTTGTTATGGCTACAGATTGTCTCGTTTATGGTAATAGTTACACAGAGATTCAATGGGATAAAACCGTTAAAACTACAATGCCAATGTATGAATATAAAGGCGAAAATTATTCAAAGGATGATTTGAATAGTTTGAATATTCCATTAAATAAGGTGAAACCAGCAATAATTGAAGATAATGGAACAAAGAAAAACTTTGTCGCCGATAGGATGGGTAGAGCACCCGATGCAAAAACAATTGTTGCTCTAAAAGATTTGGATCCATTATACATGCGTGTTCGAAGAGATTCATATGGTAATCAGTATGGTTATATACAATGGATGGCATTTCCACCCGTTCTGATAGACAATGAATCATGCATTCATTGCAGATATCGTCCTGCATCATGGGGATATGAATCCGCATATGGCAACAGCGTGCTGATGCCAATTATAAAGAATAATGAATTGCTTATGCAGTTTGAAAATGACGCTGCAACATGGATTCACAGCAGAGCAGTGCCACCATTGATTGTTAAAGGTGGAACTCCAGAGAAGCCTTATAGCACGGGTCAAATGGGAGATTTAATGAATGCCTTGAAAACGCGCAGTGCGGCTACAATGATATTCACCAAAGGTGATGTATCTATGGAAGAATTCAAAACAATGGCTTCAGAATTAAGATTAGAATGGTGGGTAGATTTTCTATTGCTTCGTAGATATCAATCACTCGGTGTTCCACCAATTATGATGGGTTATACGTATCGCACATCAAGAGGTATCGCCGAAGTTGTACTTCACGATTTTGTTACAAGACTGCAAGTTCTGCAAGAATTCATTGCAGATCCAATCGAGAAATATATATTCGAGCCTCTTATTAAAATGAAGTTTGGAGATAAAACTGAAAATGCTCATATAGTTTGGAAACCAATTATTGAAGAAGACAAAAACATGCGTAGCCAAAGATTAATACAAATGATGCAGGCTGGTGCTGTAAGTGTAAACGAATGCAGAGAAGAAATGGGTTTTAGGTCTATGCAGGATAAAAAATATGATGAATTAATATCAAAAGAGCCGGGAACTCAGCCTTCGGGCTTTCCACCCAAACCTGGTGGTGCTATTAAAGCTCCTGAGCAGAATAGAGTTAGACAGCAATCAAAAAAACCTCCGGAGAGTCACATGAAATTGGAAGATTTGAAAACTAAAAAGATTCAATTATTGAAATTGGAAGAGAATTTCAGGGAAAAAATGCTTGGTTTGACTCAAAAGACAAAGTTTGACTTGAAAGATGATGCTAAATTGGTCAAGGATGTTAAGAGAGAAGCCCGTGACGCCGCCAAGGAACTTATCAATGAAAACATTGTTTCAAGTTATCTGATGGGGCGCATGAATGCAAACACGGCACTGGGAAATGAAGATGATTTATCATTAAAACAGGAAGACTTGGAACCTCTTTCAGAGTTGAAGACCGAAACTATTAAAAGTTTCGATAAAATATTGGACGAAATGGTTAAAATGAAAGAAAATGGAGAGTTGGAATAATGAGTTTTGACGCCTCAAATCTTCCTTTTTTTGCTTCAATTGGTTCTTTAATTGTTGCAATTTTGACTTTTCTTTGGGCCAGATTTAAAGAAGGCGCAGACATTAAAGAAAGGATTTCCAGCCTTGAACAAACTCGGGTAGATAGTAAAGCAGATTGTGAAAGACTTAAATGTTTAGAAGATAAAGTATCAGTTAATACAGATAGATTGGTTTGTTTAGAAACAAAAATGGAACTGTTTTGGAATGCCATGACTAGCAACGCTGTGAAGGCCCTTCATCATCCGAAAGAATTTAAAACAGACCATCTTCTTGAAAAACTTGAGGCAAAAACTATTACACCTACTGAAATGGAAAAATTGAAAGAAGAATTAAATTGTAGGATTAAGGATACAAAAAATAATAAAAGAGAAGAAGAAATTTTCTGGGCTTCATTTATATTGGCTAGGATAGATGTATTGTTACAAGATTATAAGGGTTTGAAGATGAAATGAATAAAGATAATAAACGTAAAGTTGAATTATTAGATAAACTTGCTAATTTAAATGTAAGTGCAGATGAACTTTACGAATTAAAATTAATGTTGAAATCTGAAGCACATAAAAGAAAAACCGATGCTTTGGCTGCAGCAATTATCATCGCCCGCATCGATGTAATGTTGTACGATTTAAGGTATAAAAAAGATGAAAATTGAAAACAGAATTGAAATGCTCTCTATAAATTCATTATTGTCAGCGTTTCACCTAGGGATTCGCAATGTCTATAAGAGTTCGAACTATGTGAAATATGTTTGGGTAACTCCAGAAGCTGATGAAAATTGCGAAATTTGCAAATCCATGGATGGGGTTGAAGTAGAACTGAAAGATGTTGAGGGAATCATCAATGCGCATCCGAATTGCGGTTGTTTCCTTATTCCTAAGATGTGATAAAAATGGCATATTATGAAACAATGGATACTCGCAGAAACCGAAGGAATTTCACGGAATATGAAGCATTGCTTATTGGTGAAGCCATAGGAATTGATTGGAAAACTTCAAAGTTTGATATTAAACAATTTCGAATGGGTCTTGATGTAGAGCTTGAGCATGGTTTAAAATATCCGAAAACAAATATTACATTTAATAATCCAATAATGACTGGTAAAATTGCGCTTGTTCATTTAAATGAACTGAATGATTATTATTATAGACTCAAGAAAATGGAACAAGGTTGATTAAAAATGTCTTATATTGATGTTAAAATTGAAGTTTACAGTGCAGATGCATTTGCAAAATTGGAAAATTTAATTGGCAGAATGAATGAGGTTCCTCCGCAAGTTATTGACGATATGGAATGGGGAATGAGTGAGATGGAAATTATGGCGAAAGGACTTTGTCCTATTGATACTGGAAATCTTCAAGCTAGTATCCGTTGGGAAGGAGATTTTCCAACTTACGCTCTAGTTGCTGATGCCACGAATACTCGGGGAGAGCCTTATGCGGCTTATGTTGAGTATGGAACTTCAAAGCAGGAGGCTCAGCCTTTTATGTGGCCTGCGGTTGATGCAATCATGCTCGATTTAGTTCCTAGGATTCGTATGCATTATAATATATGGATTAAAGGAGAATAATAATTAAAGTAATTATAATAATAAAAAGGGAGTGAAAGAAAAATGACAATGTATGAAATTCCAAAAATGGCAACGCATCCATTGGACAAATTCAGAGATGTAAATGTGGAAACTCTAGGTACAACTACTTTAAAGGCTAGTAGCGGAAGTGGTATTTATCTAATTAATCCATTATTGGCTTATGGTTCTACAAATCCAATGCTTTCTTCACCCAATTCAAACTCTGTGTATTTTGCAAGAAGCGCAAGCAATTTAGGTGGAGGAAACAAAGATATCATCTGGCGAAGATATGGATCTACCAACGCTTTCAGTATTTTAAATTACACAGATTCACCTGCTGCAGATATTTTTGCTATTGATTACTCTGGTAGTATAACCACCGTTAATGGTATTAAAGGAGTTTGGGGAGAAATTAATCTTTTTTCTTCTCCTACACAACAAACTTTAACTCTTGCTACGACTTATGGAGCATTTTTACCAGAACACACAACCAAAATTGATTTTATTAATTTCGATGTTGGAAGTTTTAGACTTTTAGTATATGGATCTGGAAGCGCTGCAAGTTCTAAATCGGTAATAGTTCAAACAATCGATGCTTTATTGGTGGCTAGATGTGCATGGAATGGTACCGCAGGAGGACTTTTTTCGGGAAGTTGGACCAATTTTAACGAAAGTAATGTTGTTACAATGGATTCACCTATAAGTATCTATGCAAGCGGAGCTGCAAGTGAAAGCTTGTATATTCACAATATTAGATTACAATACACAAATAAGAAGGTGGCATAAAATGGGAAATCATTATTTAATTGGTGATGCTGATTTCAATGGAAAAGTAAATATGATAGATTTAAAGATAGTTGCTGATGCATTTGGTTCATCGGCAGGAGATGCAACTTACAATGTTTATGCAGACCTGGATGCAGATGGTGGAGCAATCGATATTTTTGATTTACGCACGGCGGGAGCACAATATCTTTTAGCTACAGATTGGCATTTGCCTCATAAAGATCCAGAACTTTTTTATCAAGGTACCATTTGGGCTTGGAATATGAGGCGGACATCTGGTTCGGCTACTGATTGTTATTGGACTGGTTCATGGATTGCTAGTGGTTCTGTATCTACTAAAGGCATTTATATGTCTGGAAGTACGCTTTCGGGTGAAGGTCAAAGTTTAGTGTTTCAAGGTTATGATCCTCTTTCGGGTTGTTCTAGCCCTTATCATATGCCTTACACAGCTTTTGGGAAGGGAGAATCAAATGATATAAGATTAAATTGGTATTTTGATTATGCAGCTGGCACAAAATATGATATATCAGTTTATGCTTATATGTATCCACCTACTCCAACTTTTAGCATCAATGGAATTTCTGGATTTAAATGGCTTGAACTTAAAATACTTGTTTCAACTGGAAGCGGTCCTTTAGGTACAGGCTTTGAATATTGTTTTGATACCGGCAGTAATAGTACATATGCAAGATTTAAAATTGCTAAAACAGACATACACACCGAGGGTTGGAATTCTTTTGATTATGTATTAGATAATAATCTATTTAGTGGATCAACTATTATTCCTAATCCATTTTACTTTACTATAAGAGGTATTGCTTTTGGATTCAATGGAAAAAATGCAAGCGGCTCATGTCTATGCGATTACCTATATTGGTATAAAAGTGTGACAGGTTCTTCAACTGGTTCAAGTTAAAAATTGATAAGCAATTTTTTTGCTTATCAATTTAGGAGAGATTTTATGTCAAAAGTTCCTAAGGAAATGGGAGAGAAAGTTCAGCAAGAACTACAGAAAGCATTAGACCAGTGGACAGACCATGTCTCGGGTGGAGCCTGCGGAGCATATCATGATCCTGAGTTTCAAAAAATAGAGATTCAAAAGAAGGAAAAAAAATGAGTACAGAAATTCTATCACCAGTAACGACTCCAGCACTTTTGTATCCCGCTCTTGCAGGTGGAAGACTTCGACCCCATGCAAAACATTATCAATGCCCACGCTGCGGTGGAAACTTGAGAAGCAGACTTCAAGCTCAAATTGTTCGGAAATCAGAGGTTGTATTTGGTTTTGCTTGCGATGATTGCGGTAAAAGATGGTATCTTTCATCAAAATTGTTATTAAATGAAGTTCTTGAGGATCAGATACAGAAAATTTATAGATTCACACACGAAACAAAGAAAGAGTTCGGCGCACTTCTTGTCAAGACTCCAGAGGGCATCCGCATGGACATGATGGAAATTGGCGAAGACATGTCCGTGACTTTTAAGAAAACTAAGGAATATCGTAAAGATGAGAAAATCATTGGATCCATACATGCGCATCCTATCAGCGATGAATTCTCAGATTGGGATGTTGCTACATTCCTGAAGGATGATTGGGAAAAGATATCGATTGTTACAGGCGCAGATGGCACTATAAACGTCTTGGTTAAGACTCCAGAAACTCTTGTTTTATCAGAATCACAGATGCGTGAATGGATTGAAGAAAATGGGGACATTTCACTGATTGAGAAAGCCGATGCGTATAAATTCATGCTTTTTAAGGGAAAAGTAAATAATTTGAAACTTCTCGCAGGAGGAGTTTCATCAAGTCCCTTTACCAGCTTAGAAAAGCTGTTGGGACAGATAGAATAATTAGGTCATGGTATATAAGATAAAGGAGGATGAAGATTTTGGCATCAGTTCCAAACAGGGTTTACCCAATGAATGAATATCCTGAGGTTGACGCACAAATATTTTGCTTTACTAAACAATTTGGTTCAATTCCATCCAGTTCTATGAGTCCTGGAGACATAGTATTAGTGACTGGTTCACCCACTACTATGGGAACAACTGGAGCACCTATACTTTATCTATGCATAACAAGTGGAAGCAAACATTCAATTTACAGCGTTAGCGGATCATATGTTTCACAAGCGTGGTAGAAGTGTGACTAATTATGCCTTGGGATGAAAATCCTGAAACAATAAGGTCAGGACATGGAAATAAATCTAGTTTTGATCCCAATTCTTTCAGAACGATTACTATTGATGAAGGAAAAGGAATCAAAGCTGTTGTTGGATGTCCTAAGGGAAAATACGTTGGAGGACGCTGCAAAGCGGGCATGAGAACACAAAGTTACCTTTTTTCTAAATCTAAAGGATGGACTAAGGAAAAAGCAAAATCTTGGTTTAAAACACATAATAAGGGATGAAATATGGATAATAATTTAAATTTAACATGGGACGCATCTATAGTCGAGTTTGCAGGAAAGGAAGGAGAAGATAAAAGCCTTCTTATTTCAGGTGAACTTGTAAATACCACAGTATGTGCTAATAATTTTGCAATTGATGAAAAGGAATTATCAAAGATAGCAGAACAAGTTAAAGGAGCCACGCTTAGATTAGACCACTCTAAATCAGCCAGAGATGTTATTGGTGGTTTAACAGAGGGTGTACATGATGTTCCAAACAAAAGAGTTTTATTCAAAGCTGAAGTTGATGATCCATATATACAAAGAGCTGTCTTAAAGGGCAGGTTGAGACATATTAGTATTGGCGCAACAGCAGATGCATTTTGCTCAATTTGTGGTAAACAAACGAAACCTTTTAAAATGTGCAGATGTAAAAATGCACATGATGTTATTAAAAATATTAAATTGCGGGAAGCTTCTATAGTAACAGATCCCGCTTACAGTTCCAGCGATTTTCAACCAGTATCGTTTATCGCTGGTATTACCTCAGCATTAGCTGAGAAATCAGTCACGCCGGAGGCTTCGAAAGAAGCTGAGGCTAGACTTTCAGTAGAAAATAAAAAAATGGAGGAAAGAGAAATGTCAACTAAAACAGAAATCGAAGCCACTACACTTAAACCAGCAGGCACAGACGCAGTAGTTTTGCTTGGGGAACAGATTGCAAAACTCGAAGAGAGACTTAAGAAATACGAAGATGAGGCTAAAAAGAAAGATGAGGATGAGAGAAAGAAAGACGAAGCTAAGAAAAAGGACGATGAAGCTAAGAAAGAGGAAGCCGCTTTCACAAAGCTTGAACAAGCCATCGCTGCTTTAGGAATTAAACTTGAGGAAGCCTTTAAAGTAAAGGTTAAGGATGAAGCAAAGAAAGAAGAGGGTTGCAAACCAGAGGAAGCTAAAAAAGAGGTAGCTCCAGCTCCAGTGAAGCAGGATAAAGCAACTTTCACTAATGTTCCCGCTAAAGGCGGAATTCCTAAAGATGTGAAACACGACCAGCCTCCGAATGGTGAAGAACCAGAGGAAGATGATAAAAAGCCTATCAAGAAAGAAATTGGTGGAGCAAGAGTCGAAGATGCCAATGAAACTCCAGTTGAAATCACTGCACAGGATGTTCCTAAATGGTTCCAAGAAGTCAAAGCTTTCGCACAGAAGCATAACATTCTCGAATCCTATTAAGGAGGAATGATGGAAAATGGCATTCATGTTTACGGAAGGAACAAAAGATTATATAGCTACAACTCCATGTCTTGCAGTAACATTCAGAGCATCTGGTAGTATTACCGCGGGCAAAATAGTTCAATTTGTTTCTGGAGATAACAGTACAGATGTATTTCAGCCATTATCTGGAACATTGTCCGGTTCTGCAGTTCCTGTCGCAGGACTTGCACTTTCAACCGTATCTGATGGAGATACATGCCCAGTGCTTGTTTGGGGAATGGCTAAAAACCTAACAAAGGTTGTGTCAACTCAAACTTCCAATCCAGGAGACTTATTGTTCTTATCTGGAGCAGGAAACGTTTGTAGCAATAGTTGGGCAAATGCAAACGCCGCTATATCAAGTATAGCATGTTATCCAATAGGTAGAGTTGTTAGTGGTTCTGGAACGGGCGTTGTGGCCTTTATAAGTACAATAAAGTAAATTTCCCAGTTTTTTAAGTGGGCTTTATGCCCAAATACGTATTAATAATGAAATAATTAAAATTACAGGAGGAAAAGAAAGATGTCTTTACAGAGAGAAATACTATCACCAGTTACTACTGCGGGTTTACTTTATCCCGCATTACACCAGCAAGTGGTTCAAATTGCTATGCCAAACATGGTTGCACGACAGTTTTTCCAGCAATATTCTCTAACAGCATCTAACAGCATTACATTCCCGAAACAGTCGGGTAGTGCGGCTGCTGTTGTACAGAAAGTTGCTGAAGGTGTCGAGATTCCGCTTGATGTTACAACTTATACGTCCGTGAACGTAGTTCCTTACAAGATTGCGCACGGATTCATAATCACGAAAGAAATGATTGAAGATTCATTGATACCTATTCAGCAAGACCAGCTTGTGCGTAGCGCTTTGAGATTTGCTAACAAGATTGATAAAGATTGCATTTCTGCAATCGGCGCAGGCACAGGAAGTTCAGTCACTGCATCAGGCAAAAGCTTGGCTTTTGACGGCACAGAATTCGTCATATCGGGTTCTGGCGGACCTGGCATAGGCACATACGACATTATAAACGCTAAGGCTCAGATAGAACAGTACAACTATATGCCAGATACTCTATTGGTGCACCCATTGGCTAAGACTCATATCGAGAAGCTTCCACACTTCACATCGCTGATGCATTATGGTGAACCCATTCTGCAGGAAGGCTTGATGGCTGTGCCGGGTAAGTTCGGAGATATATTGGGTCTTGATGCTTATGCATCAATAAACTGTCCCACAGGTAGCGCTTATGTGCTTTCAAGAGGAAGAACTACAAACATATTGGGTCAATACAGTCCAATGGGAATGTTTGTGGAACGTAGACCAATAACTACAGGAATCAAAGCACTTGAAGAGAGGGACTCGGTTGGTGTGTACATAACTGCACGTTATGCTCCAGTTGTTCTAGTAGGTAATACTATATGTGCAATTGCTGGCATAAACGTAAGCTAAATTCAATGATTTTGAACTTTGGTGGGTGAAATTCCCACCATTTAAAATTAACGGGATGAAATAATGTCAACTTCAACGGTTCATTCAGATGTTTATTCAACTGGCAAGGCAGAAAAGATTGGCATAGAGAAATCTCTTGATGAAATTAGAAAAGGTAATGGTTATTATATTTCAAGTTTAATTAATACCGGCGCCAATATTATGGTATATACACTTATAAGAGGACAAAAATCAACAACAAAATACCATTTAAGTTTTAAAATTATCAATGGTGATATTGCCAATCCAGTAACGGTATTTTTAATTGAAGGAACGGGAAGTGTACTTACAGGTTCACACGCAGCAACAATTTTAATTCCTTTGAACTTAAATAGGACAGCACCAACGGGTTCTATACTCTTTCAAAGAGGAATTGTTACTGGATCCACTAATGCAGGAACAGGTTCTCTTATATATATCAGTTCTTGCCCAGCCTTCGGAATTCTCAAATTTGGAAGTTCAGAATCTAGGCAAAATGAAATGTTGATAGATGCAACACAAACATATTTACTTGCATATAGTGGTGCATCATACGCTAATGTTGCCTTTGAAGCATTTTGGTATGAAGAATAATAAATTTATAAAAAATAAAAATTAAAAAAATGGAGGAAAAAAAATGGTAGCACCAATAATTTCATTTTATACAAGTTCTGGAAATGCAACTGATTCTAGTGTAGTTTGGATTACGAGTTCATGGGGAGCAATGAGTGCAGTTTTTGATTTTGGAACTATAGATACTGGAAGTTCAGGAAGCACAATTTATTTCTGGGTTGTCAATAATTATTCCGGCAGCGCTAACGTTTCAGATGCACTATTATCATCAAGTGGGCAGGCTCAGGGAGACGGAGTATGCTTAGGATTTGGACATCACGCATCAGGTTCTGCAGACCATGCCGCAGAAACTACTGCCAATAGAGATTGGGATCTACAATCTGGATCTTTGACGGGTTCAGTTTGGGCTAGTAGCAGTTGGTACTTTATGACTGACATAGGTATTTCTGGTAGCAGAGGAGCCAGCGGTTCACTTTCAATGCCATATATAAATATTGTTAGTGGTTCAGCAGCTACGGGGCGCAGACTTTTTACGCCGGGAGCATTCTATATACTTTCGGGTTCACAAACGGGTGGAAGAAGCGGCAGCGCATGGCTGATTGCATCATATCTAAGCATCTTAAGTACGACACCTCAGGGACCAAAAACCGGATCATTCTGCTTACGCTACAAATACACATAATCCCATCTTTTTTGGGTTCTTCAATAATACAATATTATTCGGAGGTGAACCAATACAATGGCGAGCTATTCTCCACTTTATCAACAGGATGTAATTTGGGTTGCCGAATATAATGACGGCACCATTTTGAGAGAATGGGATGACTCTGGGAAAGAGCACCTGTTCAAAGAAATAGAAAAGTTTAGACTGAGAAAGTTTCATCTGGTCTCCGCAGATTCCGATTTGTTTTTTGATTGTCATACTGGAGTGTTCAACATAGATGGATTATACTATGTTTTTCCCCTTTCAGGCCTTGATTTAAAATATGGTGAAGGTCTCATACATTATAAGGATGCCTTTACAGAATTTGTATCTGCGCACGCTAAAACAAACGATTATGCTGGATTTTCAATTGGTTCCTATGAATTTGGCTGGAAAGTTACACAGGGAAATTTTAAAAGCCAAGTAATTTACAATACTTCGAGAAGAACTTTTTATTGTGAATTAACGATTTTGGATTTGCAGAAAACTATAAGTTGGACTATAAAAATTTAAAATATAGGTATGATATATATTGGTAATTCGCGTTCAGGGAAATGCTAGAGCAACTGCAACTTCTAGTTTTACCATGGGTGCTGCTCCCACAACTGGCAATGTGCTTATAGGCACAATGACTATAAGAAGCAATTCAACTGGAACCACTCGAACTGGTTCTGCTATTTATCAAAGTGGTGTATATTGGGCTAGACAATCAGCGGGCGTACAAATATGGGCAGCAGCATATGACGGCTCCACAGAAGTATGGGTAGGAATTGCAACAGGTGCAAGTCCATCAGCAACTGGAAATATAAAACTTGGCGGCACCAAAACTTTAAATGAATTTGTATTTGATATATGTGAATATAGTGGAATAGTAACTGGCAGCTATAGTGTACTTATAGACCAATCTGGTTCGTATACCGATGCAACAGTAATGGCAAAAAGCGGAAGCACAGGTACAACAGCAACCACTACTTCAGGAAGCGAATTATGGGTTGGTTCAGTTGGTTGTTATGGTGGCTATTCTGCTACTGGCTCAGGAACAATACTTCATGGGTTCACACTATTAGATGGTGTAGTAAATAATGCTACAGCCAACGCTTATGTAGAATGTATAACAGGTGCTACAGGAACAGCATTTTCTTGGGTAAGTGGAGCTGGTGCAAATTCTTTACACTGGGTTGGCGCCATTGCAACTTTATATGGAACTGGAGCTCCAGCAGTAACATACACAACAAGCTCTAATGATAGTAATTTTAAAATTCTTCCCAGACTTTTAGTTTATTCAGATAAGTCGGTTAAAACTTTACCAAGATTAGTGAATTATGTTCATCAAACAATAACATGTAATGCTAATTTTCCAAAATATACAGGTTCTCAAGATAATACTTTAAAAGTTTCTCCACTTTTTAAAAGTTCAAATGATATATCTCTGAAAATTTTACCACGAGTTATACTTCAATCTGACAAATCTTTAAAAACTTTACCTAAACTTTTAGAATATACAGACGCTTCATTTAAAGTTCAGGCAGGAATAACTCCTCCAACATCAGTTACCATTGGTTCTGGCTCATCTAATTCTGCGACATCGTATCCATCTCAAAGAAAAAGTTTCTACGCGCAAAGCTTACTGTGGCACTTTTTCAGCGATGGCACAAACATGGTTTACTCCACAAGTTCTGCGGGTGTTACATGGGGAACTTCCAGCGCTATAAGAGCATGTTCATCTGGAAGAAAATTTGATATTCATTTTGATGGCACATATGTGCATTATGCGTATGCTCCAGAAACAGCGGGCGGAGATTTAATGTATGCTCGCGGTACTCCAACAAGTACAGGAAGTATAGATTGGAGCGCTGAACAAACTGTTTATAATTGTACAAATAATCCTGGAATTTTTGTAGAATATGTATATTATCCAAGCGTTGCTGTAGATACCGGAAGTTATCCATATATAAGTTATGGATATCAGGAATCAATTGGTGCAACAATATCAACGTATTTAACAAAAAGCAGTGCAAATGATGGAACATGGACAACAGCAGCAACTTTTCCCTTTACACTTACCAGTATAAATTATGACGCATCAGAAATTGTGCCTTTAACAAATGGAAAAATGTATGTGGTCTATGGTAAGAGTTCTGAAACGATAAAAGGAAGACTGTTTTCTGGTTCAACTGTAAATAATGAAGAAACGGGTTCAATGGGAGTTTTAAAGACATCTGGATATTTTAGTGCCACAGCAATAAATGATGATATGCATCTTGTATTTCTTTTGAATTCTCCAAATAATATAGAATATGATACAAGAACTTATAGTAATGGTTATTGGAGCACTGGCAGCGAATTTGTGGTGCAAACTGTTGAAAATACTCCTACAAGAATTCAATATGCAAGAGGAGTATCAACAGGCAGCACCAATACTACTGTTTTAAGTAGTAATCCACAAAATGGAAACTTGCTTATCGCCACCGTTGGAATAATAGGCTCTGGAGCCAGCACAGCAAATGTAACAAGCATTACTCAAAGTGGTGTAACATGGACTCCACAGAAAAGTGGAAGTTATCCTTCAGAATATATGAGGTCTGAAATTTGGGCTGGAGTTGCAGGCGCAGCCGGAACATCAAATGTTGTTGTCAACTTTTCTGCTGCAAATTCTGGTTCAGTAGTAAATGTTTGTGAATATAATGGATTACTAACTGCAGGATTTTTGGATCAAACAGCAATAACAAGCGGCAGCGATATAAGTACAAGTACAGGAGTTACACCTACTATAGGCCAGCCCAGCGAACTATTTGTTGGAACAACTACTATATATAGAGATAATAGTCAAGTTACTGGAAGTGTTGCAAAAGGATTTACCTTGTTGGATGGATTATCCTATAATTCCATGATGTCAAGTGCTTATCTTGAAAAAATCAATTTAGGATATGCCTCTGGAAGTTCTGGAACATATCTTGCCACTGGAAGCATTAAATATATAGGTTGCATCGCAACTTTTAAGGCATCATATACCACGGCGGCTACTATGGCACCATGCATCAGTGCAGTTACTGGCTCAGGAGACTTATTTGTTTTTTGGGCCGGATATCCTTTAGCAAATCATATTTATTATAGAAGATATAATAATACTGGAAGTTGGGAGACGGTTGTAGATTGGCAGGATGAAACATCTCAAGTTTTAACTGCTAACGATAGACTTACAGTTATGCCCAAATTTTACAATGATATATATACTGATTTGGAATATTCAACAAAAACTTCCAGTCCTTATAATGTTAAGGTAGCAATACTTACATATCCTCTTAGTTCTTATTTAATAGGTTATCTAACGAGTCTTTCTAACAGTATAAATTGGACTGGTTCAACGGCAACAAAATATATAGCCATGGTACTTAATCAAAGAACTAAAGCAACATTTACAAATGATTTAGCTGCCATAACTGAATGGCAAGAAATTTTAAGATGGTATGCGCGAGCTAAAAAATTGGGAATTGTAAACCAAACAGTTATTCAATCAGCATTAGATAACTCTGTTATGGTTAATGGGTTACCAACCTCTTCCTATATTCAAGATACTGGTTCATATTTTAGCAATTATGATGGAGAACTTCTCTATGGATATTATTGGTCAAATTTATATAATTATCAAACGTCAAAATGGAATTTAACCACAGCTTTCAATAATTATTATTCCACATTTACAAGTTCACAAAACAATAATAATGGATTTCTATATTATTATACTCCAACATCAAGTTATAGTGAACCATCACGAAGATTTTACGATGAACAAGGACAAACACTTAGAAACTTTTTATTATTCTATGATTTTGGAATGAACTCAGGTTTAACATATTCTCAACAAATATGGGATGTATTGAATAATTATTATTGGAATACAAGTTCATATTTAAGCACAACTCTTCATTATTATGGATATATATCAGGATCTATTTATGCAGAAACTGAAGCTGGTGGATTTTTAGAAACAATTGCCTATCTTAGAACCAAAAATTACAGCATGACAAATTATGATAGATTAGCTGAAGATATTGAGAGCAGATTCCTAAGAAACTTATGGCAATCATTGCAATGGACATATATTACTACACAAAAATATTCTTGTGTTCATGAACATTATAGTAATCCTCAATTTAGATTAACAAATACTCTTATGGGTTGGGGAGCAATCATGGGCGCCTACGACACTTTAACAGCAACGGGACAATCAAATGTCCAAACATTATTGGCTGGTACAGGCCCAAGTGGTGACCCACCAGCTTGGAGCCATTTAATAAAAGATAGTACGTTATATAATTCTTCTACGAATTTATTTAGAGCTTACAGCGACACTAGCACCTATGATAATGATAGTACAGCTCAGGGCTGCGCCTTGTTATTTATTATGGGACTTGTTCCAATAACTGCAAGATTAGCTGTTACAGTGGAAGAATTATCTTATGAATATCCATATCATATTTTGGATCCGGATTTGTATAATATAAATATACCTAATAGAACTGTTCAACTTGCGTTACTTAAAACGGGAAGTATTAACTTCCTTTATGGTCCCAACAGTGGTTCGTGGAATTTTAGCGAAAATGGAGTTTGGCAGATTGGATTTAATAATTTATGGATTCCTACTGGTGCTGGAAGACTTAGTTCTTTGCCCGCAAACCGTACTTATTTATCAGAACCCATAACTTTGAGTTTTGATGGTTCATTAATAAGAATTATTCCAACTTTTCCACGTTTCGCTGACAATGTTTATGTCAAAGCTTTGCCAAGGATAAGCTCCAATAAAGATGAAATACTCAAATTTTCTCCAAGATTTCAAAATTATGGTTTAGATGAATATTATAGACTTTTAGTTCTTTACAGAAGCCAACTTGACAATATTTTAAAAATGTTGCCAAGGTTTCCAACAAATACTGATACGTTTATGAAGACTTTACCGAGACTATCATTTCAAAAGGATGAAAATCTCAAAATTTTGCCCAGATTTATGGTTTATGGAGATAAACAGATTAAAATAAATCCGCGATTCTTATCTTTTCAGGAAGAATTTCTGAAAACTTTTCCAAGATTTATGCAACACGCTGAAGAACTTTACAAAGTTTTGTTGAGATTTCAATCGTTTAAAGAAGAAATAATTAAGGTTAATCCAGCTTTTATGCAAAAAGTGGATCAGGTGCTTAAAGTTCTCGCAAGAATGATGCAATATTCTGATACAAACATTAGATTAACTCCAAGATTCGTATCATATGCAGAAAAATGCCTGATTTTGCTTCCAAGATTGCAAGTGCAACTTGATAAAATCATTCGTGTAAAACCTCAATTTAAGTCTTATTCTGATGAAATTTTTAAAATAATTCCCAAATTTACTTCACATGCAGATGCTATAATAAAGATTTTACCCAGACTTTTAGCGCATTTTGACAAAAATGTAAAGGTTACTCCCAGATTTTTAAATATGACAGATAAATATATTAAATTTTATCCAAAGTTTACCGCATTTAATGACAAAAATCTGCAGGCTTTACCAAGATTCTTGGTTTATGCAGATTCCCTCTATAAAATTTTATTGCGTTTTCAAAGTTTTAGAGAAAAAATAATCAAAGTTAATCCAAAATTCATGCAACAAACAGATGAACTTTTTAAATTTTTACCAAGAATGATGCAATATTCTGATACACATTTGAAATTAACTCCAAAGTTTGTTTCATATGGAGAAAGACTTTACAAATTGATAGTAGGTTATAATGTAAGTAATTTTGATAGTATAATTAAAGTTTTGCCTCAATTGAAATTCCATAAAGATGAACTTATTAAAATTATGCCTTTATTTTTGTCCAGACTTGATTCTGTATTTAAAATAACGCCCAAATTTATAGCATATAATGATTCTCTCTATAAGATTTTATCTCGTTTTCAAGCCCACAGAGATGAAATAATTAAAATCAATCCAAGACTTATGGAACATATTGATAAAGTATTTAAAGTTCTTATAATGCAAAGAATTTACCTTGATAGACATTTGAAAATTACTCCAAAATTCATGTTATATCAAGATACTCTTATTAAATTGATTGTTGGTTTTAATATGTCCAATTTTGATAAAATAATCAAAGTTTTACCAAAATTAAAGTTAGATGTAGATAACTTGTTTAATGTTAAAGCACAATTTATGTCATTCAAAGAAAATACCTTTAAAACTACTCCAAAATTTGTAAATTACAAAGAAGAATTTCTTAAATTTATGCCGAGAATGTTATCACATTCAGATAAAATATACAAAATTTTAATAAGACTCCAATCTTATAAAGATGAAATAATTAGAATTAATCCAAGATTTTTAACTCAAATTGATGAACTTCTAAGACTTTTGCCCAGAATGACATCATTCAATGATAAAAATATAAAGCTCACTCCTAAATTGATGTCATATGGCGATAAGCTTTTTACAATACTTGCAAGTGTTCCCGGCGCAGTTATTATAACTCAATATGATGAAATATTCAAGGCTTTACCAAGATTTAAATCTGCAATGGATGAATTTATCAGAGTTAAACCCACATTTCTATTATTTATAGATGCAGTTTTTAAAACAATTCCAAGGCTTTGGACGCAACAAGAGGAAGTTTTAAAAGTTCTTCCAAGACTTGAAAGATATCAAGATGAAATTATAAAAACAAGCCCAAGGTATGCTGCAAGATATGACCAACTTTTAAGAATGTTTGTTGGAGCTGCTTATTATAGAGATTCTATAATTGAAGTTTTGCCAAGACTTTTAAACAATACTGATGAATATTTTGATGTTGTTCCAAGATTTACAAGATATACAGACCAAGTTTTCTCAGTTTTATCAAGATTTATAGACTTTTCTGAAAAAAATATAAAAACAACGCCCGCATTTACATCAATAAAGGATTATCTTATAAAAGTATATCCATATATGCAGCTTTTAAGCTTCGGCGACTATGTATATAGTGTTAATGCAAAAGGTCAAGTTATTATAAGAAGAACATGGCTTGGAAGAAGCTCTGCGGAGAACGTGTGGCTTCAGCCAGGTATAAGTGATACAAAATGGACTCAGAAAGAGGGGGACTCTTCGGGCTTTTTGAAACCAACCTCTCCCGATTCTCCATGGTTATCAAAGGAAGATGGTCAACCAGATTTTAATGAAGAAGGAGAAGAATCATATATAGATGAATAGGTGATGAAATGAGTACGGATACAAATCCAGTTATAACCTGTGAAGATATAAGATTGGCATTAAATGGTGCTTACAGCGGTTCAGATAATCAATATTATTTCTGGGGGCAAGGAATTTCCAGCGGAAGTGTCCTTGCACAAATAAACTTGGCTAATTATTATTTATATGGAATTTTGGGTTTATCAATAATGCAATCTACAGACCCTATAACTTCAAACCATGTTAGAACCTGTGAACTTGATTATAGTTGTATGAGACTCATAACACTTTTAAGTGGAGATGTAATAGTTGACGGTTTCAATTGGACTGCTGGTGTTACAGTGCAACAGCCTCAGCTTTTATCAACTTATAGAAATCTCATAGAACAATTCAAAGAATCCGCACAGTTACACCTTAGAGCTATTCAACCTATACAAGTAAGTGCCGAAGGTCCAACAACAACTTGGAGTGACACGGCTCCAAGCTATTTCTAATGTGATGAAATATGCATCTAAATTGGAATAATGCAAAACAAAAATTCCAATATTTAATAGCTCAGAATGGAGAATGGCTCCAATGGCTTCAACGTTCTGTGGATACCAGCAGCGCTTATGATACCAGTTCTGCGATAACATATGGATATGGAGATTCTCAAACAATATGGACAACTGGAAGCTTCAAAGCTTTAGTACAACATATCAGCGCCACAGATATTGTTATACCTGCAGGTTTCTACGAAGACGATTTTGAAAGAGTTTATGTAAATCCCGATGTTAATTTAGCGCAGTGGGATCAATGCATTATTCCATCAGGTTCAGGAATTAGATATTTGATATTATCAAGGCATGTTTGGAGATTAAATGGAGATGTCATAGTTTCAAAATATGCTATTGTGAGACGCTTGGTGCCTCGTTCAGGAAGTGCATATTAATGGATATACAATTAAATATATTGTCTCTTCTGCGAAATTATTGGAGTCTCACAGAATCGGGTTTGACAATAAACGATGTTAATTTTACAACAGGTTGGTACGATGACAATATTGCATTCCCCCAAATAACTATAACTCATTCTTCTGGTCCGCAAAGCGTGTTGACAGCCGGAATACATCCTTGGTATAAAATTGATGATGGAGTTAATATCAATATTTGGGTTCGTCCACAACAGGACTCTGGTCAAAGTTTGGGGTGGGCCAAGAACGCAGAATATAAAATCAGAAGAGAGATTTATAAAATTTTGAGGAATAATAGTGAACTTATTGATAATAATCATTCTGATTTCATATTTATAACTAAACGAAGAAATTTAGATGAAATAAAAACGCGCCCAATTATATTAAGAAGTTTGATAGAAGTGAGACATAATATGTTTAGAGAAGATTAGAAATGACTGATGCAATAATTGAAACTATGCTTCTGCTTAAAAACAATTGGTCTCTGATGGGAGATTTGGCTGCGGCAGCAACAATAAACAGTTCAGGAATACACTTTAGCACAAGACTTTACAATGAAAACATTACATTCCCACAGATTGTTATAATTCCTGCCGGTGAAGTTTCATCACCACCTTTGGATTGCGGATTAGATCCGACTTATAGAGATTTAGAATCTGTGGGTTTTGAAATCTATATTAGACCAACTCAGGATTCAAATTCAAGTTTGGGTTGGGCTAAAAATGCAATATATCAACTTCGCAGAGAAACTGAAAGAATTCTTAGAAGCGGAAGCATTTTGAAACAAGACGATGATAAAATTGAAAAATTTTTATATCTTACAGGATGGCGAAGAATGGATAATTTAAGTATAAGACCGCCACTCTTAATTCTAAGTGGCCACGCTTATATAGTTAAACATAATAAAGGAGTTACAGTATAAAAAATAAAGGAGGATTGAGAATATTCCAGTATATGCAGGATGGCAGATAGATACATTCATTAAAACTGGTAGTGGTGCTTACATAAGACTCAGCGGAATTCAACGAGTATCCTACGATTTGGATCAAGGAATAAAAGAGCATGAAGAATGCGGCTCAAGATATCTTGCAGCAATTCTTGAAGGATGCTACAAAACAACGGTTACTATAGAAAGATTCTATTCTGGCTCTGGTCCGTGGGCATGGATGGCAAAGGGTGAAAATCCATTAGATTATATGGATATTCAGATTTGGCCCAACCGTAGCGGCTCTGCTGCTGGTTTGCCTTATATAACTATAAGCGGCCTAAAATTGAGCAAAGCTACACCATCATATAGACCGGGCTCAACTATCTTTAGTGAAACATGGGATTTCATAGGCACTGGCAGTGTTGTATCATCTACCACTTAAATTTTCCAATTTTTTAAATTCGTAAAAATATAAAATAGGCCGAGGAGGTCGATTAAATGAAAGAAACATATATATTGAAAAAAGAGGGTGAACTAGGCGTTACGGAGATTCCATCTGGCAGCGGTCAACGTTTTGGCTTTCGCAAATGGACATGGGGAGAAAAAAATGCTGTATCAGCAGAATGCAACCATGTGGATCCTTTTTCTGGAGCTGTAAGCTATGACAGTACGCACTTTAATGAACAATTGCTTTTGAAGACTGTTTTCTATGAAAAAGATGGAAAGTTCATTCCATTTACAATTGAGGAAATTCATAATATGGATGGACAGCTTGGAGAACGCCTCTTTCAAATATCTTCAGAATTAAATCTTGTTAGAAACATTGAAACACAAAATTTATAATTGAGCTGGCTTACGACAAAACATTAAATCCAATTATAGTTAAGTACAACTTGTGCAAAGCATTTCAATGTTTGCCGAGCCAGCTTGAAAAAGAAGATGCAAAAACCATTTCAGAATTTATAATTATAGATAATGAGTTGGAAACTCAAAGAAGAGATAAATTGAAACAAATGGAAAGTAAAATGAGGATGACATAAAATGGCGGCAAGAATGGATATTAGAGGTGCAGGAGGAACATTTACAAGTGGGTGGGGAGCTGGAGATACCATAGAGATAAGAATCAATGTTACATCGGATGCTGACACCTCTGGCATTGAAATAACAAAAAGTGGATTGGCGGATTTACAAGGCGCTACAAAAATAACTGCAACAACAACGATGGATTTTTCGAGAGCTAATCGAGAAAATACAGAAACTTTACAGGAAAGAATAGCTCCTCTTCGCAGCGCAAGCTGGGATTTCATGCTTATGGGCAGAGCCTTATCAGTTCTTAATAATTATTTTTTCAACCATAATGAAGTTTTGAAATTAGTTACAGCAACAGTTTATGGAGTTGGTGCTGCAATGAGGATTGTTGTAACTGCTGTAGATTTGTTTAGGATAGCACAAGAACTTGGTTTAATTGGAGATGCTCAAAAGGTTATATCAAATGAGGCACTGGCGACTTCTTATACCCATGTTGCTTCCGCTGCGTGGGCTGCAACTGCTGCTGAAACTGCTGCTGCGGCTGCGGGAGGCGTTGCAGGAGCTGTGGCAACTTATGCACCAATAGTATCAACAATAGCATATCTACAAAAAGGAGGAGTTGTTACAAAAACAGGCCTTGCGCTTGTACATAAAGGTGAAACTGTTATACCAGAAGGAATGAATATATATAACTTTACAACGGCAAACACAAATACGTTTATGCAAAAAGAAATGCCCAGTCCATTAACAGTGGGAAATCCCCCAATTTATAAAAATGAAGTTTTTCCGTCCTCAAATACAACTACAAATACATCAACAATGATAGCAAATATGTATAACTATAAAAACGAAGTTGTTCCACCAATGGGAGTAAATGTATATACGCAAAAAAGTGAACCAATAATACAAACACCTGCTGGAACTAATTTAAATAATATAAATATTACTTTGAATACTGGACCTGTTTCATCAACTGTAGATATTGATAACATGATGGATACTGTAGCTTGGAGAATGGCTCAGGAAGCTCGAAGAAGAGGCGGCAGATAAATGGTAATCAAAATTTATAATAACATAAGAGAACTCTTTCCATATTTTCCTCAGAAAATTGAATACTATGAGGATTCTTATAATGCTTCGGGAAGCATTTTTGGCACAAACTGGCTTTCTGAAAGCTTTGCTCTTGGAGACTTTGGTTTAGGAAAAAGTATCAATATATGGTCTATACAACTTAAGCTTTTTAAAGTTGGTGTTCCACCCTCAATATGGGCATGTATCTATAATTCATCTCTTGGCTTTCCTTCAGGATTGGTTATATCTAGCGGGGCGTTTGCTTCGGCAGATATAACTTCAAACACCACGGGGAGCTGGTATGATATTAGAGTGATTCCAAATATAATATTGAGACCGGGCATTACATATAATATTGTTGTAAGACCAGTTTTAGGTACAGGAGACACATCTAATTGTATATATTGGATGGGAGTAAGTCCGGGTGTTTATAGTGGAGCAACATGGCAAGAAGATGGATATTATTCAACCGATGGAGGAGGCAGTTGGTTGGCATATATTCCAACATATAAAAACTTCAACTTTAGAATTATTGGTACACCCTTAAAATCTGGAATTGCCAATCAAATTACGGAACAAAAAATTCAAAGAACGGTAGTACACGATATTCCAATGGCTAACTTTGATGTTATACAAAGTATGGGAACAAAAAACAGAGTTTTCGCTATTAAGGGTTATACGTATAATGATTCAGGTTCAGCATGGCTTAGAGCTTTGCCTGGAACAACTGGTTCAATAAATTATATTGATGAAAGAGGATATAATATAATACCTATAACAAATGTATTCTTTTCAAAAATCGATTTTGAAGACCGAGGTGGAAGACCTCAGGAAAGAAGTTTCACTTTAGATGTAATTGAGGTAATATAATGTCTGCTCCAGCAATTCCAGTTTACAGAGTTGAATTTTGGAGTGGCTCAACTCTTAAATATGCTTTCGGTTATGGCGCCACAAATTATGTGACTTCATTAAGTGTAAAACAGGGCTTAACAAGCACAATTGGATCTTTTGAAATTATAATACCAGATACAACAGCTATACTTGGTGTGCCCGGAGCTTTTAAAGATATTAATGTTTTTGAAGATGTAAAAATTTGGTATGGATATGATATCACTGGTAGCACGAACCAATTTGCGGGAAAAATTGAAACAATAAGAAGCGAATTTTCTGCAAGAAATGGTTGGTTAAGAACTTTTATAGGTAGAGATTATAAAGAATGCATGGATAGAATCTTACAAAGTCGTGGATATTATCATGATGATTTATTTCCTGAGGATGATGCTGCTGATAATATTGTAAAAAGTTTAAGAAATCTTTGTACTGGCTCTACAAAAGGAAATCTAAGTACAGATGATGCATATATTGTGGCTTCAGCTACAGAATATCCTTCGAGTGTAGAAAATGAAAAAGTTTTTAATATTATGAAAACTATTAGTGATTTTGTAGCCTATGATTTTTATGTTGATGTTAATAAAAAATTACATTGGCTTCCAAGAGATAGTGTAGCTGGAGCAGAAGTCTTCACAACTGGTGCAAATATTAAAGATTACAGGGTAGATAGAGAATTATCACATGTTATAAACCAAGTTTATGCTTTTGGGCAGAGGGATCCAAGTTGGACTGGTAGTGATTGGCCCCAAGACCACGATATTTGGACTGAAACTGGAAGTGAAACCACAGGAAGCAGTTGGACTTCAAGAGTTACAGATGTCATACGTGGAATTGACACTGGCTCAACACGTATTTATGATGACATTAATAAAATTTCTGGATCTTATTCTATTGATTTTTACATTGGAAATCCAGGATTTCAAAATGGAGATAATGTGGTATTTACCGCAACTAAAACATTACCAAAAACTTTGTTCGTTACAAATGGAGACTTTTTGCATGTATATTACGGAACTTTGTGGGCATTAGAAACTCCAGTAAAATGTTATGTTAGGCTTGAAACTGATTCAAACAATTATTTTGAATCAAGAATAGAAGACCATTATAAATGGTGGGGAATTGGTGGGGGATATGCAGGATATTTAGAATATACTTTATTTCTTGGGCCAGAATATGAAGGGTTTAGTCAGATAGGAAGTCAAGACTCCACAACAGGATCCTACCGTTGGAAAAGAATAGGGTATCCAGATTGGTTTAATATAAATTCAATTACATTTCTTACAAGTGGGTCTTGGAATGGCGGTGCTGTTGGACAGGCAAACATATTTCTTGATGGACTTTATATTGGAACAAAATTTCAAGCAATTGGAAGTAATATTACAAGTCAAAATTTATATGGATTTAGGCCGCAGATAGAAAATTCAAATACATATAATAGTAATCTATATTGCCAAAATATTGCAGATACGTTAATTATAAGACAAAAAGATCCAATAATTCAAACAACCATAACTGTAACAGGAAGTCCAGGTTTACAAGTCGGAAATATGTATTTAATAAATATAGGTTCAGAAGGATTTACTCCTGCAAATTTGGCGCTTATAGATTTAGAACATAAATTTGATAGTCAAGGTTATACATCGATATGTACTTTTACAAATAAAGTTGAATTAGGAAATGTTATTCCAATAATAAACTATCCAGTTATGGCATCTCAACATCAATGGAACTTTTGGGAATGGCTTAGAAAACGTTTATTTCCGGGAATACCTGGAATGCCTCAAAACATTCCATAGAGCTTTTTGTGCTTCAAAGCAACGTTTTGCCACGAAGTTTCTATGGAAGCTTTTTCTGCCTGTTCAACCAAAGTTTTCTGCAAAACTTCATCCTGTAGAACTTTCAATATCGCATTATAGAGAGCATTAATATCGAAACGCGCAACGGTATAACCTGTAATATCTTCAACACATGGATCATCTGTTTTTATAATTGGTCGATGACCAGCCATAGCTCTGTGCGCGGCACCGCTGGCTGAGGCACTGCCTCTCATATAGTTCAAAACAATTACATCTGCAGCGCCGAACCATGTTGGCACTTTATCTTCTGGAACCCACTGGGTTATAATTAAATCTTTTGGTCCAAGCCCAGATTTTATTGCGGCTTTTAAAATGTTCGCAACATATTGCGATTTCTGCAATATAGGGTGAACGCCGCCGGCATGAATTAAAATTGCTTCTGGATAAGTTTTTTTAACTTCTGAAAGAATATTCGTTAGCTCTAGCAAGCCTTTGGATTCCCAAATAAATCCCCATGATAAAATTATCTTTGCATTTTCTGGAAGTTGAAGCTCCTTACGAGCTTCAGTTTTGGTGGGAACATCTATGAGTTTTGTGCCATGCGGAATCAATTCGATTTTATCTTTTGGACAGTTCCAACTTTCAAGCATATTTTTGCAAGTATTCGTATGTACTATGAGCCTATCAGCATGGTGAAATGTTTCTGTGAAATAGGTTGAAAGCTGCTCATTTGGTGGAACTATATCATGGATTGTAAGAATGGGCTTTTTAATCTTTTGCAAAAGCTGTATCCAAGCATAGGTATTGTTGAACAATCCAAACTGATGTTGAATATGAATTATATCATAGTTATGACTTTCTTTGATTAATCTATCATAGAACTCTGTTCTTTTCCAACAATTGAAGAATGGAAATTTGGGTTGAAAATCCGGAGTAATAGCTTTTTCATCTGGAAAAGGAAATTCTGATAATCCTGTGACAGAAATTTTTGAATTTTGCAGAGCGTTGCCGAGATACGTACTATAGGTTGAAAGGCCACATTTAACTCCGAAGGTTGAAACTAATCCTAATTGCATTTTTCATAAATCTCCATATGTTTTTTTGCTATAGATTCAAATGATGTTTCGTGGGCATAGTCAATAGCGCCTTTAGCTATTTTATCAGCATAAAGTTTATCAGATAAGCATTTCGAAATGGCTTCTACCATATGGGCATCATCAGCTTTGCAGCATTGAATGCCATCCTGAAACTCTGAAAGGCGCACATCTTGAGAATTCATGATTATGGGTCTGTTAGTGCATAGGACTCGATGGCCGGATGCTGATGCGCTATATAAACCGGAAACCCAGTGGTAATTTAGCATCACTATGTCAGATAACCCTAGCCAAACATTTAATTCATCTTCTGAAAGAAACTTTCCTAAAGGATATACATATTTGATTAGGTTTAATTTGATGATTTCTTTGAGACATTCTTTTGTGTGAATTTTCCAAGCATCTGGAGCCAATGGATGAAGTCCACCAGCAAAAACTAGATGAATATTTGGGAATTTCTGAAGCAATTCAGGCATCAATTTAACAAGTTGAACCATTCCTTTGTCGGCTCCATAGAATCCTGGCTGTATTATGTAAATTTTATTGGAAAGACCCAGTTTTTTAAGAGCTTCTTCTTTTGTAATAGAATCAAAAATTGTTGAACCTAGAGGTATTACAGATATATCTATATTTTTATTCCATTTCAAAAATTCGTTTTTAGTGGTTTCGTTGCCAACAATAACTTTGTTGTTCAAGCTACTGTACCATAATGCAATTTGCTGCACCTCATTGTTTACGAAATTTGGAAATGGTAATACATTGTGAAAGGTCATACAGGTTCTTATACCATTTATATGTAATGTATCCAAAAATTTAAGATGAAGACTGTTTGGGTTATAAGATTCACTATACATAGATGATTCGAATTGTACATGAACTAGGTCTGGCTTATAATCCAATATTTCTTCGAGTTCTTCTTGATAAGAGCCTCCTCTAATATAGCATCGTTTATAAAAAATGTTTGCATCTTTGTTTATTGGCTCAAGCTCTTTTTGGGTATGTTCTGCAAAAATCCTCAATTCACAAAGTTTGGAAAGCTCGTTGCATAATTCTTCAGTATATTTTGCAACTCCACAGGCTGTGCGCCATGTGGTTACCATTGCTATTTTCATTAAACAATCATCCTTTTCATATTATCATCGAGGCCTTGTTGAAACTCTTTGAGTTTTTTCTTATTCATTTTTTTGGTTACAATTTCTGTGAATTTTATGTCAAGTTCTATGAATTTCGTAGCAAAATCTTTGAATTTTTCATGTAAATCTTTTAGTTCTATGTCGGAAAGAATTAGCACATTTGAATCTGCAACATTAATTTTTTTATTAAGTTCAATAGAAATCCATCCATTGATCCAATTTTGCCAGCCAACCATAGATTCATACATTGAACTATGTATGTAGCTTAACTGTGTTGTTATTTGAATTCTGTCTCCTTTGATTCCAAATCCTTTGATATTTTCCAAAAGTTCTTTTCTTCTTTTAATCCATTCTACATTTGGATTTTCTTTCATTTTTTATCACTCCCTTTTTGTATATATAACATGGGCAACAATACACGTATCAGTCATAATTTTATATTTATTTTTTTCACACTTTAAATACATAATTTTATTTGAATCGTCATGTAAATAACCTTCATGAGTTTCAACAATATATTCTGGTACTAACTGCCAAACTTCATCTCGAATATTAAACAGGTGTATTTCAGCTCCTTCAATATCGCTTTTCACAATATCTGGTTTATATGCAATAATTAAATTTTCTATTTGTTTGGGATTATCTATCCACATAAAAATTGGAATTATTTTTCCATTAAATAATTTACTGTTTTCTAGCAATTCTGCAAAAACATTTCTTCCTTGAAAATTGAAATTTCCTTCAACTGCTATAACAAACTTTGCTCCATTATTTAGAAAATATTCTGCGGAGTCTCCATTGGATGCACCCAAGTCCAAGATGATTTTATTTTCATATGATGCACCAATAAGTTTTGTATTGTAATGAGCTTCTACGTTTTCAAAAGGATTTAGTATTTTTGACATTTTTTTTCTTCCTCAAAATATTTTCCCCATTTCTTAATAAAAACTTTTCGGTTTTTTGGCAATACTACATAGGTATAATATCGTTGCGTATCTTGCGTAATATTTGTGGTTGCAGCAACATAATGAACCAATTTTGCTGTTGTACATACCAAAATTTTAAATCCTGCAACTTTTATTCGCATAATATAATCTTCAGCTTCATACATACATGGACAAAATTCTTCATCCATATATCCTATTTTGTTTAAAACCTCTTTAGAAATCATTGCGCACGCGGTATTTGTATTATCAACTTCTACAAATGGTTTAGGAAGCTTTTCCGGATTGTCACATGGGTCAAATCCAACAGAACTCCAATCTTCAGGATTCCTATTAAATTTACCAAGAGGTGGGCACGCTAAAGTTCCAGAAGGAGAATATTGTATTGCTCCAACCATTCCAGCCTTTGGTTCTAATGTAAATACATTCAACATTTCTTTAAGACAATTTTTATCTAAAATTGTATCATTATTTAAAAATAGTATGTATTTTGAATTTGTATTTTTCAATCCAATATTATTACCTAGTACATAATTCAAATTTTCTGTATTTTTAATGATTTTAACTGGCTCTCCTTGTTCATGTAAATATTCCAAAAGCTTTAAGGATATGTCTGTAGAAGCATTATCAACAACTATTATTTCATATTCAGTTTTTGAAATTGTATTTTGAAAAATTGAGGCTAAACAACCTGCCAAATATCTCCAATTATTATGATTTACTATGATTATGTTTAAAAGTTTTTCTTCTGTCATTTTATTTTGCACACCTTATTATAGATTTCTACACATTGTTTTGAAACATTTTTACAGCTTGTTTTTTCAGCCAATTCAAGAGCACCATTTGAAAGTTGTTTTTGAATTTCAGTTTTTGTATAAAGATCCATTATAGTTTCTACAAGATGATTTGGAGCAAATTTTTTACAATCTACATTATCTGTAAAGGCAGATAATTTGGGGCTTGTACTCAATATTAGGGGTTTACCAAATGGCAATAAGCCATGAACGCTTGCTGTACCAGCATAGCCAAATATCATTGATTGGTTGGAAATAAAGAAATCTGCAGCGGAACAATACAAATCTATTTCATCTTTTGTTAAAAATTTATTTACGAAAATTACTCTATCTTTAACTTTAAGTGCAGATTTAATACATTCTTTCATATAAACCTTATCTAAATCCATTGAAAAAGGATGCATTGTTCCCGCAAAAACCATTTTAAAATTCGGTATATGAATATGCTGAATATTATCAATGATTTCTTTCATGCCTTTGTTTTTACCATAAAATCCAGGTTGCATCAATATAAAATCTTTTTCGTTTAAACCCAGTTTTTGTCTTGCTAAAAGTTTGTCGGTAATAGTTACATTTGGAGTTCCTAGAGGGATAATATATACTTGAGCTTCTGGAAACCATTTTTTAATTCCATTTTTAGTTGATGGATTTGCAACAAAAAATATTGCTTGCAAATTTTTATACCAATTATATATTTGTTTTTCATCTGGGAAGTATTCTGGTACATCATGCATGTATAAAATAATTTTTATTCCAACATTTCTCAAATTTTCAATAATTTTTTGAAATGCGCTATTTGGATCATAAGATAATTCATTGAATAAGCCACCAACAAATTGTATATGTATTACATTTGGTGAATATTCCTTGATTTTTCTTTCTAAAATTTCGAATCCTTGACCACGCTGCCAACATCTTTCGTAATCGATATGAATATTTTTATTTATTGGCCCAATTTCTGTTTCAGGAGGAATAACATTTTCTGCGAATATTTTAAAAGAATCAACTTGTTTTACAAGTTCTATGACAAGATTTTCTGTGTGCTGAGCGTTGCCGCATTGAACCCGAAAAGGACTGACCATTCCAACTTTCATTTAGTTATATTCTCCTAAACTCAGCATAACCAAGAGTTGTGTCATGCTCTATTTTAATCCATTTGTTATTATTTAACATAAAAGCGTTAATGGCATCTTCTACACTTTGATACTTTGAATCATGTATAAATATTCTACCTAATGGAGAAACCTTTTCAGGATAACAAACTAATTGTGCTATAACATGCTGAGTTTCATGATTCGAATCTAAAAGCAGAATATCTATTTTTTTATCTATTTGTGATGCAAACTCTATATCATCACCAATATGAAGATGCCAATATTTTTTTAACCCATACTTTTCTATAAAATCTTTAAGTGATTTTTCTGGGAAAATTATATCGCAGCTATAAACTTCTCCATTTGTTTCTTTAGCTCCTAAGAGGCATACTCTTGTTGAACAACCACCGCGAATCCCTAAATCTACAATGATTTTAGCATTAAGTTCTAAAATTGTATCATAAAGAATTTTTCCTTCTTTTTTATAATCGCTTGTATAATGCTCTATATATTCAATTGCATTTATTTCAATATTATTTTGATTATATGTAAAGAGTGAATCTGATTCATCACTCATCTTATTGAATCGTACTCCTTTATTTGACTTAATGTGTATTTATACATATTTGTTTTTCCTGAATAATAATTCTTATACCATAAAACAGTTTTTTCTAAAGTCTCATCTATGGAATATTTTCCTTTCCAACCTAGCAATTTTTTAGATTTTTCACAATCCAGCTTTAAAAGCTCGGACTCTGGCATTGTTTTATCTGAATCAATTGTAATGTAGTCTCCAGAACCCCAATAACGAATAATTTTTTTAATCAACTCTTCAACCGTAAGATAATTTGTTTCTGGAGGACCAAAATTCCATGCATCCGAATATTTTGGGCCTTCTAACAATTTTGATCCAAGTAATAAATATCCATAAAGGGGATCCATAATAAACTGCCATGGTCTAACAGCTTCTGGCATATATGTTGTTGCCTTTTCTCCTCTTTGCAATTTTTTAATTGTTTCTGGAATTATTCTTACCGCCCAATCTCCTCCCCCAAGAATGTTTCCAGCTCGTGCAGTGGCTACTTGTATATTTTTTGATTTAAAAAATGCACGCCTATAAGAATCTGTAACGATTTCAGCACAAGCTTTACTTGAACTATATGGATCATTTGCTCCCAATTTGTCTGTTTCTTTATAAATATAAGGATATTTATCTTCATAAACTTTGTCTGTTGTTATTATGATTGCAGCCTTAATACCGTCTGTTCTTTTAATTGATTCAAGAACGTTAATTGTTCCCATAACATTTGTCTCAAATGTTAATTTAGGATTCATATAAGATTCTTTAACAATTGGTTGCGCGGCAAGATGAATAACAATTTCTGGGTCAATTATCTTGAAAAAATAAAGCAAGGAAGCAAAATCTTTTATATCATCAAAATGTGTATCAATTTTTGTGCTTAAATTTAAAATATTAAACATATTGGGTTCTGTTGGAGGAGGAAGAGAATATCCATACACATTTGCTCCAAGAGACTGCAGCCATAAAGATAGCCACGAACCCTTAAACCCAGTGTTGCCGGTTATAAGCACCTTTTTATTTTTATAAATTTCTAAGGAAGACATTTTTACTTTCCCTTATTTTTTTCTTTTATTTCCCTCAAATTTTTGTTTGGATTAACAAAAGTTAATTTTTTATCACAAGCTTCCTCATAAAGTTTCCAGTTATTATCAGATTTGTTTTTATCCTTTAAATCTGCTTTTAATTCTATAACATCAACATGGTCTTTATCTTGAATTTCAAGAGACCAATTTGATAGATTAATAAATGCTTTATGTCCTTTATTATACATTCTAATGCCAATTTCGCAATCTGTCCAACCATAACCATTATCAAATCTTTCATCAAACCCATTTATTTCAAGAAACATTTCTGTAGGAGCCATCGAGTTTCCACCATAATTCCATCCTGGCAATGCTTCTAAAATAAGATTATCTTCTTTGAATATATCTGTTGGAAGCCCCAAAAGCCTATAATCTTGAGGACTTGATACTATATGTTCACCGAAATGGATGTTCAAATAATCTTTTATTCCACTTTTTTCTTCTAAAAACTTTGAAATGTTTTTATCTTGTTCTTTGGGAATTTCAATTATTCCCGATAAATATTTTTCGATTGGAAAATTTGTTGAATATGTAAAATAGCGAGCGCCCAAACTTAGAAAATCCTTTGAAGCAACAAGCAAATGTTTTTCAAGCCACCTATAAGGAAAATACATACAGTCGTTGATATTCATAATATAATCGCCTGTGCTGTGGACAATTCCTTCGTTCAAAGCCTTTGCATTTTCGGGTACCGTTGACTCACAATAAACATGGGTTGTTGAAATATTGAATTTTTTAGAAAGATTTTTTACAAGTTCTTTATGCAATTCATATTGTTCCTCTATTAACACAACTTCAAAATTTTTGATTGTTTGGTGTGACAGTGATTCATAGAGCATTTCATATTTGGGGGTTTTTCTGAAAGTTACTAAGACTATAGAGACCTTTTTTGAATTTAATTGCGAATAATCAATTTGATTTATTTTGAAAAAAACTAAAGGTGGGGCATTAATCATAAGAAGTTTCAACCGGGTTTATTATCATTTCCTTAAAGAATATTTTTCTATCTAAAAATGGATACATATCTTCAAGCGGTCTTGATGTAAACGAACCATCTGGATTTTGCTTTCCAAGCACTGTTAAAATTGGTTGGTTATAAAGACACATAACTTCACATATTACTGGTCCTTTATGATTTAAAACATCATCTATAATTCTTGGAAGAGATTTACTGTTATCAGCCTTGAAATACATTATATCATAGGCATTAGCTATCTTTGATGTATCTGGAAATGAAACGCCAGTTTCTGGGGTGCAAGCATTAAGCCTTTTGAAAAAGTTCATTTGAGTATTTCTCATTGTGAGATACCCTCCATTATTCCAGACAAAAATTTTAACTGGTAAATTATGATGTTTTATTGTTTGCAATTCATGAATGTTAAATTGGAAAGAGCCATCGCCGCAGATGCCTATGACTTCTCCTTTATTTTTTGCTAAGCTGACGCCCACACAAGCTGGAAGCGTGAATCCCATGGTCGTTTGAGCCGCACTAAAAATGAATCTTTGGGAACCACTAATATGAATTCCTTGGGCGGGAATAAACATATTTGATCCTGCATCGCCTACAATAGCATTGTTTGGACGCAGTTTTTGAGAAAGTATTTCTGCAAAGTAATACAGATTGATTTTTTCGCTTTCTGCAAAGCTTGGTGAATATGTTTTGAAGATTTCTTTCCAATGTTGGCATATTTCAACCCAAGAAGATTTTGCTGTCTTTAAACAAATATAATTCATCATTTCAAAAAATTTTTTCAAATCACATTCAATAAATAAATCTATTTTAACAGTTTTCTTTTGGTGCTCAATAGAATTTATATCAACTACAATTTTTTTGGCTTCTCTGGCAAACCAATTAAACCTCTGGCTTGTGGAACTAACTGCAAGTCTTGAACCTAAAACTAAAACTAAATCCGAATTTTGAATCGCAAAATTTCCTGCACGGTCACCTTTAGTTCCAATATTACCAATATATAATGGATTATCATATTCAAGAATGTCAATTCCTAACTTAGAGGCAACTACTGGAAGATTGTTTTCTTCTATGAATTTTTTAAATTCGGATATAGATTTAGCAAGTCGAACTCCTTGTCCAACCAAAACTATAGGTCTTGAAGCTTGTTGAAACATCATCACCATTTTTGAAATTTCTTCACTAATAGGTTTCAATACTTCTCTGGATGGTACAAACTCTGAAAGTTTTGTTTCATCAATTTGGGCACATTGAATATTCATAGGTATGTCAAGCCACACGGGTCCCGGACTTCCATGGGTTGCAACATGAATTGCCTTTTGTAATTCATATTTTATATCTTCTGGCTTTTCAACCATTTTAGCATATTTTGTGATGGGTTCAACAATTGATAATATATCGGCTTCTTGTCCACCAAATTGTTTTAGTTTAAGACCCGAGCCTTTGATTGTTTCCCAAAGGTTGTTGTTACCTGAAATAATTAGAATTGGAGCGTTATCTTGATATGCATCCAAAACTCCAGTTATTGTATTTGTGCCGCCGCAACCTGTTGTTACACAGACAACTCCAAGTTTGCCACTGTATTGTGCGTAAGCTTTAGCAGCCATGGTCGCAGCTTGTTCGCCATGTGTACAGACGTATTTTATGGGTCCATAACCAACCGCATCGTTGAGAAACATGGCTCCGCCACCCGGAATCATGAATATATATTCGATTCCATATTCATGTAAATATTTTACAATATATTCTGAAGTTTTCATAGGAGACATGCAGATTCTTCCTTTATGGTTTTCAGAGATGTATATTTTGGTTTGTAACCGAGAATCGCTGCTTTCCTTTTAAAAGTTGAAGCATAAATATCTTTACCCACAGAACTAAAGCTTTTATATCTGTTATCGAATTTTACCTTTAATCTACATTTATCTTGAAAATACCGAAGTATTTCAAACTTTGAAATGGGACTTAGACTGTATATATCAAATCCTTCATTTAAATGTTTTGGTTTAAGGGATAACTCTATAAGATTAATAAGGTCTTTTGGATTTATATAGTCCCTAATCATTTCTCTCTCGTTTGTTACAAATACCGTTTTAGTTAAAATTGCCTTTATCAAAGCACTCATAAAAAATTTGGAATCAAGATTTGTAAAACGAGTAAAAAATGAATACAATCTAATATCAACTATATTTAAAGCTGGAAGAGACCTGTGTTTTGCTTCGGCATTTATCTTTGAAATCTGATAAAAATTCTTTTTTTGAAGGTCATCAACAAAAAATTGATTATGAACAGCACCAGAACTGATAAAAATATATCTTGTGTTTGGATGTTCATTTAAATAACTTAGGACTTTATTATCATATTCTTCGGTTACAAGAAATAACTGCACTCCAGCGGTTTCAATCTCCTCTGGATTTCCAAAGCCAACACAATTTATAATTAAATCATAATCATAGTTGAAAAAATCTGAATAAGGATAAACAAGATATCCTCCTTGAGGATCTTCAATTTGTTCCCTAGAAAATTGGTAAATTTCATTATTATCTCGTAATTGCCAGTAAATATTTGTTGCAACATGCCCCCTGGCGCCCATAATAGCTATCTTTTTTTGATTCATATAATCACGTATATTTTAATGACTAAATTTCTTTCAATTGTTTTTCATAAGATTTTTTTGCAAGGGAACCCAACCCAGCTACAGTATTAAACTCTGTGTGTATGAATAATGGATTTTTCTGCACAAAATAATCTATGGCATTTTTTACTCCTATTTGTCTTGTATCATGCAAAAATATGTATCCAGCAGGATCGAATTTTTCTGTTGACAACTCAATTTCTGCAACAGTATGTTCAAATGAATGGCTTGTATCTATAAATATTAAATCATAATAGTTTTTAGGAGCGTTTTTTAGAAATTCCACCGAATCTGAATGTATTAATTCAACATATTTATCAAGATGAAAATCTTCAAGAATTTTTCTGGAAATTTTAATATTTTCTTCGCTGAAATCAACGCTTGTAAAGGATGTACTTGGCAACTGTGCTTTAGCAAAGGCGAAAGCTTTTGTTGCATTTGCCTCTACTCCTATTCCAAGTTCAAGAATATGGTTAAACCCCATGTTTTTAGAAAAATTATATAGTATCAATATATCTTCTTGCATACTTAAACCTTTTTGAAACATAAAAAAGGTTTTTAAAGTTTCCCATTCTTCATTACTTATCTTCATCTATTTCACCACCAAAGATTTTATCTTATAAGTTGCTAAACTTAAACCCTCATCTAATGAGGTTTGTGGGCGCCATTCTAAATAATCAAAGGCTGGACCCCAATCTCCAACGAGCTTATTAATTTCAGTTGGGCGAATTTTTATATTCCAAATTATTTCGCCTTTAAAATCGGCAATTTTTTGAATTTTTTCAGCAAGAGTTTTTATAGATGTTCCGATTCCAGTGCATAAGTTTATGGCTCTGCATTTTTCAAGGTCTTTTGTTGTTTCAATTGCTTTGATATATCCATTAACATGGTCATCCACATAGAGCAAATCTCTAGTTGCATCGGGATTTCCCAAGATAACCTTATCTTTTGTAAGCATTTGATATATAATGCTTTCAGTTACAAATGTAAAATTCTTTGTTCTACCATATGTATTGAACGGGCGTAGAATAACTGATGGAAAACCATTTGCTATTTTACAATAATCAAGATAATAATCTGAAGCAACTTTGGCTATGGCATATGGTTGATTGGGAAAAAGAGGAGCATTTTCTTTTATTGGAAATTGTGTTTGATTGCCATATTCTTCAGAAGTTCCCGCAAAAATAAATTTTTGCAAGTTTGATAATCCTTCACAGGCTTTTTGAATATTTACTGTTCCAAGAAATGTAATTTCAAAATTTTCTTGAGCATGTTGATGCCCATAAGCGACCGAAGAGACTGAAGCAAGATGAACTACCACATCGGGATTTATTTCCTTTAAGGATTTCTTTAGAAAATGCCCATCAATAAGGTCTCCATAAACAATATTGGTGCCTTGGGGAAGTGTAATTTTGCGGTCTGTAACATTTCTACATAATACATATATTTCATGGTTTCGTTCTAACAGTTTATTTACAAGGTTTTCTCCAATAAACCCTGTTCCTCCGGTTATAAAAATCTTCATTTATTTTCTCCTGCAGTAAACAATATGTAATCCTTTATTTTCGGGACTATTGCGTTCTCCTTTATATTCTGAACAATAAACAGGATTCCAATAAAATATGAAATCATCCAAAATTTCAAAGTTATTTTTCAAAAACATATCTTTAATATAAGTGTAAAGACATTGTGGATCACAAACAGGAGTATGATGAATACAACTACCATGAATCTCAATAATATATTCTTTATGTTGCTGCAATATTCGTGGATCAACTTCTAATAGCCACATTTCAGCTCCTTCTATATCCATCTTTACAATATCCGCCGTTTCTAAAAGAACTCGCTCCATTGTATATTTATCTTGGATATTAACATTTACAATTTTGCTTATTTGAGGAATCTCTTGAGCATTTTTTGTTAATCCTGAAGTATCTGTATCCACACAAATAATGTTTTTTGCTCCTCTTTCTATGAAAAATAATGCAGTGCTTCCAACATCTGCGCCAACGTCTAAAACAATTTTATCTAAATAGTTGGCAACGCCCCAACTTGTTTCATAATCTTCTTTTGTTAAATCTTGCCACTTCATAATTTTTCAACTTCATCCAAAACTTTTTGCGCTCGATGTATAGACAAATTATATTTCAGGGAAACTTCTCTTGCCTTTTCTCCAATTTTTAACAAAACTTCTTTTTGAGGAAGATACTCTTCTGCAATTTTAACCGCTTCTTCAGCAGTGTCAAATTTTAAACAACTTTCTTTATCAACAAAATCATTATCTATTTTTATCATTGGGCGACTACATAACATGGGGCAAGCAAAATAGGGTAATTCCCAATATCTGTAAGTATCCCAACTAGCGCTTGGAGTTGAAAGACAAAGCCAATGCCTGCGCACTTCTTCAAGATATTTCATATATTGAAGAGAATGCCCACCAAAATTACATTTAAAACTTGTCTTTTTAAATGCTTCCATAAGTTGGCCACGCAAAGGGTTTGCACCAAGACTACCAAAAAGACTTATATCTCCTGTTTTTTCTATGTTGGGAAAATCATATTTAAACATTTTTGCAGCAAAGGGCAAATTAAATACATCTTTGGGATAAGTTTGATTGATATAATATTCCTTTTTAAAATATAAATCATGGGGAATATGGTACCACATATTCGGAAAATCGCCGCCATCAATTATAACAACGGTTTTTCCAGATTTTTTGAATTCCGGTGCCTCTTTATGTTCACCTATATCTCCTGGCGCTCTAGCGTAATTATTAATTAAAACATCACAGTCAAACAATGAAGAAATTTCATTTGGCTCTCGCAAAAATTCGTTTGTATATGAATAACCACCATGTAAATCTTGGTTTGGATCATTGGGCGCAATATACAAATCTTTTATATAAACGTTTTTTCGGCCCAATAAATAAACCATACCCTCTGCCACAATGTCGAAAAGATAATCACCAATATTTGAGCCGCAAAGTGCTACAGTTTTAATTTTCATTTTTCTTTTTCCTAGGTTTTTTCCCAAAATATTCATCAAGAACGGCTTCTAAGAATGTATCATTAATAACATTTGCAAGAACAACTGTGGTTCCTGAGGGGCCTGTAGCTTCTATAATCTTATCTCCTTCAATCTTGACGTTTTCCGTTTTAAAATTTTTATCAAGACAGAATGCCAATAATGCAAAGTTTGAACCATCAGCGATGGTGTAATAGACAGCATCTTCATCGCCGAGTTCATACTTTAAAACATAGCAACTTGAACTTGGCTTAATAAATTCTCGAAGGTTTTCAAATTGCATAACTTGGACTCTTGTATTGTCTATCAGCAAAAAAACATCTCATATACATATAAGCAATACAAGTATTTAAGTATTTTGGTCTTTGTGAAACTTTGCATAGCATTTGTTCTGCCATTTTACTAAAGTAAACCTGAATTTGCATTCACATTTGGGGCAGACCCAGATTTCTCCACTTTTACTATCTTCGGCTTTAAGCTCGGATCCGCAATGACATTTCATTTTTTCAATCCCAATTTTGATTCAATAACTTTGAAGCAATTTTCACAGGCGTCCCAAGTTCCACAAATTTCTCCGGGATATCTCAAGATTACTTCATAAACTTTATCTGGAGGAATCTCATTATGGCAATAATCGCAAAAAACTTTGTTCATTTCATCCGCCAATTTTAACGTATTTTCTTTCTTTAAATTCTTGTTGCTTTCCAATATTCCATTTATTTACTGGTCGATAATATCCCACAACTCTTGAAAATACTTCAGTTCGCTTACCACAGCTTGGGCAGATTTCAACCTCTCCGTTGTAGAACTTACCTTCACCTGCGCAGACTGAAAAGGTTCTTGTAATGTCAAAATATGGAATCTTCGAAGCAGCTATAGTTTGAATCAATTTTTTTACGCTGTTAATATCATCTGTTTCATCGCCAACGAAAACTCGGAAGACTGTTCCGCCTGAGAATAGTGGTAATAACTTTTCTTCGATTTTCAAACGTTCCCAAACGTCCATGGCTTCAGATGGTGGAATCAACAACGATGTATAATATGGTGCTTCCTTTGTTCCCAAAGTTTTAATGTTAGCATACTTCTCCAAGTCTTTCTTGGCTAATCGGTATGAACTACCTTCAGCTGGAGTCATTTCAAGATTAAACAGCTTTTTAGTTTCTTTCTGAATTTCTTTGATTTTACCTCTCAAGAATGATAGTATTTTGTAGCCTAGCTCTGCATTATCTATCAAGCCTTTGCCTGTAAAGTTTAAGCAAAGCTCGTTAAGTCCTACTATACCAATTGTTCTAAAGTAATGGTCTAGATTCAAATCATAGTATTCTGAAAAGGGAGAAAGACCCGCTTCATAACCTTTGCGTATCATCTGCTCTTTAATTAATAATTCTTCAACAGCGAGCTTTAGCAAAGCTGTAAGACGTTCATAAATTTCATCCTCTGTTTTTGAGAGATATCCAATTCTTGCGAGATTAAGTGTAACAACTCCGAGGCTGCCTGTGGAATCACCCATGTTCCATAGTCCACCAGCAGAAGACAATTCTGATGTATCAATATTCAATCTGCAACACATGGCTCTAACGGTTTCTTCTGAAATGCCTGAGCCAATATAATTCATGAAATAAAATGATCCCAATGTAATGTCTTCTATGAGCATCATTCTAATGGCTTCAGAATCCCAATTTATGGCTTTAGTAAGATTAATTGTGGGAATGGGAAATGTAAAGGGGCGCATTTTGCCATCGCGATCCATGAGAATCTCTGAGAAAGCTATATCAAACATTTCAATCTCTTTTTCATAATCGCTGTAACATGGATTGTCTTTAACTTCGCCGCCTATTATGGCGGGGCTGTTCTTAAGATATTTAGGAACGCCGAAGTTTAATGAAACATTGCTGAAGGGCGTTTGAGAGGCTGAGCGCAATGTAAAATTCAAGTTAAAGATTAATCTTTGAATGTCCTGTTTTACGTGATTGAAATCAAGTTTGTCATGTCTGATAAACGGTGCTAACAAGGTATCTACATCATTAAATGCAACAGCACCCGCAGTTTCCATTTGAATCATGTAAAGATAATTCATCACATGGTCAACAACGGCGCTAAAATGTTTTGCGGGTTTAGAAATCAGAGAAGGAGTCCACAAGCCCTTCAGTAATAACATTTGCAACGAGTTACCGCTGCAATATCTGATAAGATTTCCAGATTCTAAATTGTGAATGTGGAAATCTCCATTTTTATGGGCTTTACGGATTTCTTCTGGCAATTTAGATAATGCAAAATCGGCCAAGATATGCGAATCTAAATAGGATTTTAATCCTGAGAAGCTGTAAGTTGTATTTGAGTTTTCACTTATTCTCCAATTGTGATTTGCGAGATATTCTTCGATAAGTTTAAAATCTTCTGTCATAATAAAAATCTCCTAATAATTGTTTTTTGCTCTTTCAATATTGACGTTTAATTTTTCCTTATAAGCGTCAAACAGTTCTAGGGGAGTAATCTCAAGTTTTAAACAGGCCAAAAGAAAGAAATGGAGAACATCAACGAGTTCCTCTACTTGTTCTTCTTTAAGTGCAACTTTGTGTTTCTTCCACCATTTGCCACCGCTTTTTGCCCAAAGTTCTAAAAACTCTGCAGCACCGGCGGCACAAACATGGTGTAAATCGGGCCAGTATCCATGTTCATCTTGGAATTCTCTTTGCATCTTAAATAATTCATCTAATTTATCTGGTAATACTAAGGGTTGGTATTCACTACTTTTGCTTTTCATTTAATCTTGCCTTCTTTTACCATAAGGACAATACCAAAGTATTTCAACATGAAAATGTTCCATGCATTTTTTGCAGTTTTTTTCTTTGCAAACTTTTGGTTTAGACTTTTGTCTCGGCATAAAGCTTTTGCCACTCTTCAGGGATTTTATCTTCTGTGATTACCAATGACTTCATTAAATCAACCCACTGCTTTCGGATTATTGACCAATCAAAAGTTTTTACTGCGCGTTCTGTAGATTTAAAGCCAAGTTCTTTTCTGAGGGCTTCACTTTCATAGAGCTTCTGCATCTTTTTTGCAATATCCCAAGGATCAACTATGTCGCATTCAACGCCATTGTATGAGCCGAAGCTTATCTTATGAGTCTTGTTATAGCGGGGAACTTCTGAAAGTATGCCGCAGTCTCCAATTAATTCGGGCATCGTACAACTGTTGATACCAATGCTGGGAATGCCGCAGGACATTGCCTCTATAATTGGCAGTCCAAAGCCTTCCATTGTACCAAGGTGTAGATAGACATCCATTGATTGATAAACAAGTTGCATTAAATCTGGTGGAACGTTTTGCATACTAAAGATTACATTTTTTCCTGGCGTTAATCCATAATCCACACATTGTTCAACTAGGTCAAATTCTCCAGAGGGACCAGGTCCAGGATTTGTGTGTAAAAGAAGTGCAACTTTGCTTTGCTGTGCTTCGTTTAAGCTTTCGTAAAAAATTTTGAACGCTTGAAGATATTTTTCTGGACATTTGCGCGCCATGTTTTTGAAGACTCCACCAAAGATGAATAGATCCTCTTGAAGGCCGGACGAGGCTTTCAGCTTGCGTTTATTTTCTTCTGATATTGGGGTATAACGAGAAGTCTCTACGCCGTGATAAATCACTTGAGACTCTACGCCATTCGCCTGTAGTATATCTTGACCAAACTTTGTCATGGTTACAACTTTGTCGGCTTGCTTGATGCAATTGAGCCAGTTTGTGGGCCATTTCTTGTTTTCGCCTTTATAATCCCAAGTCGAACCATCTATGACTACGTAGAATACCCACGCTGGCTTATTAGGAACTTGCTTTAGGGCTTGAGGAATATTCATTACCATTCTTGTGTCGGCTTGAGTCATGAAAACTTCTGGTTTTATAACTTGAAGATAATATGGTAGAATGTCTTCACCAAAGGGAGCTTGACCAGATGGCAATAATATATAATTAGCGCGGGGCATTGGACCGTCAGCATGAAAACCCCAGCCAAGCCAAGATACATCGAAATTGTTTTCAGCCAAGCCTATGGCTATATTATGTGAAACGCCGCCAAATCCAGTTCTTGTATTTGAATCAGTCATCAGCATTATTTTTGTTTTTTCCATTTTTTCACCTCAATTTATAATTCAATTTTTACTAAATCTGTCGTATTTTGTCTTATTCTTTTTAATTTATTATATCCACCAAATCTTTCCAATTTTCTCGCCACCGAAGGTTTTGTAATTCTCCATCTGTTACTACAATTTTCAATAAGCGCCTGCAGATATACATATCCATTTGAATCTTTCTGCATCATGGTATAAATTTGGAAGGCGCTATTGAGATAACTTTGGTCTTTCGATGATAATTTGGATAAATGAATATTTTCTTCAACCCATGCCATAACTTCACTGAATAATTTTGAAGTCATCCAAATTCCATATTTGATATCTTTAATATCAACTTCTTTTTTGTATTCAGCACAACAATGATGTATTGCAAAAATATACATCAAATTATCATATCTTGGCGCAAACGTTGCCATAATGTCGCGCACACGTTCATGGGATGAATCCGTTAATTTATATATATTGTCAATTCCCTGCTTTGCCACAGGATAAACATCTTTATTAACTACAACTTCAAACTTTTCGTTGGCTTGTGCTGTTCTTAAAAGTTTTTCAGCCATAGTTTCAACATCTATTTGCATAAAAGACCTTTTTCCAAACCTGTCACATCTAATAAATTCATTTCTTTTACGTTCAGGAATGGGAACATATCTTGGATACAAAACGATTCTCTGGAAGAATCCTGTATTCAAAACCGTGTCTAAAAGATTTTCTATTTCATGGGATGTTATTATCAGACTACAAGTTGGTTCGATTTCAATATCCTGATGCGCCAAATTTTTCGTAATATTATTAAGTCCGCTGCCAATGGGATTCAGGGCCTTTTGAAATAATGCCAATGTATTTTCTGCGTATGTTCCACGTTTAATGAGCATTTGACCTTCATCATAATGTAACACATCAGCCTGAGCGAGCTTGCCTTTGATAACGTTGTGAACGATGGTTTTTGTTTTGGTTTCGGGGTCAACAACTTCTTCAGCTTCTTCAGTTCCTACAAGAGCGGCATCTGTAGCAATATCAATGTCATTCATGCGAAGTCCCGATTTTTGTCCAACTTGTTTTATAAATCCCCAAGGTGTGCTTTTGCCTGTGCCGCTAGGCTGAATGAAAAACAATGAAATTCTTGCATCTACAAAAATTGGACCGAAATAAATTTTAACATTTTTGAGAATTTGGCCTAGTAGCACATGGGCGCAAAGCCTACCATAGAGGTCATTATTATAGCTGAACATTTCAAAGGAAGTTGAAAACTGCTCTAGGAAATTTTTATCCGGTGCTACAATTGCCATTTTTCTTCAACTTATCTATTTCTGCAAATAGGATTTTTATATATTTCAAATTACTATGATAATATCTTTCAAGACGATTGGTTTTTGCTCGAAGCTTTTCAAGTTCGAAGATTACATCTATTTCCTTCTTTTTCGACACATAATCCCTCTTGACGAAGTTTTTCACAACTTGGAAATCCCAAATCGGCTCGGCGGTAAATGAACATTGGTTGATGTTCTTCAAACACACAATGATTCAATACTCTAGGTTCAAGATGTTTTTTTAACAATAAAATCGTATCCTTTATAGGGAGCCCGATTTCTTTACAATACGTGATAACTATATAACGCTCTCTGTGCTTTATAAGTCTTTTGGTCAAAAGAGCTTTGACACAAGGATGAAATTTTTCGACATCAATATTTTCAATGCCATTGCTGGAATCTCCCATTTCTATTGAAGGTATCTTATATCTTTCAACTGATTCTCTATCATAAGGCATTAAATCTAAATAATGATGCCCATAAACTGTAAATAAATTTGATTGCTTCTTTGCCTTTTCTTTAATGTATTCCATATTTTCAAAGAGGTCATCATCCAAAATTGGGATACAGAAAAGTTTGCGCTTTAAATTAAATGTATTTGGAACTCTAACAAGCTGAGCAATATTACCAATAGTATGCGCATCAATATCAGAATGTTCATTTATACCGATTTTAAATCCGTTTTTGTCAGAAATATCTGTGACAGCATTGAAAATTGCAGCTTTTTTATTCTTCAAAAAGTTTGGATATATACAGGCAATGTAACAATGAAATCCACCACCACTAAAAAATATTGTATGAAATAAATCTTTATCTAAAAGGTAATTGTGTAATTTGAATATGTTTTCATTAGCATTACCATTATCTAAGTCAAAGAATATATGCTCAATCCTTGTAGAATCATAATCTGGTTTGCCATTCGAATTTATAGAATCAAAACTGTAGAGAGTTGTGAATACATTGGTCTTTTGATTATGTAAATTGATTTTTTCAAGAAACTCTTTCATGGAGTAAACTATTCCAGAACGGGCCGGGTATCCCATTTCACGAGGAAAATCGGCAAAAGGACCCAACCACATAATATCATTTCCTGAAATGGGTTACATGCCCGCATTCATTACATGTTATTGTGTATTCACGTTCTTTAGGACTTAATGGTTTTGCATCATATGATTCCCAATCTATATCAGGATTATCGTAGAGACTTTCAACAACATCAATACTGCCGCAATTGCCGCATTTCATTTTGGTCTTTTTTATATTTATTCCTCCTTTTAAATTTTGCGCATTTTCCATATTTATCAATATTTGCGTCCTCTAAACAACAATGTGTATAATCATCAACGCAGAAATCGCAATTTCTGTTTTCACACCAAATAACCATTATTTTTCAAACTCCATCGGACATAGTCCAAGGCTGAACGCGCAAAATCTGCAATGATATTCCACATTGCATGGATAATACGAATTCTCGATGGCAATCCGCATTCGCTCTATAGATTTCTTCAAAGCTGAAGCCGTGCGGTAATTGAAATTCTCCATCATCACATCATTGGATCGGGGAAAGTAAACTACGAATTCAACGATATTATATGGGAAACGGGCTTGGAAATCCGGCGTAGTTTCGCATGTGATTTTTTCAAACATCATTTCTCTGCGAAACTCGGTTTTCTTCCATTCTTTTTCTTGAAATCTTTCAGATTTGTATTCTACAAGTGTATAGTTACCATCGAGCCTCTGATCCATCCTATCAACAATGGTAACTTGCTGCAGCTTTTCTGATACAAATTTTTCTTCCCTTAAAAGCGGGAGAAACAATTTTCTAGGATTTTTGGGACAAAGGCTTCTACAGATGCGCCATCTTTGTTGTTCAAATTCTATGAAATTATTGATTTGTTCTTTTGTTTCTTCCATACACATTTCTAGATAAGGCTCTAGGAAGTCTCGGTCAACAATGACATCTCCATTTTTAAAGCTGATATTATCATAGAAGTGGTTACAAAAGTCATGAACTTCTATACCGCGTTGAGCTTGAGGAGAAGTTTCTGGTCTACACTTATCAATATATATATATTTAAACTTGGCTGGACATTGTAGCCAAGTATTTAAAGATGATTTAGAAAGGAACATATTTTACTATAACCTGCCATACTGAATTCCAAAAATGGGAATACCAAACTTGAGAAAGACACCATCCTAACTCTCTTCTACGAATATATCTTTCAAGAAAAAAATGCGGAAAGCAAAGATTGCTCCAATACCAATTTCCATCTTTGGCATCCCAATCAACCTCTGCAAAGGCGGGATTTTTGCATCCTCGCCAATCACATTTTAGTTCCATTTACATGTACCTTCTGCTTATTGCTTCATATTCTTGAAGTTTCCTATAAACTTTCTCAAGAATTTCAACGTCAGCCATATTATGTTCTAATATATATTTCAAAGATTCTGTGTTTCCGGTATTAGCCATGACCCAAATATGGGGTTCAAGATGTGTCTTGCCTTTGATGCCTAGAAGGTCACAGACATTTTCAAGTCTGTTTCGGTGTAATTTTAGAACTCTTCGAGCTAAAAACCAAATGTCTTTATGTTGTACAAGTCCATAGGGAACGAATTCTAATCCATGGGCCAAAGCTCGTGTTCTTGCAAACGGCACATCAAATCTGGATCCGTAATATGTATAGATTCTCTTATATTGTTTCAAAGTTTCTACAAGTTCTTCAATTATACGTTTGTCAAGAACGCCGGATCTGATTTCATCAGCAGTTATGAGTCCATAATGTAATTCAGAATCACCCATGGTTTTAACACACCATGAATACATGAATCCGAAGTCTCCTTGTAGACCCGAGGATTCTATGTCGAGAAAGCCAACTTTACCTTGAGCCAAGTCTTGGAATCTAAGACCTAACCTTGATGCTTTATGACCTATTGAAGAGGGGGTTCTTTGTGGTAAAAAGTCTTGCATTCTTGAGCCTAAGGCTGGATAATATTTTTGTAGAATTTTTATTTCATCTTTAGTCCATTCATTCTTTTCTTCGCCTTTTAACATTTTATCACCTCATTTAAATGAATTCTGACAACTTTGAAGAAGGATGCAATATTTCGTTGAAGTCAAGATTTGCTGCATCCAAAATATGCTCTATTTTCATTCGTATGGATTTGTCAATCATGGTATCTACATCCATTTTAAAATCTGATGGAAGATCCTCATTCGATGAAAATGCAACAACATCGGTTCGTGGGTATTTACCAGTAGCACGAACATACAAGATTTTGGGTTTATCAGCAATACCAAATTTCATCCCTAAATATTTGTTTGAATAAAGAGCGGCGCGGCGATGTGGGTTGTCTGTCTTATAGCTTTCGAGGCTTTGAGACAGACCTTTCGGAATTCCCACATATTCGTAATCAATATCTTTGCCGCTAATACTATTGATGCATCCCTCTATATAAAGCTTTAGGTCTGTCTTCGACTTACCCTCTAAAAGCATACGTATGACTTTTTTCTGAAGCTCTCTTGAGAAGGCACTGCTGTCACTACGCTTGGATTCAAAGCCCATGATTTCTAGAGCTTTTTCAGAATTCATATCAATATATTCATTATTGGCCCACATAATGATGCCTCCATAGCGCTTTTTGGCAGTTGCAACTTCACCAGATTTCTTTTCACTAATCATCAATGATTTGTAGATTTTTTTGGGCTCAATTCTTATAGTACAATTATCAGCGTTGCCGAAATCTTTGGCAAATTTTGGAAGGGAAGCATTTAAATGTTCGCAAATGCTGAGCATTTGCCTTACACTTTCTTTAGGAACATCTGAATTCGCACATATAAATATAGAATCTGTGTCACCATATAATACTTTGAACCCGAGGTCTTGGACTTCTTTAACAATGAATTCAAGAACATGTCGTCCAACATATGGTATAGCAGATGCAATTTCAGGGGTAACAAGTCTGAAATTTTCATACGCTAACGCTCCATATAATGCATTTAACAAAATTTTGATAGCTTCCTGCTGCTGATATAATGATTCATATTCGCTGACTCCAAAAGGATATTTCTTCATCTCTGTTTTAAATTCAACTCTAAGTTTCATAAGCTCTAAGAGAACTTCAGGAACGATTCCAATTTTGCCTTTTTTAAATGCTATACCGTTGGGTAATTTGTAACAATTGTTATAATCGTTATTTTTAACAAGTGTTTCGGGACTCATGTTGAATGTAATGATTATTGACGGATATAGACTTTTGAGGTCTATTAAAATGATGTTCCTATGGATACCTTTAGAAATGGGTTGGAGAACTCTAGCTCCCTTAAAACGTTCACTCTTCCTTCTATTTTTTGAGGGAAGAACCAATGTATTATGAAGCTTGCGCAGGATATACGTATCCCACAAAAGCGTTTCATGAAAAAGAGAGTTCCACTCACAACCAACGAATCTCCTAAGGGTATCGAAATATTCCAATAGATGACGTTTCTGGTCGATACGATAGACCAAGACAGCGTCCTTGCAATTATAATTAACAAGTTCTTCGATGTCACTCCATAACTCACTAAACGGCTTATGTGCATGTTTACCTTCACCTAATTCTTTTTGTGCTACAGATTCTAAACTATAATCAGGCAAACGGCCAGGTTGCAAAGCCGAATATGCATGAAGCATATCCCAGAGAACTCTGCCTTTTATGGCAATGTTGGATTCAATCTTTGAAACTTCTTCACCGATAATATATGCCCGATGCAATGGTGACAAATCAGATGCTTTGAGTCCAACAGAATTGATTTCTTGAATCAATTCTTTAGCATCGTATTTTACAAAGAACCATCCAGTTAATATATCAGGATCGGTATCTTTAACGAAGTTAATGTAATTTTGAAGCATTTTAACTCTTGAATTATATAAGTGAATACTAGCGTTAAATTTATATCCAGAAGGAAATGTATATACAGTGTCTTTGCGTGATTCAGATAAATCTTCGCGCCAGGCAAATGCTATGCATTTCTGAAGATAATTGTCATACACACTGATGGATATAATTCTATTTGAAGCTGGATCTTTTTCAATATCAGTATATTGAACTCGAAGTTCGGATTTCTCAATATGTGGCACGCAATCAATGAGGTATCGGGTTGAAAAATGAACATCAGCTTCCCAATGTTTATCATAATCTCGTCTTTCATGTTCAACGTCCTGAGGAAGTTTTGTATAGATTTTTTTAACAAGCATACCATCTATAGCCTGGAAACCTTCTCCAAGCTCTAGGGATGGAACATAAAAATAGGGCTTGAAGTCTTTAACAATGTGCATCTCTCTTTGTTTACCATTTCTAACGAACAGGGCAAGCACTGGCTCTTTATTGACTTCAATGTAATCCAAAGTCGTGAGTTTCAAATATACCCCAATTTTTTATCGATTAATTCTTTTTTACAAAGGTAAATCAATAAAATTTTTTGTACAGATTCATTTTCAAAATCTTCAACCAATGTATGACAACGATTACAAAGCCACAATCCTGCTATAATTTTTCTTTCCCTTTGAGATTCTTCTATATCAGAATCTCTCCAATGATGATATCCTTTAGGAGGTTTTGTGTGACAAAGTTCACATAAATTATCTAAAGGAAAATCTCTTTTTATAACGTTTTTATAATAAACAACTTTACCATTTATAGAAGCACCAAGAGTTGTTTTTCTTTTTATCGCTCTTATTCTCTTTCCATGCTTTTCTTTAAAACGTTTTTGGTATATTTTAAATTTATCTTTATTATTTAATCTCCAATGCTTTCTACCACATTCTAAACAACAAAATTTTTGTTCTGTTTGATGAAATAATAATGGCATAAATTCTTTACCACAAAACAAACAAAATTTTGTTGTTTTTGGTTTTAAATGTTTATTATGGGTTCGTTTATTCTGTAATTTAACGCGGCATTTTTTACTACAATAAATTTGTTTAGGAAAATGATTAGGATTTGTTGGAATAAAATTATTACCACAAACTAAACATTGCAAATACTAATCTTTCCTTACTGTTATATTGTATTCATGATTTTTTGCGAAAATTCGGCGTTCCGCGAGTTGACTCGTGAAAATTGCAGCCAAAGGATGTAAAGATGTGTTATATATGATGATATCATGCAGATTGAAGCCAACATCTTCAAGAGTATTAATTGTAGCACAATGGTAATTATAGAATTTTCCACCTTTGCGAAAATCATTTACTTGAACTGCCATGTATTTTCCAGGTTTCAAGACTCTATAACATTCTGCATAGATATCTTTCATGGCTGCAAGAAATTCTACAAAAGTTGGAGTATCACCTTTACCCGCCATAGTTCCTGAGCCAGCCTGCTCGGGTTCATCTCCGTAGATGCCAAGATTCCAATAAGGCGGCGAAGTTATAATGAAGTCTATTGAATTATTGGGTAAATCTATATGACGGCTATCACCTTTTATAAGAGCAAATTGCAAACCGTTGTAGGCTGAAATGAAAAGATTTTCAGTTTCTACCAAGATTTTATTGTCATCAGGATTTAAACTTTGGGCAGCCAAAATTCTTTTCTTAACCTTTTCAACATCGTGACGAATAAATTTTTCGCAGATGTCTTGACCGATGGCATGTCTTTTGAGATAATTGGCAATTAATAAATGCGGAGCCCGTTCACACATTGGATTTAAAATAGTGTCGCCTGGTTCTGTGTAGAATTTAATTAATCTTTCAACTAAAATAGTGGGAGTTTGCGCAAGCGCACCATCTCTGATGTTGTAATTATGTGTTTCATAACTGCCTTGCGCTAAGGTATCTTCGACTAAAACATCGAGCGTTCTTTCATGGATTTTATTCATCCACATCATGCTAAGGGGTTCGAAACCCCATTTCGCCAAAAGTCTTTCTCTAGTGTCTTTAGAGTCTTGAAGCTCCGCTTTGGGAACTGAGGTTTTATAATCATCTTTCAATCAGAGCTTCTCCACCATTTACAAAGTTCATAATGTTTATCAAAATTTTTAAGGGGGATTTCTTCTCCGCATATATCACATTTAATGGTTTTTTTCATTTATGGGCCTCATAATTTTATTCAAAGTATCGTTCATTAAGATTAAATCTCGGTAGTCAAATTTTTTCATTTCTGTTTTGAGGTTTTTTCCGTCAAATGTTTGAACCCAAAGTTCAATTCTATCTGAATAAACAAAAATCATTACTGGTTTCGATTCATTTACTCTGAAAGTTGCCCACGATTTAATATTGCCAACCCATCCCGAAAATAGTTTTTTGCCTTTCATTTTTTGGCACCTGTTACAATCAGGCAAGTTTTGCCTTTCAATTCCAATTTTTCAAATGCTGCAAATACTACAGCAGATGAATATTCACAATTATAGCAGTCACTAAAGTATTTAAGTCTTTCGGCATCATCATATGATTCCACTCCATCTATACTTGTGTCACCCCAATCATACGAATTAAGATTATAAATTAAAGGCTCTGAAGCAACAAAACTTGTTCTTATGGCATCGGCTTCTGGGCGATTACTTGTTATAGGATAAATATATGGCCTATCTTTTCCTCGTAGAATGTGGAAATAAATTGCTAAAGCCGAATACAATTCTCCTGAGCCGCAGGGCACAATGATGTTGTCAAAATCATATGGTTCTAACTCTAAACCAAGGCTATAGTAGGCTGAAGCGCCTATGGGATCCATTCCATTCGTGATGTTCCACCTATCGGATTCATCATTTGTAAGTTCATCAGTTGTCAATATTTTATCTGTAAAATTGATTTCTCGGTAATTCAATTTTTGTAAAGCTTGTAATTTCTTTAAATTAATATGAGGAGAAACAAACAAGCGTGTAAAACAAGGATGACTAGAGTTTATAGAACCAAAAGAAATTGCCATATTACCACTGGAGGCTAGAGCAAATTTCTGGATTTTCTCATATTCATGTCCAGCCTCTATGGATCTGAATTTGCATTTGATGTAATTTGACTTGCGGTCTTTAAAAGTTCCAAAAGGATTTTTATCTTCGCGCTTGAGCCAAAATTCTTTGCCCAAATCATTTGTCTTGTCTATTTTTTGCAGAGGAGATTCTTTGAAAGGAAAAACTTTTAGGCTTGTAGAATACAACCAATTATGAATTTCATCCGTGCTACAATGAGGGCAACTGATGTAATTAAATACTTCAGGAAATTCACGCCCACAGCTTATGCACTTAAGAACCATTTATATATTCCTCTAAAATTAGAACCGAGCGCAGTATGATAGATTCCCAACAATTATTCCTTCGTTGCATGTGGTGCCAACATGGCAAGGAATTTGTACTTATCAGTTTCTTGAGTCACAACCATGATGCCGTTTTCAACTTCATCAGCTAAGAAGATTTTCACTTTACCCGATAGATTGGCAAAGATGTTGTCTAAACCGTTGCCGAAAGCTGCTTGAGTATGCTTTAAGCCAGGCTTTTCAGGGTCGCTTTGAAGGTCTTCAAGTGCAACTTCGGTTTCAAACTCGCCAAACTGCTCTGAACCTATAGAAACTCGCAGTTGATTATTATCAACTTTCCAAGGAAGAATTCTCTGTTTGATAACATTGCCATCTTCGAAGATGTTTTTGATTGATTCAGCATCTATAGTTATAGAAAGATTTAAAGAGGTTTTTCCGGCTGTTGGAAATCCATATTGAGAAAATTGCAGCTTTGTAAGGGCTGGCGTTTCTTTTGAAGTAATTGTTGATATATCAGCCATGGGAATACGTGCAATTTTATGGGGTAAAGTTCTTTCAATAACAATTTTGTTGCCTTCAATTGAAACCGTGACATCATTAGATGTTTCGAATCTTGCTAGAAATTCTTCGAAGTGTTCGATATCACCAATTGGCAATGTTCCTGCTTCAATTGGAGAAAGTTTATCAAGTTGATACTCTAATTTAACTGCGAAGGTTCCTTGAATATCCATTGCTTGAATTATTAATTTTCCTTGGTCAACAGTTGCGAGGCAATCTAAAATGGCTCTATAATCTTTGCCTTGAATATTTTTACCTTTCAGTGACACGAGTTGACAAATTGTTTGAAGGTCGGAAATTTTACATTTAAACTTCATGATTTTTACTCCACTCTTCAAAACACTTATCATCAACAAATATTAGTTTATCGTTTTTATCAAATCCACCGCTCCTAGGATTCCTCTCTAAAAAATCATCAACAGTTGTATAAATATGCCCGCATTGGTTGCATTTGCTGATACCATCGACCCACATGGCAACCTGTATTCGCATCAATTGATAAGCCCATTTTTTACGTTCTTCTGAATCATCTGGAGCTTTAGAAATTAAAATTTCTACATTTGCAGATTCATTAATATTTATTCTTTTCGACATTTTTATCATCTTTACATTCCTTTAATAAAATTGAGATATGTGTCCTCTCCATCTAATTCTTTTACAAACTCAGTTTTACCTAAAGGTGAAATAACTTCAAAAATCCAGAAGTGCCAATATTCACCTCTATGGGTATAGAAAATATTATAAGCGTAAACCTTATGTTGAGGTACAATTTTTCCAGTTAATAATTTTTGGTTAATATTAGACATAACATCTGCGTGTAACCAATATATTCCATTAGTAAAAATTTTTTGTTCAAGTCTGACTAAAATATCATCTTTTGTTGTTATCCTACAATTATCAACATAAGCTACGATGCCTCTATCTTTACGATATTCAACATTATCGAGGTTAAGTGCGTTGTATCCTTTTCCTGCTTTCCTATGCAAATTTTTTATATCTGTTGGTTCTGGGGTATAACCCGAAAACTCTGTTTCGGGATGGTTGACTAGATTTAAATTGTTTAAATACATTTTAATCACATTAATATATAGAGAGTTTTTACTTATAAACATTTTGGATTTTATATTCTAAGAGTTTCTTTAAATAAATATTTTTCCAACAAAGATACTCTGAAAGTTCAATTTCAAACTCTAAATCTGTTTGATTCATGGGGGAAACCTTCATATTATATATACTTAATTTGGGCCATTTTATTGGCCCGCATCCCGACTTTACGGGTCCTCTCAGCGCATAAATGCGGGTCATCGGAGTTCAAAAATGGGTGATATGTCTATGAGGCCGGATTTTAATCTTCCTCTTCTAGCATTGCTTTTGCCTTAACATAGGCAATGTCAAAGAAGCCAAGTATCCAGCCAATAAACTTTGCGCCTATCGAGATTATAGCAACACCAAGAATCCATACGATAGATGTATCAATCACTGTGCTTATTGTAAATGTACCTTTGAAGAATGTGAACCACAGTATAATGCTGAATATGAAAGACACGAATAGGGCAAGTAGGTCCCATAGTTTTCTCACTCCACTTCACCTCCAATTTTTTGTATATTTGCGGTTCCTTTGTTACTGCATTTCATTGAATCTTGTTCAGCGGAGAAAGCGTGACACAACTGATACATATGTGCAGTAACTTTGTCGTTAAAGTTTGTAAGAACCATTTCATCTACCATTGATGCACTTGTTAAATAAACTAATGGATTTAATGTATTCCAAAAGCACTGAACACGAGCAAAACAGCCGCAATAACTCCTAGAGCAATGTACTTGTAGTTCTTCAGGCTCTTCACCCCCTGCAATATATTTTTTTACTGCATGAAATAAACCTTTAGGATTTATGCAGGTGCTGCTTCTACAACCTTTGGAGTAACTGCGCCTGCAGCTCTGTGGCCTAATACATCAATACCTGCTCCAGCTATTAATGCTACGAAAGCTTCAAGTAATATGTTTGCATCAGGTATATAATTGAATCCAACTGCAATAATTATACCTGCTATGACAGCTCTGATAATAGTTGAGGCAAATTTGCGACCATAAAAAGCTTCTCCTGAATCAAACCAACCTAGAGTGCCTGAAAGTATTGCACCAAAAATTGCAGAGACAGCTACGATTGCTAAACTTAATGTTTCAGTGACCATTTTTCATACACCTCCATAATTGTTAAATACGGCTTAAAAAAAATTAGGGACTATCTGGATCAATTCCATCTAGCCATTCATCATCTTCATCTGCTTCTGGTTCGATCCAGTCTTCATCTTCATCCATTGTATCACGACTTCTTTTCAATCAATTCTTTCAGCTTATTGAAATCGAAATTCTCAAAGTCTTTTCCTGCGATTGGATTTAAAGCTTCATCCATATGGCGTGAGTCTTCGATGTTAGCCATGTATCGCGTGACACCAGTTTTGGGATCGTGAAGTTTTACCAAACCAATGATGATGTCAACCCAATATGGTGTTTGAGCCATCCAACGCGGTGAATACACACCTGAACCTTCGCCAGGACCAGCATATTCTTCTTTGTCCTGTGCTGTGAGTACAAGATGACATGGCAAGCTTAAAAGTTGCATGATGATATTCTGGTATTTTGAGTTGGCATAGCCCCAGTCCCATTGTTGGCGAACTCGGGCGGTTTTGTCGATTTTTAGAATATCCATCTTCATCCATTCTTGGACCCACTTCCATATATCCGTGACCGAATCAACCACCACGGTGCCAACATTGGCTGGGTTTTCACACGCCTTTTGTCGAACGAGCTTCACTGCTGCGTCAATTTTAGCTAAAGTTTTGGTTGGTTCCACTTCAAAGACGCCATTTGGATCAACTTCATATACATCCACGAAGTATATCTCTTTGTTTGGAAAAAGCTTTATCAATGGGCGCAATCCTGGTTCTGTGGCAATTACATAGATAGGATCTGGGAATGTTAATGAACCACGGGTTTTTCCTGATTTTTGTTGACCGTGCAAAGCAACTTTGTAGTATCTGACGGGTTCTGCTGCAGAAAGCTTTTGAAAAATTATGGTAGCCTCATCTGTTGCTGGAGCAGCCTTCTTTTGCTGATCCTGCACAACTTTCCATGATGAGGCTGGCTGTTGTTCTGGCATTGCTACCACTTCTGCTCATCTGGTTTTGGTGTTACAGAACTTTCAGTTACTGGAAGCGATGGTGCAACTTTGAAGATTTCTGGAGCATAGATGCCATAAACGTTTAGTGACACATCTCCCGGTACGCCTTCTAGGAAGTCACCTGTGACGGGATCTCTGGCTTTGCCTCTATTTGTTTTACCAACTACGAAGACTCTTGATTCTTGACCGAAGTCAATGACAATGTTTCTGTCGCCTGGAATCCAGCACATGACACCAGTTTTGTCTCCACCGCCAAACATCAATGATTCATCAGTGATTATCATGTATCTATTGCCTGTTTTTGCATTTGGCTCAAGATTCAATGTGGTGACAGAGCCTTCTGTAATAGTCCAACGAGTTTTGTTCTCTGCATTGGCATTGTGGTACTCATCGAGTTGCACAAGTTGTTTGTATAGTGGCAAACTTGGCAAAAGCTTTTCGATGGGTGGCATATCTGTGATTTCTATGGGTTCAAATTTTGTGAAGGTTGAATGATTTATTCTATAAACGCCAGCTTTGCGGTCTTCATCGCCTGTTTTGTTGATGCCTTTAAATTTGATTTTCTGCATTAAAGGCAAACTCAAAACATCTATCGCAAATTTGTCGTTCAAACTCATTGTGGCAAGCTTTGGTTCACCCGGCTGTTTTGTTTTTGGATCAATAGGTCTTGCAAAGAAATACAATGTTCTAAGCCAACTGTGTTCTGGCAAAGGCTTGTTTGCTCTACCAAATCTCTTGTTACCATCAGTTTCAGGGTAAACTGGAACACCATCGGCTGTCGCTTTGACCAAGATTTCATTATGCTTCCAACCTTTGACTGTCTTCATTGGATCAATCTTGAATGCGGCAATCGTGGCGGCTTTCTGCTTTGCGACTGTATCTATGAGGTCTCCTGAGCCAAGAATTATGCCTTCCCATGAGATGGCATTCGATGCGGATTCACGCATCTTTCGGGTTCCGAAACGGTTTCTTGCATTGTCACGATACTGTTGCTCTGTGAAGCCTTTAAACTTTTCATCGGCTTTAACTTCTTTGAGAACCAATTCAAATTGTGCTTTAAGGTCTTCTATAGTTTCCGAAGTCTTTTCTGAAAGTTTCTTGAAGAATTCCTCTTCTGATATTATAGACATTTTTTCTCACTCCTTATTTTTTATTTTTACTGTCTGATGTTATCATACTGATAACTGTATAACCACAATCTGCGCAAGTTAAAACATATTGAATATATGTTGGGTAAAATATAGAATCATAAGTACCAGACATAATTATATATACTTGAGGGGGGGATTTAATTTTTTCTTTGGAATGTTCTTCAAAAGTTATAAGTTTAGTCTTTGTTTCATCGGATTTTTTTACCCATGTTTCTTTAAAATTAGAACTTTGACAATTTGGGCAGATTGGTATTTTCTTTTCTTGTATCATTTTTTTACAACTCTGTTTTCTAACGGTTTTGATAAACATGATTCACATAAAGTGCCGGCTTGAATGGCTGTCAAGGCATTGTCTTCACCACTGCGAAGAATGTACTGGCCGTAGGCCTTGTCTTCCTCTAGCTCTTGAGGAGTTAAATATACTTTTGCGCCGCACACGCAACATGGTATGGTTAACTTCTTTTCTTTTTCTTTCTTGCTCATTTTTTCACGGCCACGAATATTCAAAAAGTTCTTCCAACTCACGCTCGGAACGACTGTGAGCTACGCTTTTAAGTTGTTTCACTTCTTCTTTAAGTTCAGCTACCTGAGTTTTTAACTTTTTTAATTCTTCCTTTTCACTCATTTTTTTAACAACTCCAACAATAATTTGCTTCATATCTGTAAAGTTTGAATGATTATTTTCAATGGCTGCTTCAAGTAATCTATCATAAATAATACCTATTTGTTCTTTATTTCTTTGATTCATTTTTTCATCCTTAACATTTTTTCAAAATGTTCCGGCGTATCTTCTATAGCTCTACAAAACTTTTTTTTATCATAACATGCATCATAATCATAGGGACATGGATTGTTTTTAACAGGGCAAACCCATTGTTTCTTCATTTTTTCAGCAACTCCAATAATAATTTGTCGAATGCCAATATTTTGTCAACGCCAAGCACGAGCCGATAATCGCATTCAGCCAAAGCAAATATTGCATCTCTCTTTTGTAATACATCTATGTCTTCCTGAATATAAATGTTATGGATTAACGTCAAGATATATCGGGGGGCATAGCCTAATTCCCAGGCTTTATAGAGATTTTGACGAGCTTCAAAAAATCTTCCTTTCTGCAAAGAATCAAAAATCATTTTACCATAGTCCACAGGACGAATAGTTTCAACCGTTCCCGCCGTAAGAGGTTCTCCCGATGCCAATAACACCTGTAAGTGGTTGAGAGCCTTGCGCATGTCGCCTTGGGCAAACTCTGCAATTTTATAAAGTGGTTCCGTTAAAGCTTTATCTAAAACTCTAGGTTCTCCGCCAGGATATGAAGGAGATTTTTCTGAAAGATAAACATGTATAAGCCTTTCAGTAATATCATCGTTTGAAAGAGGAGCAAAATGGAAAATTTCGCACCTTGATTTGATTGCATCTATGATTTTCTCGGAAGTATTTACCGCGAAGATTATCAATGTAATGTCTGAATGTTTTTCCATTAAACGGCGCAAGGCATTCTGAGCTTCATCGGACATGTCTTCGCCTTCATCCAACAAAAGTATTTTGAAGTTGGCATTGAAGGGAGCTGTCTTGATGAATGTTTTTATGGGACCCCGAACATCATCTATTTTTCTTGTGTCCGAGGCATTAAGCTCTAGAAAGTTTGAGCGGAAAAACTCACCGAAAAGTTTTTTGGCAAGCACTATTGCGCAGGTTGTTTTGCCTGTGCCGGGCGGACCTTCAAGGATGCAATGAGTTAATGCGCCAGACTGCGACATGGTAAACAGTCTGTCAATTTCATTTTTGTTGCCGACTATTTCTTCGCGCTTAGAAGGTCTATACTTTTCGGTGAGAAGTGCAGTCATTTTTATCATCTTTAATTTTTATACCCATTTTTTTAAACCAATTTTTTTCCCAATACTTGCGAATAGATTCAATTGACCTAACAAGAACATCTTTTTCTATTTCTTCTAAATTATCTGCTAAAAGAAGACCAGTAAATGTAACACCTGTTGCACATTCATCAACTGTTTCTATAGCTGGCCAATTACTAATGTTTTCTAATTTACAAGTTATAGCTACTCTAATTCTAAAATCATCTGGATTATTTCTCATAGATAGTCACTTAGGTTTACACTTTTCAGAAAAACTGCTTGCGGCTGCTTTGGCTCGGGTTGCTCTAAAACTCCTAGGAATTTCTTTTCTTCGTCAGACAAATCCAGATATGGAGGAATGAATTTTGCGCTACCAGCCAACAGATAGACATCTGCAATTTCTGTTTTGTTATAGTTTGGTAACGACTTTTCTAACTTGAACTTTATAGATTTCTGCAAAGGGTTTTCCTCTTTCTTCTTATGAAATGTTGCAAATGTTTTGGGAGCTAAAGCAAACGCAAGCATTGATAGTATATAATCACTATGGCAAATATAAAGATTTCGGCTGATTTTAATCATTTCATCCAATGATGGTTCATGCTGCCAAGCACCAAACTTCAAGATATGGAATAAATGTTTGGGATCCTGACTCTGCAAAGCAAGCCTTGCCACATCTCGGTCGGGTTCACCTAACAAAATTTTGAGGGAAGAGGTCAACTCACTTTCAGTAGAACCGAGAGGTGTGGCAAGGCCAAATTTCTTCAAAACCCAATTAACTGGCTCTGAGGCTCCTAGCATAAACCTATGGGGAGAATCTTCAATAAGTTTGACAAAAATTTCTGATTCAGGTATGGTTAGCAACTGAGCATCGCTGAGATAGAAAACGCATATTGCACCATCAAGTGACGAAGTATAGAAATCTTTTTCGTATGCGGCAAAATCTTTAGCATTTAGGGAGATAAAATGCCAACCATTTTTTTGAGCGACAGACAAGGCATGGTCATAACAGAGCTTGTCTGAGCCCATTAAAAGAAATGGGCGCAATACTTTTTCACAAATACATATGCTACAAAGGAGTATATAAACTTTTTGGATTGTCAACAGATTCAATTTTGGTTCTAACTTGATGTAAATTTTTTCAACGGCAAATGAATCATAGATTATTGAGAATCAATTGATTGGAAAAACCAAAAAGTTTTTACTTTTCAATTGATACAGTATATTATGGGGGTGAAGGAAATGAACAAGCTAATAATCATTGCCATCATAGCTTTGCTTGCGCTGTTTTTCGTTGCTCCGGCCTTTGCAACAATTGGTGATATCAATGGAGACGGCAAAGTGGATCTTAAAGATGCTGTCCTACTTGCAGGAGCTTATGGTAGTAGGCCTGGTGAGGCAAAGTGGGACGCTAGATGCGACCTAGACGGCAATGGCGCCGTGGGACTTTCAGACCTAGTTACTCTTGCTTATCATTATGGCGAACCACATCCATAATTTAGATGTGTGAACTAAATAAATTTCCCTATTTTTTATATATTATGTAATTCATTTGGCATTTTAAGCTTCCCATATCTCTCAAAAACCTTTAAAATTAAATAGGCCAAATCTTCATCCGAATCTACCTTGACAACTGTTATGCCATTGGTCGCCAAATAAGCGATGGCTCCTAGTATAGCATGGTTACTGACGTTCATATCTAAATCCGAGAGCTTTCCGCTGATTAAAATAAATGGGTGTTTAAATTCTTTCTTCAATCTATCGAACTGCTTCCATAAACGTTTCTTCTTAGAAATTAAGGAAGAGGCAAAGTCCTTTATCTGTTTACGTTCAATTCCTACTTCCATATCATCAGAGATGTAATCTCCAGTCTTTAATCTGCGAAAATCAATTGGAATTGAGCAATTTTGGGCAATCATTTCAACTATCCGAAGTGGTTCTCTATCGTCAACCAACAACATCCTTTGGTAACCGTTTCGAAGTTCGACCAATCATTCACCATGTTTCACAAATTCTTCAGGGCTCTTTGGTTTGCAATGCTTGCAGTACCATCTACCTTTATAGAATTTCAAATCTTTACGGTCAAGGCAAACTGAACAATGTGGCAAATTTCATCACTCCTTAAATGTTGGTAATGACTTTACAAATTCTCGGACTCTATATTTGAGGTCTTGAGCACCTTCAGTTAATTTCATATCAGAAGCTTTAGCATATTCTTCCCAAAGGAACACAAGTTCATCCATTTCTCGGACTTTCATTCTATCACCACAAGATGAGTTTCCTTTCCAAGTTTCTTTGCATACTTCATAGTCCAACAACCACCGTTGGTTTGGTGTCCTCTCTCTTTACAATGAATACAATATTGATTGCAATCTTTAAGTGGAAGTCCACATGTATCAAAAGCTCCACAACCATCATAGCATGATTTGATGTTATCCAAAGTTGTTCTTGGAACAATGCAATATAACATGTCACATGCTTCTGCTATCTGGATGTTTCTGGATTTGTAACCTTTCAGCACATTATCCTTACCAATATCTGAAGGGTTTATAATTATTCTTGGTCCATAATTCTTATCTTCCCATTGATTCACTTCTGTTGGATAGATTTCCTTCTTTATGCCTAATTCATCGGCAATTTCTTCAGCCCAGATGTCAACTCCACCTTTAGGACAATGACCTGAAACAAGAATCTCATGTTTATATGAGCTAAATTTCTCATTTACTGGAATAACATGATAATCCAATAAAATATTGCTTATTTCTTGTTTGACTTTCTCTATCTGCTCTTTAGATTTCCATTTTGAAAGTTCGGGTCCTACAATGGCAATTTTCATTGGCGAAGCACCTTGATCCTATTTTCCATCGCCGTGATAACATCATCTATGAAAATATCATAGGTGCTATCTGAAAGATTACCGAATTGTTCCTTAACTTTCCAAAATCTTTTTGAAAGTTTCTTTGGAATGGCAAGAGTTTCACTATCATATACATCATACATTTTGTTTCACCTCACACTGTAAATTTGTGCCATCATTAAGGCCCGTTCTTTAATCATATACGCAAGAACCTCTATTTCTTCTTCAACACCAAAGTTATTAACATTAAGTAAAAAGTGGTTAAAATCAGCCAATCTGAATCTAACACCCTTTTTGACTGTAGGATCATTATAGGCAAGTGCCCAATCCGAATTGACTTCAAACATTCTGAAAGCAATTGGCCAACCATCTTTTCCAAAAAGCTTTGATTCTCCATTGTAATCAGTGAATTCAATTTTTTTCACAAATTTGGAGATTTTTTTATCTGATGGAAGAAGCATAAGTACATCTTTAATATGTTCAGAATCTTTAGTGGTCGTTAAAACTCGGAAACGTATCTCGTAATTTGGTTCTTGGAAGAAATGCCAAGATTTCACTTCAAAGTTTTTCTTGAGATTTTGAATTAAAGGCTTCACAAATGCAGGCAATACATATTTAGATTTTGGCTTGATAAATATATTAGCTTCAACCCAACAATCTTTGGGGCTAGGCACTTGGAGTCACCTCACTTATTTCAGGCAAATTCTTTGGGGTAAAGTTAAACTCTCTTTGAAGATCCATTATCAGCGATGACAATTTTGTGTCGGTATAACTGCGAAGTTCTTCCCGCACTGAGGCAATTTGCACCAATATATTTTCTATGTATGGTGTAGGCGTCTGAACTTTGAGAAATTCAAGGCATTCGTTAAGAATGGCTTCTCGTTGTTCTTGCCATTTATTGAATTCTTCATTCTGCTTAACTTGGTCGGGCAAAGGGCTGATTTTTTTGGCGCGAATTTGGCTGTGCCGATGTTCAAATAAATCAGGATACTTATTTACATAGCTGCGAATGGTCAAAACTGTGCAATGGTTGTCTTCGGAGGCTCTGAGGAGAAATTCTTTGAAATCAGCCCAGCCTTCGGCATCCTTGTCCATTCGAGATATAATCCTTAAGAGTTCTGAGGAATCGATTTTGACAGTCATAGAGTTCACTGATTTATATAATTACAACATTCTATTTAAGCTTATCGGTCTCAGCGATTGTAAATATCCTGAGGCAAGCATGGCATTTGTAGAACTTCAAGCTATTTTCGACCCATTGTAATTCAGTATTTGAGGAATTACAGGATGGGCAATTCATTATGGATCCCAACAGTAATCTTTGTCGCAAATTTCTTTCCAACATTTCTCACAGATTGGAATCCTGTCGTTGGTGATGTAACAGACCACATCAGTGTTGTTACATTTCGTCCTCTTGAAGGGGTTTGCGCACTTTTCTTCAGGCATATTTATCACATGACTTTTGTAGGAGACGTAGCTGGGCTAGGGTCACTCAAGATACTAAGTTTTACTGCCTACCTTGAGCCAAGGCAACCACAGGCGTCCCTTTCTACATTGAACGGATCCCGCTGCCTTTGTTGGGAATGTGGTTATCCCGCGAGCGGTTTCTGTTTCTACCGTTTCTGTGCCTGTTTCCGTGGGCTTTCCACTTTGGGGTTCCTCAAAGATTGGTCAAAGCCTTCGAGGAAACTTTAATACATATCTTAAATCCCAAGGCAGTTTCGGGCGTTCAGCAAACTCTGAGAGAGAGTTAGCATTAACTATATGATGCATTAGGCGTATATAAAGTTTGCGGACTAAAACCAAAAACTTTATAAAGGTGAACCATATATAAATATAATGGGCTGAAGCAAGGATTATGATTAGCTCTGAGGCTTCCAAACCTGGGGGAGAACCGTGTGTAACGGTGTTTTTGGTATGGAACTCTCTGGGTCACTGGCGTACAAGTTCTCTTTTTACCTTGCTTCAGCCCAATTTTTATAGATGATTTACATTGAGTAAAGAGCCTAAACAGAATCCCATTCTTGCGCAGAGCCTCGAAATAAGACTTTGGCTTGAAGGCAAGATGCGCGAGGATTTGACAAACTCTGAGATTTTAGCTGTCTTTAATGAAAAATTTCCATTCATCTCCGGAATCACAGCCCAGAATATCGCATCATACCGCAAGAAGTACACCCCAGAATACAAGGATTTAATCTTGGAAAGATATGGTAAGAAAGCCAAGAAAAGTGAATCCGAAATCGAGAACGAAATTCTCCAAGAGGTTAGAGAAGCCGAAGAGACGGATGAAGAATTCAACAAAGAAGAGAAAGAAAAAATTTCCATGCTTCGGGCTCATAGAGTCATTTTAAAGGAAACATGGAAAAATTACAAGTCCGTGAAGAATTCTAAGGATGAAGCTTCCAAGAATAAATATCTGGAAACTGCTATGAAGGTTCTTTCAGCCATTCGAGAACTGGAAAGTCAGGAGAAGTCTTTCGTGAGCATCATGGGTGAAACTCGCAAAGCCGAGCTTAAAATGAGCATGGATAAGTATTTGGATTCCATCGAAGGATGGTTCATTCCAAGGATGCTGGAGCGAAGCACAAGCAAAGAGCAGGCTGTTGAAACTATTGGCAAATTGCATTCATATCTGGATGATTATCATAAAGTAATTACGGGTTCGGCAACATTGGCCGAGGCAAACTTGGCGATGTTGACGCGATTATATGTAAAGGAAAAAACAAGGAAGGAGGAAGAATAAAATGTGTATAGAATGTAGATACCGAGATAAATGCACCAGCTACCCTGATAAATGTGGAAGCTGCGCAAACAATGAAGGAAAGAGAGATTACTATGTTCCAAGACCATATCCAAATCCATGGTGGTGGCCTTATACTTGGCCTTATACTAATCCGCCGTATATATGGTACACCACAAGTGTAACTCAATGCTCAGGCAAATCGGATTATTATACAACCTCAAATGCGCAGGATGTTCCGGTGACCTGTTAAATGACGGATGCAATAGTGCTTGCAGGCGGATTTTCCAACCGCCTGAAATGGGATACCAATGTTTGCAAACCGCTTTTGAAGATTGGCAAACAAAGCCTATTGTCATTGCAGACGAAATGGCTTTTAAGCAAAGGCTTCCAAAAAATCCACCTCGTGGTTTCTCAGGATGTAATTGATGGAATTGATGAATGGATTTTGGAATCTAAAGCAAAGCCGATGATTTCAATTTTTGTGGAGAAAGAAAGGCGAGGTACTGCGGGAGCAATTTCAAATGTTTTGGCAAACATCGAAGGAAAGATTTTCTATGTTTGCAATGTGGACGATTTGGTCCTTGAAAGTGAGCCGATGCACATGATTTTGAAGGCTGAAAAATTCCCGGCAGTTTTATTGGCGGCAAAGCCTAGAATCACTTTTGGTATGTTGAAAACCCGAGGTGAACTTGTGTTGGGATTCAAGGAAAAACCTCTTGCGGATTATTATGTATCATGTGGACACTATGCCTTTAATGTGGATAGGCTGAACAATGGTTTGAACTTTCCAAGGGAAGGAAATCTTGAGGAGACCCTGTTGCCTGAGCTTGCGCAGCGGAGAAAACTTTGCTTCGAGAAATATAAAGGATGTTGGCAGACCGTCAGCACCTATAAAGATTACCTTGAAATTTGTGAAAAAGTTTAAAGGATGGAATTCACCAATATTTGGTAACGATGTTTATCTTTGAAAATTCTAGGCGAGATTTTTGAGGAGGATTCTTCTCCCTTTTAATAATGGGAAGAATTGATTTATAAGGTTCAATTGACACCTTTTCTTGAATGTGAAGAGAAGGACAATAGTAGAGAAATTCTCCTGATTTAAGAAATTTTAAGGCTTTAGACTCTTCAAAACCAATCATTGTGCCAATTCTGTGGACATCGTTGTATTCGTCAGTCCACCCAAAATACCTTTGCCCCATATACCTCAACGCGGACTTATCAAGCATGGCTGCAAACTGCGTTATCATGCCGACTCGTATTTTATAGTTGCGACCCACAGTGATTAAACGCACTAGGTTTTGAAGTGTTTTGGACTTCATAACTCCTTCCGGCAAGACAGTGTGTGCCTCTTCAAAGATAGGAAAACAGAATTTTCGTTCCTCTTTTTTCAAAACGGCTTGATGTAAATAAATTGCCTTAGAAAAGTTCTCCACAAGTTGTTGAAATTGCAAGGTTGTTAAACGCGAAGTATCAAAGATTGTATCCTCAAGTTTTAAGTCAGAGAAACCTAGGTCGATATCATCGGTGATTAAGCTGAAACTAACTCTGTTCCGAATTGGATATCTTTCAATCCAATCTTGTGAAGGGTCAAAGACGAACACCGTGATACCTTGTGAACGCAAGTCATCTGCACAGTACATTCCGACATCAGTTTTACCGCAGCCTGTTGTTCCGCTGATGTAGAAACCAGATTTTAAGGCTTCTTCCATATTGAATTTCATTGATAAACTCTAGCTCCTACGAAGGTACCCTTTTTTCTAGGTGGAAAGATTTTAATTAGGAATCCATCTTCTCGAATTTTCTCAGCTACAGCGGAACACAATCTTGAAAGGTTATGCTTTGAACAGTAATGAACCAGCAAAGGTCCTCCCCATGTTGGGAGGCATTCTCTAATTTTTTCGCAGTGATAACAACAAGTCCTATCATCTTGACAATAGTTTTGAGGATGAGCTGGTGTTGGATCAGCTCCACATGGATTATTCATAGTTGTACCACCCTTTCTCCAATTATTTCTCCTTTTTTTCTCGGGTTCAACTCTACCAGTTTTTTCTTTAGTAGGTATTCACAGGAACCTTTATGTCCTAAACATATTCCACATTCGCAAGTTTCTGTATACCGAGAACCACAGTTCTCAGCAGGCTCACATTGAAATTTTCTGCCGCATTTTACACAGGTTTTTGTGATTATCATTGGATGACCCTCTCTCCAACATATTTGCCTTTAACTCTTTTTGGCGGCGGAGCTTTCTTTTCTTCATCTGGGGAAACAGATATATGGGCAATCCTATTTTCATCTATCCAGAAATATACTGGTTCTGGAGTCGTTCCTGACCATATCGACCAATGTGGTCGATTAGTTACAGAGGAGGTAGAACTACTCATTGTATCACCCTCTCCCCAACGAAGTTGCCTTTCTTTCTTGGTTTGGGCTCGAAGATTTCATGGTAGCCGTACCACCAATCTGTAACTAGGTCTAAATCAGTATGAGCTTGGAAGTTACCAAAGTCAAATCTTATTATCATAACCTTTATGGGTCTAATGGGTAAGAGACTTCTGCCACAGTCATTACCATTTCTAATCCAAACGTAGTCTCCTACTTTCAGATTTGGCGGTCTTTCACCAGTCATTGATAGACACGCTCCCCTATGAATGTTCCTTTTTTACGAGGTTTACCCTCAATGGGTCTAGTCCTACAGTGTGTTCTATGACTTCCAGGTTTTTTAGTGCAGTTCAAACACCAACAGGTTGAATCTTCTCCAACACAGTCACCATTTAAGCAGATGAATCTTTGACCACAATTTCCGCATTTATGAATTATCATTGGTAAACCCTCTCACCAATAAATGTGCCTTTCTTTCGTTTTGGTAAAATGAAAGGTCTTGTTTTGCAGCCGCCGCCACAAGGTTCACAATTACAGGTCGATTTTTCGTTATTTTGATAATCCGAAATACTTGGGCAACTGACTGCTAAACAAACGAAATACTTTCCGCAATTTCCGCATTTATGCTTATTCATTTGGCGAAGCCTCCGCCTTTACAGTGTTGAAAGGAGTTGTCAGCAACGCAGGCGCAGCCTCGTGAAATTCAGCAAACCATTCACCTTTCTTATAGTGCAACTTTACATCGCTTCGCCTTTTCAGGGCTGAATAGATTTGGTGCTGCCGCCATGATGGAATCTTGAACAGCTCGGCAAGTTTGTCAAATGGCACGAGCTTTTGCACGGCTTTCAAGTGTTCGATAATTCGCAAAGTTTCTTCCGCTGTTAGCACTTGCTGGGATTCAAATCTGCGGTTGATTACTCTTGCTCGGGTTTCCTCATCTAAATCGGGATATGGTTTGCTCATTGTGCCCAGAACTCTCCTACGCGTTTTCCTTTATGTTTTTGTTCCTCGCAAATTTTGAGGATTTCAGAAAAGTTGTAGTAATAGTCAGATAAACCATTAGACATTGTGGCGTTTGCCCTGAAATCATACATGCCATCATTCACAAAATTTGTGATTCTTACCTTGATTTTTCCTTTTGGATTCATGCTTCTGCTGTGACCCCTTCCAAAGCGAATCAGTACGATGTTTCCTTTTTTCAAATTTCCACGGTTAAAAATCATTGTGCCCAATACTCTCCTACACGTTTACCTTTTGTTTTTCTTTTCCGATTGGGAATTGTGAGGATTTCCGAAAAGTTATAGTAATACCAATCTTCACCACCGGAAATCGTTGCATCGGCTTTGAAGTCATAACTTCCTCCGCCCCAATTAGCATCACCGTGAAACATTAGGATTTTAACTTTGATTTTTCCACTTGGATTATTAAGTCGGCTACAAGCACTACCACGGTTTATCAGCACGATGTCTCCGACTTTCAGATTGCTCCGCGAGAAACTCAAGTTTGACGCACCCTCTTCCCGATTAATTTGCCTTTTCTTTCAGGCTCATCATCCCATGAGCCATTTAACATGGCTCTAGCAGCCGCAACGCGCTCATCTGATGCTATGTTATCAAGTTCCAAAATTTCATCTTCTGTCAAGGCTTCTAAATCTAGGAGATGAGATGAGCCGCACTCTGAACAAAATGTACCAGTAAGTTCACCATCAGAACCACCATAATCATCGTCATCCCATTCTTCTTCATATTCTCCATCTTCGTTTGGCATCCACGTTTTCCTGGAACTTCTAGTTTCAGACCACTCTTCTTGCCATTCTAAAGAACCACAGTGTTCACAAATTTTGGCATTATGTGGCATTATGTCACCACCAATGATTTGCATTGGGAGTAATCTTTGAAATTGTAGATGATTTGAAATGGCGCAGGCTCGCCTTGAACGAACCGTTTTACGTAGGATGAAATCAGCGAAGCCGCCATCAGCACATTGTATATGATGCTCCTAGCAGTGCATGGCAGTTCTTCGTTTTGAACATCCTCGATGTAATCTTCATAATATTCCTTTGAAGCATCGGGATCCTTCGGATTGAAAACGAAAGTTCGCAGAGTTTCAGCCCCCATTCGACCATCTATGAACAGCATGGCTTTCTGCGATTTAAATGCGGCTTCAAACGCTTTGGCTCGCCCTTCAATATTATCTGTCAAGGCTATCACGACATCATGTTTGTCTAGGGTTTGACCTTCATAGAATTCATTGTAAATTTCCACATCAACACCTGTTGGAGCGTATCTCTTGCATTCCTGCTCAACTGCCACAACTTTGGGGGTTCCCAACGATTCACGGTTGAAAAGCTGATTGGAAATATTGTGCAACTCTACGTTGTCTTTGTCCCAAACTGTTAGGTGCGTACAGCCCATTTTTGTCAATGTCAGGGCTGTATAAGAGCCTATTGCTCCCGCACCGATGATAGCTATGCGAAGCTCGGAAAGCTTCGCTTGGTCTATCAAACTTTGTTGCCGAATGAATTCAGCCAATTTACATCTCTCCTAAAAGTTCTTCTATGGGAATATAGCAGACCTTCGATTCAACTTTTTCTTTCCATTGTTTTTGTCTTTCTCGTAGTTCGGCAATAAAAAACTCCAGGTTATTGACTATGAATTTTCTAGGAACTTCGTTATCTCTAGCAATTTCAAGAATGTGGGGTAAAGGATTGCTTTTCATGGTTTACTACCTTCAGTCAATGACAATCTTCTTCATAGATTTAGATGAAGAAGGATTAGATAAGTCTTTCTCTTTTTGGACGGCTAAAGTGGTTTGTTCGCAGGCCTCTCTCACAGACATCTTGCGCTTGAAGGCGGGAGCCTTCGGCAGGTGCTTACAGTTTTTACAGTCAAAGTTTTTGCCATGAAAATGGCAGATTGGGCGGAACTTGTCGTTAAGGAATTGATGGGGGCAGCGGCCTTTAACTATAAAGGCTTTCACTTTGGCTTTCTTGAGTTCGGCTTGATATTTTTCCTCAATGTCTTCGTATAACTCTGGGTCGTACTGACCGTTTTCAATTAGTTCGGCCATGCTCATGCCGGTGATATCATCTATGATTTTTTCGGCTATTTCCCATTCAGCTTCCTCGAAATCTTCTTGAAAAAAAGTTCTTAGGCTTTGAACACCAGAGTCAGTAGTCGAAGAATTCTGGTCCGTTTCCGAATCCTGGGTAGAATTTTGGTCCGTATCCGCCGCAGCCCCTTTGCGAGGGTTTGTCGTGGTTTCCTTTTTCTTAGTTCCGAGACGTTTTAGCTTATCATTCTGCCAATATCCGTATATTTCTTTGAAAACCCGAGTTTTGACCTCTTCACAGTATTTCTCAAAGTCTGCTTTAGGTAGCTTAGTTTCCATATCTCCGCCACAGTGAGGGCACTTTTCATAGATGATTTCTACTGGAACTTCCATTATTTTGGTTTTGATTGGCTTGAAATACGAAAGTCTGGCTTTGATTTCATCTGGTAGAGAGAAAACTATGGAAACTGCATAAGGCGGCGAACCTGCTGTTTCACCATCAAACTTGTCGTCCAATGTTGTATCATCGGTGCCACTGTGAAACGTGCCCATTTTTCCATGAGAATGCCACCAGCCCCTGATTTCTTTTAGGTCTTCTGTTGACAGAGTTTTCATCCATTCTCCGCCGGGAACGACTTTCATGCTTCCCCCTGAAACTTCTTGAGTTGGAAGCAAAAAGTCCTTGACCATTAACCCGACATCAGGAAGCTCTGTCATTTGAACATAGCCGCCAATTTCAGCATCATCTTCGTGCGCCAGCTCTGCGTAGGTTTTCACTTTTTGGAAAACTGCAAAGGGAATGTGAATGGAATTACTCATAGTTTATCACGGCCCTTTCTCGGTTGACAGCATTAGTGCCGTCTGCTAGACGTTTGTATCCCACATATGTTACTTCATGGCCGTTGATTGATAGGATTTGCACACCATCTGATTCTTTGAATTTGTTTTCCTTTGACACTTCATCGAAGATTTTATCCAGAGCTTTCTTACCCATGATTGCCGTGAAGAACTTTTCAATTGGAGTCATCTTTGTGTCTATGCTGTACGAGGTAATTTCCAATTTGCAGATGCTGAAGGCTTCAACTATGTCTCCTCTGTTATATGCTTGGGTATAGTCATGGGCGAAGCCCCCTAAACAGTATTTGTTTCCATGGTGTTCATCCCATTCGTATGGGTGCAATGTTTTGCCTTGCACTTCATGTTTCATTATGGGAACTTCTTTTGCCAAAGAAATCTTCCAAGATCCATACAGAAATGGACCAATTGAAATCGGCTTTGTTTCCACAGAAATCATCCCCGATTTCAAATTGAGATGGTCAACCCACGGAAACTTTTTCACTTTATTGAGCAGGACTTTGGGATCCGGCATATTTCGTTGCTTTGCCAACTCAAGTATTTCACTTTTTCTGGAAAGTTGTGCAATTAAATCCGTATATCTTGTTTGGGTTGATGCAACCTCAGTTGAGAGTGAGTGTACTTCGGATTCGATTTTTTTGGTTGTTTCATTGAAGCTCCGCTCGATGATGAGCTTGAGGGACTGTGCAACTCTTTCCTCAAGTTCTTCTGGTGTTGGCGGATTCAAAAAGTTTTCGCCCACGAAACCCATGTATGTGTTGAACATCTGGTCAACTCCATCACTTCCAGAGACCATTCCATGGCAAATGTCGTTTGTGACCCAAATGTGATTGTTTTTCAAAATGGCAAGCACGTTTCCGGTTTCGTCTTCAATGGTATCATACGTTTTTGGAACTTCATGCACTTTCAGACAATCACGCTGACCACCCACTGGTGCTAAATTAACACCATTCATTCGCAGTATTTCGGTTCTGCCGGCATCAGCCTTTACATCTTTTGGAATGCTGTATATATACATTTCTAGGAGTTCTTTGTCTGGCTCTGCCGGTGCATATTCTTCGGAGAAGCATTGATGTGGATATGCTATGAATATTTCCTTGAATTTGTCGGATTTTGTCGGCTTAAAAAAGTCGGTTAGCTTTTGCTTTACATAGTCGGCATTTTCGACTTCCTCGAAATCTCCAAATTTTACTTTCATTTTTTCATTTCACCTTGGTGCTAATCTCACAGAACAAAAAAAGATGGGAGATGAGGAAATGCGCATCAATAAAGCACTTCCTGGCGTTTATGCGCCGGTGGTACTCGGCTGAATGACGATTACGTCACCCTCAGAAAGCTCGTGGGTTCCCCTCACGGTGTCACCGAAGATAGAGAGAGTCTCTCCTTTCTTCAGCTTCTCACCCGACATCGCCAATGCGTCATTGACGGTGGCGTTTTCGTTGAGGATAAACTCGCGGGCTTCTCCGCCGAATCTACCAATTTTTATGGCTATTGCTCGTGGCATCTTTATCTACTCTTTTTTTGTTGCTTATGAGAGCAAGATGCAATATGCTTTCGGAGAATATAAATCTTGCGCTTTTACTTAGGAATTTGGTCAAGTTATGTTGTAATGCAGTTAATTGGAGGTGTATTACAACATGGATAGAACCGAATATTTTAGACAGTATTACAGAGACCATTCGGAAAAGATTAGGGAGAATAGAAAGCAAAGATATGCGGTTGATTTGGAATCTAGTAGAAAACTCCACAATTCTTGGAACAAGGCGCAAAGGATTAAAACTATGAACCTTCTTGGCACTGTTTGTTATTTGTGCGGACGCACTAATACAAATTGGGTTCATTATCACGAAATTCATGGAAAATGGCATCCCTGTACCTATATATATTACAATGCACATCCTAACGATTTTGTACCATTGTGTAGTAAGTGCCATATCTTATTACATTGGTATGCTATGTATGCGGATACTCTTAAATTTGAAGAGTTGGTTAATAAACTCATTGAGTGAACCTCTCTGGAAAGCGGGCTCGACAGTACATACTTTTGAATTCTCCAATATAATCATGAGTTTTACAATGAAGGATACAATCACAGGCATTTTTATTATATAGATTCATGGGCAATTCGCATGAGCCATCACAGATGAACTGCATTTCACAAAAAGAGTTGGCGCAGACGCGGTGAAAAACTTTGCACTTTTCAGCTTTACTCAAGGTTATTCATCACCTTAATAGGGAATTCCTTTCCTTTTTCTTTCCTTTATTGAACCTAAATCTGTTTTGTCAATTACTCTAGCCCTTCCAGCGGAGAAATATTCTTTTCCACATTTAGGGCAACGGTAGTAGGACCAATTTGTTGCTATGAGCTTTTCTAATGGATCACACCTACACATGGATTAATCGCCTCGATTATTATGCTCCATCATCATGCTGTAAAGGTCTGCCACTCTCACCCGCAAAAGAAATTCCTTCATGCTTTCTTCTCCCGATTTACTAACCAAAGCGGGATTTACACCTCGCTTGTGGTTCTATAATAAAAGTGTGGTTTTTACAATGAATCGGACAATAGCAGAAGGTTTTGTCTTTAAGTCGTGGACGATGATTACATTCACCATAACATAGGAACTGCATCCTACATCCAGGATCGCCGCAGACTCGGTGGTAAACTTTCATAGATACTCACATCTGATTACATCAATGATGATGGAAGATATATAGCTATCGCTAAGGAATAGAAAAAAGGAAGAAAGTCCAGCTTGCAGACTAGAAGGTGATTAAACTAGGCTGTAAAGATACCGGAGTTTCTTCGAGTTGGGGTCTTTTCTTGAGGAAACCTTTCCAGCTTTCTCAAGTTTCCGCATCATGCTTCGGATTTCGCCGTGGGCTTGATCCCATTTGTGGTGCAGAATGGGATCCTCTGATTTCTTGACAGGCTTCGCTATCAGTATTGCGAATTGGTGTGTCGTGAGGTCTTTGCCACCGGCCTTTTTCATCTCAGCTAGGAGAGTTTCCTCGCTGATTAGAAACGCTGCCAGTTCTTCTTTCTTAGGCATCTCCGGTTTTACCGCGGCTACTGGAAAGTTTTCCTCGGTCACGATTGGCGAATGTTCTTCTGGCATAACTATTGAAACATCAACGGCATCTGCTGGTTCAGCTTCGGTCATCATCAATTCTCCTTTGTCATTTCGCTTGAGGAACTTCATTCTCTATACACCTTCACGGTCCAGTCATTTGCGTTTTCGATGTCAAGTATGTCGAACATGGCAATTGACTTGGCTTCATCTTCATCTTCGGCTTCTATGCCGCGAACCATCCCTGAAAGTTCCACTGTCCATTTTTGCGGTAAAAGACTTCGCAGAAAAACAACTTCGGCACGAGCTAAATTGGCAAGCTTGAGAAAGTTTATCATGTAATTGTTGCCACGGTTGGCCTGATAAATGCACTCCGAAGCATAAGCCGAATATGCAATGAAAGGAGTGTTTCTGCATTGTGTAGAACCAGTTTTTTTCTTAATTGGGCAGTGAGCGCATTCGCCTAGAATATCATTTTTGATAAATAGGGAGCAAAGCGCACAGGTGTCGGCAAACCAATTGCTGACCAGCTTGTTGTCACAATGAAGTACAAAGATAGTTTCCCATTTTTTGATAGAAGCCTTCAGAGCTTCGTTAGTGCTTTCGTAGGGTTCATCGGTTACAACAGGAAGATCCACTATTTTGATTTTTCTCATGTCAAATCACTCTAATATAAATGCAGTAAGGATTATATAAATGTTTCTATCGATGATGGCGATGGCCTGGATGAGCTTTCAATAAATAGAACACCATGAAGATGGCGGTGCCTAATATTATTGCGGCTCCGTAGTATGGAAGATTCGGATTTGGTTGAACTTTTGTTGCCATGATGTGGCTGAGCATTTCCGCGAAATGAATAAAATTCATAATATCAACAGCAAGAATAATAGCGCATTCGGAGTATATAAACGTTGTGATTAGGATTGTGAAACAGGGCACGCACCGATAATTTTGCCTTTGCGTGAAACTTTTTTGGTTTTCAGAACTGAAGGAACCCAACTTTTGCCACTAAATTTGTAAAAACTACCATCTCTAAGCAGAAGGAAACAAGAATATGGGTGTTTGTAGTTTACACCTCGTGGGCAATGAAAGGCTCTGCGCCCCCTAACCTTCTTTTCTGAAAGACCCAAAGTATTGCTCCAAGGAGCTCTTTCTTCTAAAGGACGACCGCAGATTGGGCAAAGGTATCTGATGTAATCTGTCAAAATTGCATCACCTGTGAGCCACCCACAAAAGTGCCCTTTTTGCGCGTTTTTTGTTGAAGTTTTCTCCATCTCCATTGAGAGCTGTGGTCATGTCCAGCAGAAACGTCATAGATGTAAATATCTCCATCGGGTGAAACAGCATGGAGCTGTACTATTTCATGGTTAGATGAGCCACATCTATACGATAGCCATCCTTCAAAGTCTGTATTTATGGGAAGACCCTGTCTGTCTCCTCCGTAGCTAAGGCGTCCCTCACATCTAATATCTTGATGGCAAATGAAACATTTCATGGTTGAAACACCTCTCTGCCAATTAAAATACCTTTACGTGGCTTTACCGGCTTGAAAAGATGCCATTCATAATCACCATCACAGTTTAAATAGTAAGTTGAATCATCTTCAAGAAACATAAAGTAACCATTTCCTCTGCTAGAAGCAGTTTGACACCGCGGACATCTGAGACCTGTAGAGTTCCTCCATGAATCTCGACTCGGTAAACCACCAGTAATGGTGGTACTTGAGTAAGGAATTTGTCCAGCATATTCAGTTGGAGATTCTGTTCCGCACCGTGGACATTTCTTGGTCATATTTGAAACACCTGTTTTCCACCGATGAAGTTGGATGAAATCTTGCGAGGCTTAGCATTTATGGGAGCGAAAGCTTCCCAATACATATCACCACCGTTGTGATACACCCATTTGTACCAAACGCCTGAAATAAGAAGAATAGGCTTACCACAGGGACCTCTATTTGTGCATCTTAGCACTCGGTCAGCTATAAAATTTTCAGGTAAAGTATCTTCCCTTAACCACCCACCTGAGTGGTTTAAGTCTGGTTCCATTTCTGCACCACAAAATGGGCATCGCATGAGTTCGGACATTATTGGTACACCTCTGCTCCGATTAATTTGCCTTTGCGATGTTTTTTTGGGACCCCTTTTATAGACACATATCCACTCTCTATTGTTGTATGTGTAAAGGTTGCCTGACAAGGTGACAACGCATTCACCATGAAATTTTTCACAGGAGTGATTGAAATGGGTGTAGGTTTTTTGAACAGGCAAATTTGTATGGTTAAAGTTTCTTGGTTCGTATATTTCGTAACCATCAAATTCCTCGTGACAAAACGGGCATTTCATGTTAATCACGACTTTCGTCCCGCATGGGTTCTCCTAGACATTCGTCCCGTGAAACCAAATCAAATGCTCTCGGATCATCTAGGACTTCTTGACGACCTTCTTTAAGAGCCATATTAATTAACCTCTCCAATCTACTCCAAGAAATATTGCACTCGGAATAGATATCCTCGACAGTTTCATACAGTTTTTTGGACCAATTTTTTGGTTTACTCATTTTGGAACAATCCTTCCATATTCATTTCTGCGGAGCCCGAACTTGTCAAGTGTCAAAGTTTTCACCGGATGTTCCCACTGCTCAATGCCATCTTTTGATTCGCAGAGCCGTGCTGTGCTGCCATCGTTGAGAGTTAGGGTGGAACGATACATGTAATGGCCTGTGCCGAAACCTGTGTTAACCCAGAATTTTTTGCTGGGTCTTTTGAAGCCTTCTTTCAAGAGGCTTTTACTTTTTCTGCGGCCCATAGGTTTACAACTCCGAATCTTCAACAAATTCGGAAGCTCTTGGGCATACCACGTATTTTTTGCATTTCTCGGTTCGAGATATGCAGTTGGTTAGTACACACATATTCTCACGCAGTATGACAATGACGAACGGAGTATATAAACATTCGCATCATATTTGGTACACACGTGGACCGATGAAATGACCTTTTTTTCTGGGCTTCTGCAGGCATTTTTTCTGAAAGTATTTCAAACGGTCTGAAAATGGTAGGTCATAAACCATGTTATTTTCTTCGTTGGAAGAAACTGTGTAAACGGAAGTTTCATTTATAGGTTGATGACAGGTGGAACACCATTCACAATCTCCAAATAGATATCTGCCACAGTTTTTGCAGAAACCATCAACGTTAATCATTGGAGAACCCTTCCACCAATTAATTGACCTTTTCTTTTAGGTAAACTTGAGAGAGGATACCATTTCCAATGGTGATTTTTGTCTGTATAGTTCCAAAAATAGATTTTTCCGTTATCAAGGTGGAGAAAGTAAAAACTATTGGAAGGCTCTTTGTTGTGGCATTTTTGGCAGCCGTAATATATCCGCACAGATTCTCCAAAAGGCAAACCTTCAGTAGGAGGATCATGATATGGTGAAGCCTCGCCGCCACAGAGTGGACATTTTATCATTGTATCACCCTTTTACCAATGAAAATGCCTTTATTACGCTGGAAAATAGGTGTCCAACCACCTTGAAAAACATAGTTTTGTCCATTTACAGTGATGAATTGAAACCTTTGATGATTATGAAGCGGATGTGATGGATTATGGCATTCAAAGAAAACCATGGGATTGGGCTGAGCAGGCAAACCGAATGATGTATATGATGCCCTCCATGTTAATGTTTCAAGCGGAGCTTCACAAATGGGACATTTTTCCATAGTTGTCAACCACCTATGCCAGGTTCATGGAGCTTTTTCAACTCATGGCGGATTAACGTTACGAAACCCCTTTCTTCTTTCCACAAAATGTCTTCCTTTTTCATTTGTATTTTACAGGTTTTGGCGGAGCATTTGCTCTTTGTTTCTGGTGGGCAAACATCGCAGTAGTGGCGATCCCAGAAGTATATACATTCTTCGGCATCAGTGAACTTGGAGAAAACTTCGAAGAATTTGTTGTCTTCCCGCTGGAAGATGGCGGCTATGAATCCCGCATCCTGCACTTCTTCTACGAGTTTCATGGCTTCAAGCTCCGTTTCTTCAAGGCCTACAAAGTGGAAATGCCTGCCTTTTTTATCCACGATTACCTCTTTATCTTTAAGGTCGGTCACATCGAACATCTCACGTTACAGATTATATAATTATAGGATTTAATAAACGTTTCTCTATGAGGAGATAAACCAGAAGGTTTATATAGGTGTAGGTTATATAACTTATATTAAGGTGATTGGTTTGAATAAGGAAGCTCGTAATACCTATATGAGAGAATACTTCCGAATACATGGGAACCAAGCCTTTAAGAGAATGGTTTCTGGATTGAGGATGAAGGCTATTACTAAACTGGGAGGTAAATGCGCAATATGTGGTTTCTCTGATGAGAGAGCCTTGCAAATTGACCATATAAAGGGGGGAGGTATTCAAGATGTAAAGAAACATGGTAATCATTATACCATGTATAAGCATATTTTGGAGAACCCTGATGGGTATCAGGTTCTTTGTGCTAATTGTAATTGGATTAAACGGCATCGAAATCACGAACTTCCATCGGGTCCTAGACCTGAGAAACAAAAACAAAAAAAGGAGAGAGGCAAAGCTTCTGACGGATTTTACTCTGTGAAGCGGTAAATAGAAGCATCAGTGGCTTCTATCTTTCTCACGGCGACAGTATCATGTGTTGCCAAGTATTCTAGGAAGTCCCTGACGCAAAATCCTGCGCCTTCAGTATCATCATTAAGGAATATGTCACCAATAAGCTTTTTGAGAGAGGCACCGACCTTATACGCATAAGATTCGTCATCAACCTCGATGATAACCTGCACAAGTTCTTCACCCTGAGTTTCTTTCACCATTTTTATCACCTCTCGTTACAGTGTGTGTTTCACATGATGTAAAAATCATGCGGAACATATATATGTATCTGTCCAAATGGGAATGGTGAAAACTTTGCGTTTCATAGATTCATAGCTCCAGATGGCTTCGCTGGGATAGAAACATTTATATACCGAAATGATAGTATCTGGTGACTATTAACATGATGATGAAATCGGCCCAGAAAGGGATGATAGACATCTGAGTTTGATACCGAACTCGGGTTGGCAGAGGCACAGACCACAGCTCCTGCTCAGCTAAGGCGTAGCAGGTGAGAAATCAGTGGCAGTGCCGCCTGTATGCCTAGTCCTCTGGTAAGCCGAATTTCATCAGATAGATTTATATAATCCGAATGATTTGATGTGTGCAGTGATGAAATATGACGAAAGAATCAAAGGTTAAAGGGAAAGTCTGGGTTCCAGAGTACATACAGAGAAGCACGGATGTGCAACAGACATTCGGATTTGAGAAAGTGAGGAAGCATCCGCTTCGAAAGTCCGTACTGCTGAAAGACATTCCAAAGATTCTCAAAGAGCAGGCTGGAATGAGACATGAGCACCTCTAATCTGTTGGTGAAACTCAGTAAGTTCCTCTGTGAAAACTGTGCGAACAAAGATTACATCCAATGCACGAAATGCCCAAAGCACGTTGCGGTCAATACATTAGTGAACCGAGAGCAATAGAAACGTTTATATTCTCCTTTTTCTATTTTAATTTTGCACATCGTTAGCACAAAAGATGTGCGGCGGGCACCAATGCTTCAAGCATAGCCAGTTTGTCATGCTTCTGGCGGCTTTTGTAAGCGGTGCCCGCCTCTCTTATCTCCTTTTTAAACAGAAACATTTATATTGTCCTTTGCAGTTAGCAACTTAAAAGTGATTAACATGAAAAGCGTACCAATGGTATTATCCTCAACAGCGGTTGAGAAACTGTGCAGAACCCAGATTACAATGAAACACGTGCTTGTCAGGGACATCATCGAAAGACTGAAGGAATTTTCCAATGCCGGCTACTCGATAATGGTTTCAACGGAACAAGTCGAAGGCATCGGAAGCAGTGGAAGTAAAGAAACGGGAACATTGATGTTCCTACACTGTGTGCAGCCCTATTTGGTTCTACCAAAAGAGAAACCAAAAACTCACCGATATAGAGTGTACCGGGAAGTAGATGCAGAGTCAGAAATTGCAGCCATCAACAAAGTCTGGAATGGCCTCTCAACAGACCTGATAGCCGTTAAAGACTGTTAGACATAAAGTTTGCACCAATTCAACTCCCTTTTTTTTATCAAAAGATTTAAATAATCCGAAATTCATCATGTTCACAACGAAGTGATAACTATGAAAGCGGAAAAAGATTCCGAATACAGAAAGCGCAAAGGCATACTCGTAGGTTCCACGGATGTTCAGGGATTTTCACCGATTCACATCACATTGGAATCACTTGAAGAAGCCGATTGTTTCTACCATTTCGTGAATTACTGCGGTAATTATTACGATGGACATTACCTCGAAGGGGACCAAATGTATGCAATGACTTTGGAGCAGTTCAGAACCATGAAAGAAACAACATTTTACGAATCCTATAGAGCAGTCTATCGACCCAGACGTAGGTGATTTAGGATGAGAATCGTTCCTCAAAATCTGGCTTCAGCCATTTTATCGGGATTATACATCATCGTATGGTGGATTCTCTTTTTCTATTGGTTTCTACCTATTGCCAATACAGCATTGGAATCGTTAGGAAAACTTACTGTATGGGAAATCAGCATGGCTCCATTTTTCCTTATCATGGGTGGAATTCTAATGTTGATAAGTGTTACGGTTCTGATAAGTTCTCTCCGGTGGGTCACCTATTAAGCCCGAAACATTTAAATACTCCGAAGTAATTGTAAATAGCTTGAGGGAAATAAGTATGAAAGAAAAAACCGAAAACGCGAGCGATATATTGGAACGAGTTAGCGCAGAAGTAGCCGCAGTCACAGAGAAGCCGCTTGACATGAAAGCTAGGAGCGAGAAGCTTGCCGCAGAGTTGAAAACAGCGAAGCCAGTTAAAACCAAGAAAGTCAAAACAGAAACAGCAAAGATTACTCCAACAACAGCACCAGAAGTGAAAGAAAGACCTCAACTGATAGAATTTGGGAAGAGAGCGAAGATTGTGGAGAAGCCCGAGGCTGAGCAGACTGCTTATGAGAAGCGGTACTACATGAGAGACTATCATCAGGACACAGTCAACCCGGACACGGTGACGCATTTGACGAGCCACACAGCAGGAATGATCCGCGAAAGATTGCTGCCACTGTTGCAGGAGATGTATGCTAAGAGAGAACCAAAGAACGCAGAATTTACTTGCCGTGACATCATAGATGCTTTGAGCATCTGTGGACCCGCGCAGTCCGACATCGTAAGAGCCGTGTTCAGAGAACTAGCAAGAGCCAAGAAAGTTGAGGAAATTCCTCATCCCAACGGCAGACGCACAACATTCTCGTATGTCCTGAAAGAACTTGTTCCACCCACAGTGGCTCAGCCTGTAAACTGAGCCCTTTTTTCTATTTTCCAACAGATAGATTTATATTTTCCGATTTCGTTGATGTAATCAGTGATGAACATGAATCGAAGAAGGAAAATTGAGATTGGGACTGCTGTTGCAGTGATTGGAATCGCGGCTGTGTTGCTGATTGGATATGCGGCGCTGTTGCGCACACAGAGTTATCCAACGCATTTCATAATTGGCTTGGGAAGGCTGCCTGATGTGAGATTTGGATTGTACACAGAGAATGGGACGGAAGTTGCGGACTTTAATTTTGCAGGATTGATGCCTCAGAGCGTAACCACATTCACATATACTTTAAGGCAGAAAAGCAATTACAACCTCAACGTGTATATGAGGTGGGGATACACGATTTTGCCTGTGAGCTGGCTTAATCTGGAAATGAAATTCAACGGCGCGCAGTGGTTATACACAGACTATGCAATCTGGAACACGACTCAAGAGATACCGATTAGCTTTGTGGTGACTATAGGCGACATGGATAACATGAATTGGGACTCTGAACTGGTGTTCACAGTTTCCACCACCCCATAATCTTTTTTTGAGGCGACTTTCAGTGATTTGTCAAAGTTTACTCCGCTTCTTCAAAAGGTTTGAGAAGAAAACTTTTCCATGCAGCGTGTGCCACTCTTATATGCTGGCAGATAATGTTCCATGCCCGAAGTGCCACAGCATATCCTATAATCAGCACTAGCTTTATATATTCCGAATAACATCATGAACACGATGTGAGAACGTGAACAGCGTAACCATGAGGGAAAAAATCAAGTGCATCATCAGTGTGCCGACTGCTGATGGCTCACGCTATGAAAAGAAGGAAATTGTCAAATATGCTTGGAGGTGCAACGACTGTGGACTCGTGTGGAAAATGAAGCATGAGGCTCAGTGGTGTAAACATGAAGAATTTTACGACAAAAGCTACGGCGGAATGATAATGAACGGCACATTGATAAACACGCGAGTCTTCCGAACATTCGCATTGAGAAGGGAGGAAGCAATATGAAAGGATTCAAATTGAAGGACGGCTTCAAAGGTAAAGCATCGCTGAAAGCTCCTCAGCATATTGCGAAACTATTCGGATATGATGAGGTCACTGTCAATACGATGGTCGAAGAACTTGATGAAGGTGAAATCTTGAAGATTTTCATTGAAAACCCGAAGTATCCCGGAGAATGGCTAATCCTAGAATTTGACAGGTGTTTGACATGAAACCAACTGAGCCAGAGCTTGAGCTAGAGCTGGAAGAAGAATTCGTGGATTTCACATGGGAAATGGTTCAATGGTGGGCCGGCGCTGATGGAGAATTTCATGATGGAATCAAGCTGCCTGCACCAATCATAAATGAAATGAGGAAAAGCTTGAAAGGTGAAAGATGAAAAATGGTTAAAACCATTTTCACCTGCATAGAATGTGGGCGAAGCTATGTTTGTCTGTCTGAAAATAGTGGAGGATGCAATTATTGTTCCCATGACATTAAGAGCTACTGCCAATTGTGCATGGCATGTAAAGCAACTGCAAGGCTTTATGTGGGCATACAATGCAACATATCCTATGTTAAGAAACCTGAAAGTAAGCCTAGGAAAGGGAAATTGATAGGAGACGAAGTTTACCAATGAAAACGGTTTTAACTTGCCGAAAATGTGGACGACATTTCACCTGTTTATCTGAACAGGACAATAGATGTCATTTCCATCCACATAATGTCAAAGGGATTTGCACAGAATGTTTTCCATGTACTCAGGCCCGTGGAGGTTATGAAAGTCCTAGGTGCCGCAACACTGTTTACGTGGTGAAACGAAGTAAACCGAGAAAAGGGAAATTGATTGGAAATGAGGTGATACAATGACTAAGGTTTTCTGTGACAAAGAAGGATGCAAACATCACGGTAAAGATGGAATTTGCAAAAAGGATGAAATTCAAATTGAAGACCAAGGTTCAGCCTTTTCATGCAATTCGTGTGAAGATGAGTGGTGGTGATGAAATGAAGGATGAATATCTGGAGAAGCTGAAAGAGGCTTACAGCGATGCTTCGGAGCTAATAACGGGTGGTAACTACGGAGATAATGCGGCTCGCGCCGTTCTTGCGGTGGAACTGTTCAGGGCGAGGATTAAAAATGAGGACGAAAAAGAAGAAGGTTGAACTGCGGTTTGAACCGCTGTACAGGGCCGAGGACTATGATGAAGAATGGCGGCTTATAGAGCCACATGCAGATAGGATGAATATGATACCATTGTGCAACAGCGTGTCATGGTGGAACCGCTATTCGTCCCGCAGAATGTCTGGTCCGCAACTGATGAGGGTAGCTGATGAAATTTGACAAAGTTTTCAGAGGAGGTGGTTGCATGATGGGAAAGAAAAAAGAATTAAAGGTAAGGGCTGTCGAGGAGAAAACCAAGACATTTATAGATGATGCGGCTAAACTAACTGCTGCAGGCAGCTATTCATTCCATGTATGGGTTGAAACGGACAAGAAATTCAATCCGAAAGACAAGAAGATGAAGCAGGAGAATTCCATAGAATGGGAAGCTGAGGATGGAACCAAATTTGAAACAACGGCAGACCTAAATTGGGGCGATGAAAAACATTTGGGGGAAGCCATTGGCTGGGCTTATGAAGTTGCAAAAAAACGGGATGTTGCGGATGCCACCAAGAAAAGGATAGTTGAAGGGAAAGAATGGCTCACCGTGACTTATAGATACAGATAAATACTCCGAAGCTATAAGCATAACAGAGGGATGAAATATGAAGAAGTTCAGGGAACAGAATGTGGAATGCAGAATGTGGGAAGGCGAAGCAGGCTCGATTCCCGATACGATATGGCTGGTAGAGACTTTAGAGGGCGAGGAATTTGTGGAGCTGGGAAAAATTGAGGTGAAGGGCGAGGATGTGCGCAGGCAGATGCTGGAGCATTGCTCTATTAAGGATTACGAGCCAGGAGACATTGCTGAAAGGATGGCGGCCGAAGGCCATGATATTCGTGAGCAGGATATGGTGAAACATAGCAGGTATGTTCCAATATGCTTGGAATATGACATAGGTAATATGACGTATGTACTACCACCCATAAATTTCAAGGTCTTTGGTCCAAGGCTCCAATCCATGAAAAAAGCGGATTTATAATATTATAATTTGTTTTCCACCCAAACTCAAAGAATTCCCATCCAAATACGAATCGGTGCTCTAAAAACCCTTAGATTCCATATTATATATATTATGGAAATATATATATGTATTTCCAAATATTTACATATAGGGTCATACAGAATATGAAGGGGGTCCGTTTTTATATTATATAAATTCGGACAGGCAAGCTCAATTTCATCTCGGATTGGGCAAAGCAGGGCAAATCTTTGTCACATTTTTGAGCCCGGAGGCCCCGGAATTATATAATTTCTGGCTTCTTAAGCCAGATCCTTTTGCAACGTTGGCACTTGAGCATATCATGAAACAAAGGCTTCGCCATATTTTTGTGGCAGCTTGGGCAATTAACGATGGTTCGCAAGGTATGAACAGCCTCTGCAGCCGAACATTTCATGTAAGGTTTCATCACATTTACGTTTCGGATTTATTAGACATTTCATGTTTCATCACTGATGAATCATGAAAATCGGAACATATATAGATTCGTATTAGGCAAAGGCAAATCCAATCCTTGAAGGATCGGATCGGTTCAAACTTTGCGAAATAAAAAAAAGGTTTAGTAGCAGTGCGTTACTACTGCTACGATTTCCTTACATTCTACACAGTGCAGCAAGGAAACATGCATTTCCGCGCATTCGCTTGAATTTTCAAACATTTCAAGGTTCAGTCCTGCTCTATGAAACGCATTTCTATGTTCTAGGTTTTTCCAGCTAAAGTTTGTGTTGTATTCAGTTTGGTTTTCCTCTAATTCTTCGATTACATCGTTTCTTGCATACAGACTGTGGATTTTTCCTACTTTACATCGCTTTTGATTCACGATGTAAATTGTTTGGTCGTTTCCCATTCTTTTTCACTTCTTTGTTTTTCTCAATATGCTTGAAATAAAGGAAAATATATATCTTTCTGTTAGGCAAAGGCAAGGCAAATTGGTTAGGCAAAGGCAAGGCAAATTGGTTAGGCAAAGGCAAGGCAAAGTCGGAGTGGATCGGATCGGCTGATTCGTATATCTTACGATACATGAT